AAAACTGCTTAAAAACGCTTGTTTTTGCGGCATAATACATAGAGGTATGTGTACCTCTGAAAAATTTAAACAAAAGGAGCTATTCTTATGGAAAAGACAATGGAAAAAGTTATCGAGTTTTATACGGATTCTAATTGCTTTGATCCGAACCATATTATTCCGGTTTACGGATCATTCCGTTACGACTCAAACAAAGCCGGGAGACGAATCTACCCGGATAAGGACGCCGTTTTTATTGTTCCGAAAAACGGAATGATGTACACAGTTCCCCGTAACGAGGAAGTACCTCGCGGTGTTTATAAAATGACCTGTGATGGTCGTAACGATTGGCGTCCGTCGTTTCGTCAATTGACGACGAAGGAGAAGCAGAATGATTATTCAATCGACCTGAAAATGATCGACATCCAGGATATACTGGGTGATGATGCGAAATAAACCTTTAATAGTCAATCAATCAATCAAAAAGGAAGCATATCATGGAAAAAGAAAGAACTGCGAATGAAGTCTTGAAAGATATATACAAAGGTTTAGACCGACTGGATGAGATATCGAGGAAATTAAATTTAATTTCCCAGCAGATCAAAAAATAATAGTAGCGACGGGCACTGCATAAAGTAACAACAGGAAGGTTTAGAGTTGCCACTGTGCCCGTCGCTTTTTTCATTGAATTAAGTTCCCGCAATCTGTACAGGATTCGCGGGATTTTTTATATCATAACATAGGAAAGTATGAATATGATTACCTTCATCGCATTCAACGTGTTTTTAATCCCAGTGATGTGTGTCCTGTTTGGAATATCGCTCGGCGTATACTGGTGTACGTCGACGCCGGAAAAGCAGGAGAATCATCAAAACAAAAAATCCGTTAACCTGCCACCATTCAAAAGATAATGGCAACAGTAGCGGATTTGGCCGAACGGGCGGTAAGCCGGTTCGGTCATCATCGATATGACGTATGTTGCATGCAACGTGCGCTGCGTCTGATCAAGCTCCTCGATCTGACCGACATCGATCGGTCAGATTTTGAAGAAATCCTGGTACAGCTGATGAATGCCCGTGCGACATCGAGACGGCGGGAAATTTCAGGCATACAGGATGGCCTAGACTATCGCCAACGTCGTATGGCGGTGGACGCAATGATCTGCTGCGTGAGGGTCTTGCTCGGAGAAAGCACCAAAGCGGAAGCCGAACAGATTCTGGATCGTCTGGAAGAAGAGCTCTTCCGGAAACACGCAAAAGAAGCGCTGCGATAGCGCTGTTGGTGTGATCTACATATCGTCGAACTGAGAACGATTTCTTCGTCCCGAACTATTAACAACAAGGAGTGTAAAATGTTCGACGATATCTCAACGATCACAGTGAACGGGCATGAATTCTATGAAGAAGATCTTCGTAAAAGCTGTTACATCATTGCACAACAGCTGTTTCATGCCAACGAGAAACCGCTAACTGCAAAGCTGAGAGGAGTTCAATTCCTTGAAGCTGTGCATGAAATAAGACCTGATCTGGTCCCGAATATTGAGGTTGTTCGGAGACTGGTCGGTCTGGAACAGGAATGACTATGTGGGAGAAATACCCGCTCATCGGATTGCTGCTGGTTGTAGTAATTTTGATGAAATCGTGTTCTTGAATTCTTGGGTTCATGCGCAGGTTGACGGAAGGTCAGCTTGCTTCTGTAGAGCGACTGTAAAATGAGGTTGGCAGTCGTTCGACAACTCGACCAGATAATATGCACAGAGACTTATCCATGAGAACGATTGGAACGAACGTATTTGCAGACGATCGTTTCTGTGCAGCTTATAATCTGATTGTCTGCAGGCAGAACCACTGGTGCCGACCGGTGGATTATTCGTTCTATCGGCGGGAGGCTTGTTTATCAGGCCTCTCTTTTTACATATCAAAACAACAAGGAGTGTATCATGCACGACGATAATGCATACGATGATGAAGATCTGTATACAGAAGATGGCGATTTCAAACCGGATTTCTGGCCTGATGAAGACTTCGATGAGGAAGATCTTGAGGACTATGAATACGAAGATGATGAGTTCGACGATATGGACGACGATGACCTGGATGATGGAGAGGAGTCCGTTGAGTCATTGACACACTTCGACATGTTGCAGGATGACGAGGGGAACTGGGTATATCCGGAAGATTTGAAACAGCAACGCAGTGAATTCTACTGGTAACGGAAGTCTTTAACATGGAATCAAATCATACGATCATTGGATATCAATTATTGAGAAACGCAGAAACCGCACAAAAACAGAAGCAGAATCTGTTGGTTTACAAGAATCCGATGGAGGTGTTGCGAAATTATCCTCCTGCGTGCGCTGTTCCAGCACAAGCGCAGTATGCGATGTTACACATAGACCGCGAACACATTCTGGAATACAAAGCAGATGCCTGGATCGTGGGTTACTTTAAAATCGTGAATATTCTTTATCCGCGTCAGTATCTTCAGCATTGCGTTTGCCAATCTATACGCAACAGCGCGAAAATTCTGACGCAGCGTACAGCATCCAACGTTGCATACTGCGATAGAAACGAGCGTGTCGCAGTCGCTCCAGGTTCCATTTCGATCGCCGCCAGTACCGGTGCCTCCTGTATTTCAAAATCTCTTGGAATCAACTCAATTGCAGGCTGTGTAGGAAGTCGTAGTGCCGCGCTTGCGCCGAGCGCGCGATCGATCGCAGCATGTGTTGGGACTCAATCTTTCGCATATCAGGAAGGCGAAGGAGGACTTGCCGTCAGCATCGGACGCCACAGCGAAGCACAAACAGATTGCCATGGAGTCGCATTCGCGATGGGAGTGAAAGGCGTGGCAAGCGGTTCTTACGGTTGCTGGATCGGATGTGCGGAATATGCGGACGATGATGTAACTATCATAGACATCAAATTCGCATTTGTCGATGATGTCAAAATCAAAGAAAATGTGCGATACTGTCTGCAGAACGGTGAATTCGTACCCGTAGATGAAAGATAAAAACTCACAGGAGCATGAAATGCGTATTAGCAAAGAAACCGGACTGAACCCGACGATTCCACTCTGTCCGTATTGCGGAGAAGGTAAAAATCAGATCATTCTCACAGGATATGAAGGTGAAAAATGGGCCAAAAAGAACGGTCGCTCTGATGGACACATGCCGAAGTATATTCGACTGGAAGGCGATATCGAACCCTGCGACGAATGTAAGAAAAAGGGAATCGCGCTCGTCGAAGTCAACCCGGAAACAAAAGAACCGTCCGGTACACTTCATCTGGCGAAAGAAGAATTCATTAAACGCCTTTTATCACACGATTCGGAGATGTTGAATCGCGTATTGAAGCAGCGGATCCTGATGATCCCGGAAGGATCGCTGAAACTGGAAAACTAAATCGACGACCAAGAAAGGAGGATTTTTATGACGTAGCAAGATAGAACCGTCGAAATGTATCCGAATGTAAGAATAATTATTGAGAATCAGGCTTAAAGATGGAAAAGAACTTTTTTAAAAGACACGTCAGCGTTGTAACAGAAGAATTGATCGGAACGAATCCGGCATTGGCACTTGCCCTGCGTCGAATGGATCGGGATACGTTCATCCGACTGGCAACGACTTCTTACGACGCGGCACTTGGAACGATGATGGCGCAAGCCGGCGATTCCAGCATTTGGGTGCTGTACGATCAGATGCGGAATGGGCTTTCCCAGTTTCTGGGAGATCTGATCGTATCGAGGAATCAGCCGCTGGAACAGCTGATTCCCGGACTTGATAGGACAGATCCGGAGCTGCAGACTGTTTCCAACGCACGCAAGGTGTTGGTTGGAGCGTATCAGCTTCGGCTGCAGCAGAGTCCATTGAAAGCCTGATGTGACGAAACAACGTGGGTGCTTTTACGGCATCCACGAGTCTCCGGAACTGCGGATTCTGAAGAACACCGCAGTTCCTTTTTAGCTCATCTTTTGTAACATGGATGCCACGCTTGCACAATGCAGCCGACAAAGCGGACGCCTGGTCGTCTTTTCTGATACGAGATCGCGCTCGCAGTACAAGACGAAGAGTTGCCTTGTCGATTCCGGTTTCCTCGGCTAATTTATGTATCAGTGTTCTGGTATCGATGTTCATATCGGGTAGTTTAGCACATAATGTAGGAGAAAACAAACATGCAAAACACCCTGTCTAACCAAGAAAGGACCCATGTCCAGTAATTTCAGGAGTTCGTTATGCAACGCGAAACCGAACAATTACTGGCGTGGGCACCCGCAATCCTAGGAGGGATGAGTGCGTGGATCGGACTGTCGTATTTGCCTGTGATGGGCGGCTTCATCCATATCATACTCATCTCAATCGCATTTCTCATTTCAAGATCGGTAGGAGGTGCAGTTTTACTTATTTACATCTGTTCTCACATTGACACATTATCACGTCTCATACCAGTCATAGCAATACTCGGAATTGTCGCTTTGATTCGTGATATATGGCTGTTTATAGACAACAAAAAACATGAAAAAGATAACCTTAATCTATGAAAATTGACATCATACCCGCGTCCGCTGTACAGAGTAGCTGGATGGACGCGGTCATCTCTCACTGCTGGGGTGTTCGTCGAAAAGCGTCGATGGACCGCTATTATCAGTCAAACGACTCCGTCACACTGCTTCTGCAGTATCTGGCGCTCTGCCGCGCACCGAGATCGGTCGCGCTGCAGATCCGAACGCATGAGAAAAAAGACGGATGCTACGTGTGGCTGGAATCAGGTCGCCCTGATTATCTGGAACGACAGCACGTAGAACCGAAACCGTACAGCAGAGAAGAGGAAATCAATTTCGCGATTTTGTTCAATCCCCGTTGTCTGAGAAACATCAGCCATCAGAGATTCTGCACGAAAGCGGAACTGCCGACACGGAACTTCATGGAACTTTGGAAACAGGAACTGGAAAAAATCGACCCGGATCTCGCTGCAATCATGGAACCGCTCTGCGCTTACAGAAACGGCAAGTGCACGGAGATTCGCGGCTGTGACCGTTGGAAACAGTATTCGGAAGCGTCTCAATAAGTAATCGGGCTTGTCAGAACAATTGAAGTATAAGAGTACGGAATACACTCCGTACTCTTTTTTTTATGTATAAATAAAAACAGCACAGGTATTTGGATCATGCGAGATCACTATGACTTTATCAAAATGGAAAAAGAAATACGAAAACGGGAATCACGCAGAGCCATGTGCGTAGCGCATATAGGCGGAGATTATTACATCTGGACGCGCAGATCCCACCGGGATCACGGCTGCCGATCCTGTATATGCGGGACGTTAGACGGAGAATGCCGGTATCGAAGCCGACACGAAGATCTCTGCATCTGCGCATTGAACGGTAACTCAAAATGGCTGATCAAACGCATCCACCGACGGAAGATTCTGTGGTCGTGGCACGGTCGAAGATTTACGATTATCATATCCAAATTTCGAAATCCGTTCAAAATCTGGTTTCTGAGAAACAGCAGCGATCATGATACAGACATAGATGTCTACTAAAACGTTTTAGAACTCACGTAGAATTTAGCTGTGAAAAGGGACGAGTGTTGTATAGAATTTCAACACCCGCAATCAGAACGCATTCTATTCATCATTCACAGGAGTACGATATGATCAGTTATGGTCTTTATCGATTGTTGCCGTTTCTGTACGAGGAGGAGGAACTGATACAACGACATGCCGATGTGTTTGTAGTGGGTTCAATCCTTGAATTCGGATTGATCGGTCTATTCGTACTGTATCTGATTCTGCGGGTATTGGTCGGTATAATCGATCCAGGCGAATGAAGTATCTGTCCAATGCGGCAATAAATGCCAACTAAACCGTTTTAGAACGCACCAGAATCAACGAAACTTGTAAATACGATAAATGAGTCGACTTTTGCATCAACGACGATCAGAAGCCTGTCTCTCGCAATCTCTCATGGGATGGATGAGTGAAGTGTCTTTAAAGCAACGCCAATATCGCGTTCAGACCGGCAACAGTCAGTAGAATCAATGGCATTGCTATTTATGATATCTCCTTCCTGCACATAGAGTTACAATAAAAAGAAAATCAGTTTTATGGAAACTATAATACTATTTATCCGTCACGCGTTTCACAATGTGAGACAAAATGGTACCCCTCCCCTCTCCCTTTGTAAATTAGATTAACAAAGGTCGCGCGTATCTTATTTTCACGTGTTACACATGCGCGCCCGTGCGCGCGTATATACGTGTGCAGGCGCACACGCGATTAAGGTACTTTAATATTAAATATATAAATATAATATAAATATATAAATATATAAAAATTAGAAGTCTTAAAGTATCAAACTTTACATGAGGTGAAGAGTAAATCTGTGAACGTATGTGAACAGATTTACGACAAGTAGTAATTACCTGAACGAATGTGAAGGTAATTACGTACGACTGAACGGATGTAAAGTTTGACAACAGTACGAGCGCGTGCGAGAATAGGATGCGTGTGCGCGTTCAATAGGAACGCGTGCGTCAAAGAGGATGCGTGCGTACACGTATGTACGTGCCAGAGTGCGCACAAGCGCGCTAAGGAGCTTGATAGTCAACAAGTTAAGTGCATACTGATCCCTGTTTTTGACGTATCTTGCACCTCGTCCTCCGCACTCGCTTCGCTCCTTGCTCGGTACTCGGAGCGCTTCCTTCGTCAGAATAAGACGCGTCATTCTTCCGCGCTTATTCTGACGAAATGCGTTCCTACTCGCAGCGAGTATTGTGTCTTCGACACACGAACTCGAATGCAAAAAAGTCATCCGTTCGCATCTCGACTTGATCTGGCTATTTGCCAGATCAACTCTCCATGCTCATCTCATGACTTTTTTGGGCCTGGGAGACTTTTTTCTTTTTCTGAAGAAGAATCGGTCAAAATCCATGATACATTACCAATCCAGCCAACATACAACGACACAGACGAAAGGAGCATTATGCTGACGATCGGAATTTTCTCTGATCTGCATCCAATGGATCATATCACAACGGGAGGCGTCAGACTGGAAGGAGACTGTCTCTACGCAATTCAGCAGATCGAAGAATATCTGAACACCATACGACTGGATGCGGCATTTTTTCCCGGAGATCTTCTGGACGCGGTCAGAGCGGACGGAAGTGAACTCAAACTGTTGAAAAAGTTGTTTGACGTCATCGACAAACATCAGATGATCCCGAAGTTCATGATTCAGGGAAACCACGACAAAGGACTGGTCGCAATTCCTGAAGTTTGTTTTCAGGCCATCAATTTGGATGGGCTGACTGTACAGCTGCCGGGAACAACGACAACGATAGCCGGAATCAAATATCAACCGGATCAAGCGGTCTTTCGGGAAAAATTGAAGAATACGGCTGCCGACATTTTGATCTGCCATGTCAGTATGCAGCCGTTTGCGAACTTTGAATCGGAACATCCGATCACACCGGATGATTTCCCGGACAATGTGCTGGCGTTTGTCGGAGATACGCATCTGACGCAGGTCTATGAGAATCCAGCGCGAGGACAGACAATCGTGTCTCCGGGTTTTCTGTATCCGACAGACAAAACGGAATTTCTGCACGGACAACCGGGATTCACGGTACTGGTACTGGCTACGACACAGGAAGATCAGCAGACGATCGGAGGCAGATTCCAACTGTTTCCGTTCAAGCTGAACAAACGCGCAGCGTTGAATCTGGTGCAAAAAGAGGGAGAAGCCCCCGCCGCCCGCGACAGCGTCGCGGTCTGGGCGGACAGTCTGGATACCGCCGTACGGTCGGCGTTGAAACCCGTCGTATACGTCAGAAAAGACCAGCTGGATGACTATGACTGGCCGGAGGACGTAATCCAGATCCCTGTGAATACCGCGAATATCGTCGTCGACACAGATACCGATTACGAGGCCGCAGAGGCATCGTCAATCGTCGAAAGGATCCGACAGGTAGTTGGAGTCCTGTTGAGTGACGATCGCGATCAGGAGGCCGTTACAGCGCTTTGCATTGAATTGATGGGATCCGACAAACCGGCATCGGTTCTGTCGGACTACGTGGAAAGGATACTGAATGTTCAAACTGAATCTTGTTAATGTCGGAGCGCTCGGCTCGATGGAAATCGAGCTGGAGTCCGGTTTGACAGCGGTTCTCGGACCGAATGGAGTGGGGAAATCTACGCTGGTCAACGCGTTTTTCTTTGCGCTGACCGGTGAGACGCTTGATGGAGCGTCGCTGGAAGACATGATTACGTGGGGTCATCCCCATATGATCGTGACATTGACCGGAGACTGTTTTCAGGTACAGCGCACCGTTCGAAGAGAAGGAACGACGAAGCAGGTGCTGACGGCAGACGGGGTTGACCTCCACAAAAAGACTGAGATCAATGACTGGATTCTGGCGCATTACGGGCTTTCAGACAGTTCTGTGTTCCGGTCCGTGTACTTCGCCGAACAGTTCAAGGCGATCAGCATTATCGAAGCGACGAACAGCCAACGACTGGAGATGTTATCGAATGTGTTTGGATTGAACAAGTTCGAGAAATGTCGCGCGGTTCTTCAGCAGACGATCAGTAGTCTGAATGTCGCTTCGATCAGCGATGACATGATGCGTCAGCTTCAAGCCAATGTTGAAGCGGCGGATACGGCGTTGCTGGAAAGTCAGGCGAATCTCGACTTTTGTCGGCAGGACATTTTGTCCGAGGAAGAACAGCAACGACTGACGCAGGTGACGCAATCGATTACGATCGAACGGTTGGAGCAGGTACAGCAGGAACTGGCAACCACAGAGCAGTCGCTGCAGTCTCTGGAATCGCAGCTGCAGTCTTTGCCGCAGGATGTCGAGCGCCCTGATTACGACGGTTATCAGCAGAAATTGCGATATGATGCGCTGCTTCCGGAGTACGAGCGGGCAAAAGCTGCTTATGATACGCTGCAGAGCAATCGGGAGACGTCTGTCGCAAATGTGGAAAAGCTGATCAACGAGATGCAGCAGAAACTTGGTGCGCTGCAGAGCAAACGCGCTGAGATTGAAGGACGCAGATCCAAATTGGAAAACGGAAAGTGTCCGATTACCGGAGGGCAGCCCTGTCCGGATCTGCTGAGCATGACAAACGTGGCGACCATTCAACAGGAGCTGTTTGATGTCGATGTTAAAATCAAGGCGCTGGAAACGAATCTGGAGCAGGCGCAGCAGATGAAACAACGATCGCTTGTCTATGAACGAGAGTTGCTGACGGCGACGACCGAGCTCCAGCAGATTACCGGACAGCTGTCGGCGGTAAAGCCGTATGCGGATTTCGACATCGCGTTGTTTCAGCAGCAGGATCAGCAATTTCAGCAACATCAGCAAATCGCAAAACAGCGAGAAGCGTTGATTCAGCAGAAACTGCCGTTGATGGCTCAGAAACAAACGCTGAGCGCGATTGTTGAAAACGCTAGTAAGAACCCGGCTGTGCCATTGATCGAGCAGGAAGAGGCCTCTGCAACGTTGCAGAAACACTCTGTAGCCATTCACAATCTTCCTGTGTACCAAAACGCGGTGACGGCAGCGATTCAGACGGCGAAAGCGGCGGTGGATGCGCTGGAAGCAGCGAAACGTCAGAACGAGGAAGCGCTTCGAGTTCAACGCTGCAAAGATCTGTTGACGAAAACAAGGCATGTAATGCATCGGGACAATGCGCCCAGATTGCTGCTGGATGCGGTGCGCAAAGAGCTCAATCAGCGCACGGCGCAATACGTTGAAGCATTCGAATTTCCGTACACACCGGTCTGGTATCCGGATGGCAGTTTTGTTTATAACGCAACTCTGCAGGAAGGAATTAACGTAAAACGGTTGTCAGGAGGGCAGAAATACGTTCTGACGATCATCTCAAGGTGTGTATTCGCCGACATTTTACGTTCAACATTTCCGATTTTGGCGCTGGATGAGCCGACGACAGGACTTGATAAACCAAACAGGGAAATCTTGTCCGGCATGCTTCAAAATATCTCTGATATTCTTGGAAAAAAAGGCATGACGCTCTTGATTCCATCGCACGATGATGTTATCGTAAGCGCCGCAACGCGGCTTATAGAACTTTAGAAAGGGTCGATGATGATCAAAAAAGAGAGTTTGCAGTTTGCAGCCGATTTGTTGATTACAGCACTGCAGGACGCAAAAGATCCGACGAAACAGGAGTTCACGCAGGTTTCTTACCGGGACGATGACACCGCGTATCTGCTCATGAACTCCGGTTCTGTTTCTATCCGAATCGCGCATCGGGGAAAAGATGTGGCGAAGATTCCGGAATCCGGAGCCGTGCAGCGGCTTCCGTTTTTGGACTTTTTTGCTGATCCGGACAATCACAAAAAGTTGGAGAGGCAGGACAACGGTTGTTATGTCGTGAAGAACCCGGATGAGCATTCATACGCGCCGTGTAAGAACAAAGATTTGTCCCCAGGTGCGTTTGATCTTGATGATTACATGAAGAACATCCGTGGTTTGTATGTTACGCAAACCACAAAACTTCCAGCGTTTGATTTGGAGGGCATGACTCGGATTGTGCTGGACGGGAAGGCGTTGTATCTGATCCGTGATGACCAGACAGCTGTCTGGAAGCGGATTTCTGTCGACTGCGGTCAGCGGTTTCACGGCCTGATGCCTGGTATGCTGGCGGTTGCGAAAAAAGATGAGGAGGGTTGCTTTTTTGGTATTTCGTCCTTTAAAGGTCTTCCGATTCTTCAGTTGTGCTGGCCGAATCGAAACATCGATGCGGCAGTTGCATTGGGTTATCCGCGAAGTTTGTCGGAATTTACGTTCTATACGGATACGCACACTTATGTTCTGAGCGGGATCCAGAACTGTGTTTACAAAACAATCAATCAAATGGAGCGAAAGGAACAAAATATGGCGAAAAGTGAAATGGATGCGTCTCTTCAGGCTCTTCAGAATCTCCAGTCTCTTCAGAGCTTGCAGTGTGCGAAACAGCAGGTCAAGCAGAGTTCAGCAGAAAAACAGGAATCTGCGCAGCAGCAGCGGCAGACGTTTGTGTCGCAGAATCTCGCGCAGCAGGTCGCTTCCCAGGTGCTGCCGAAACAGAATATTGGAAATGTACCGCTTCAACAGCAACCGCTCACGCAGGTGCAGATAGAGCAGCCCGCCGCACCGTCTGTGCAGCCCGCTTCACCTGAACCAGTGCCGGTTGTCAGCAGTGAAACAACATCGCAGCCATCCGCTGCTTTTGTTGCTACCGTGAAAGAGTCTATTGCACATATGGCGTCTCGTGAAGGATTTTCAGATGCCGCAGCTGTACCGGAGGAAGACAGTAAAGAAGAGGAGCGAATTATGGGGGAGATGTCGGATCTGAAAATATCCTCGACCGCAGTTCACGCGCCTGCCAACATTCGAACGAAACGGACGAAGTCTGTGGAATCCGCTGCATCTGTGATGACAGAATCCGAAGGAACAGTTTCTGTATCCGATAAAATGCAGGCGGTGTTGGACAAGAGTGATTCTGGAGAAGCTCAGTCGATTGCAGAGTTGCTTGATCTGCTGATTCAAAGCATCCAGAATCATCTGGAGATCAGCAAAACGCAACTCAAAATGATGAAGCTGATCCAGAAGCAGTATAAGATGGAGCAAAAGAACAATCCGTCCTGGAAAGAGAAGTACGAAGAGCTGCAGGCTACGTTCAATACGTTGAAATCGCTGTTTAACGGCAGGTGATCGTATGATGACGCCGGAAATAAAACTGACAAGAGTCAACGCGTTCATTTATTCGAACGTGTTCTACTCTTGGATGCGACCGTTATTTACGGCGAAATTGATCGATAAAGGGGCAAAGAAGGAGAAAGGAAACGGTAAGAACACTGATCTTTCTGAGCCCCGTTTCGGCGTTCGGTATACAAAAGACATGTATGCGGAAGTAGATGACGGCGGATGTATTTTTCTTGCAGGATTGTATACGGAGTTCGTGAAAGAGGCAAGAAAGCGCGGTTATTCGTTTTCATTACAGGAAGGAAGAGAGCTGTCCCCTGACTTGAACAAACCGCGTTTTGATCTGTTGGACGACGGATTACGATATCGACAGGACGAGGTGATTCAAAAAATCACACAGAACGATAAAGGGATTATCAAATGTTCTACTGGCTTTGGTAAATCTTTTATCATTAAACAGCTGTGTAAGATTTATCCGACTTTGCGAATTGTGATCACTACATCTTCCGCCGAAGTCGTGGACGATCTGTATACGCAATTGAAAGCACTGCTGGGTGCGAATGAAGTTGGAAAGCTGTCATCCGGAACTCCTTCCGTGGAGGAGATGAAGCGTGTTGTCGTGTCTACCGTTGCCAGTCTGCGTCGTGCACCGCTGGAGATTTGCGATTTGTTCTTGTTCGATGAAGTCCATGCCGTTGGAGACAATAAGACAGCCGACGTTTTGATTAATCGAATGGGAAAAGCGCGGATGTTCGGGTTTACCGCATCGTTGAGTCGCGGTGATAATGCCGTGATTTTGATACGGGCATTGTTTGGTCAGGTGCTTGCTTCTGTTGATTATCAGGAGGCGGCGGAACATGGGCTTGTAACCAAGATCACTGCGATGATGGCAAAATGCCGAATCGATCGGAATATTCCGGTGATCAATAATTTGGCAATTGATGAAAGAAACAACTATTGGCGCAATCGTGAGCGAAATCAGTTGATCGCATCGATTGCCAGCAATATTTCGGACGAAGAGCAATGTCTGATTTCTGTAAAGACGTTAGAGCATGCGATTTATCTGAAATCGGTGCCGGCGTTGCGCGATTATCGAATCATGCATTACGGCAATGTTCCGAAGCCTGAGAAGAAACTGGTTCCATTTACAATTGAGAACGCACCGAGAGGAGGCGTTACAGTCGTCAGTAAGCGGACAGGAAAACTGCATCAGTTGCAACTGGACGAAGGAGATGCTGAGCATTTTCCCGGTTATCGGGATGAGTCCGGTAAGTTCTACTCGTTTTTTGCCGCGATGCAGTCATTTCTGTTTCCGCAGAAACCGTCTGAATCGAACTTGGTTGTTCCTACGACGCAGGAAATGGAATGCGCCGCGTTTGGACAGTGGGTGTTGGAGCCGGTGTTGATCAATGGCATTGATGTTGCGCAGTTTAAGATGACCCCGAAAGAGCGTAGAAATTTGCGTACGCAGTTTGAACGTGGGGAAGTCTTGAAGATGATTGCGACATACACGCTGAAAGAAGGTGTTAATATCAATGGGCTCAAATATCTGATTCGTGCGGACGGCGGTGTTTCTGATGTGATCTGCACTCAGTTTCCAGGTCGTCTGTCGCGATTGCAGGAAGGAAAAAAAGTTGCCATGTTGATTGATTTGTATGATGATTTCAACTCCTGGGTAAGACTTCGTTCGGAGCTTCGAATGAAGCACTATAGGGCGAAAGGATGGCTGCGTTGAGCCCCGTGGAACAGTTAGACAGGGCAATCGAAGTAGCGTTGTCGCACTTGCAGGTCAACTGGTCGCAGGCTGACAAGGTGAGAATTGCACAGGCGTTAGCTGGTTTGCCTCCGTTGTATCAGGGATATCCGATGCCTTTTTCTACGTATTTGTTGTTTGTGTTGGAACAAGGGCATTTGAATCGACTGTGTTATGTCAATGCGTTGATTCACGATACGATCCTACAAAAATTTTCTGACGGGTATGCGGAGATGCAGACGGATGCAAATACAACAGCAATCGTCGATCAGAAGAATTTTCAGTCAGAGGCGTGTGCGTTTCAAGATATTGCGAAAGCGATATCTTCGCCGCATCTGGCGATTTCAACACTGTATCGGTACATGGTGGCGATACAGATGTCGCTTGATTCGCTGATCACCGATGATCTGTTTATAGAGGCAAAACTGCAGTTGCGGAAGAATCCGTATTCGTACTTTGCATACGGTCCGAAGTTTGTTTCGTTTCTACCGCTGCGATGGAGGGATTTGTGATGGAATTGGATCTGAATCCGACATTGACGGCACCGGAACAACTGAAACGGGAAGCGGCTCTGGCAGGGTTGCTGTATTTCGAATCCGTTCGCAATATGTACATGGTGTTTGCCGAGACGGAACTGGCGATTACGACGCTTGTATTGGGTGAAAGCGGATCTGCGCTGGCATCCATGGAAAGCATTTTGCGACTGTATCTGAAAGCAGATATTCATGCAAGCAGCACAATGTTGCTACGGCGATTGTTGACGCATTATGACATCCTTCCTCCTGCCAACGTGACGCTGCGAAAGGAGTATCGATCCTTGTTGCTTCAACTGTCGGAGCGTTCGCAGTATACGGAGCAGGACAGCTTGACCATGATGCGATATCTGATTCGACTGGCAAGTTATAAATCGCTGACGGATCAGTTGCGGAAAATTCCATCCATCGACAAAAGCAATGAGGTATTGAATCAGTACCAGCAGCAAATGTCCAAGCTGGATGGAAATTATCGCATGCGGCTCTACAATCCGATACGGGATATCGATGAACTGATGTTGCATCAGGAGCGCGTTCCCACGGGTATTGGATTCATTGATCGGTTAACCGGAGGCGGTCTGGTGTTCGGACAGCATCTCGGTATTCTGGGTCCGTCCGGCGGCGGTAAGACTGTAATATCAATACAGTTGATGTGCAACCTGGCGATCCAGGGGCATAATGTGTTGTACCTGCAGTTTGAACAGCCGGTGAAAGGAGATCCGGATATCGTTTCGAGAATTTACTCGTACTTGTCCGGAGAACCGATCACGACGTTTTACGGAAAGACAACAAAAGAGTTGAACCCGGAGGTTCTGAATAAGCTGAGGAAAATGCAGCCGATTTCAGACCGTATTCGGTGCGCTTCGATGCTGGATGTAAAAGAGGAAGGTGGTCATGCCACTGGAGCTGGAAGCATTCAGGATATCATCAATGTGATAGATGAGGCGATACGAAGCGGGTTCACACCGAAGGTTGTGATCATTGACTGGTTAGGCGCTGCCGTTTCTGATTTCATGAATGCCGGTGACGGTGGAGATCAAAATTATCCAATCGTGGCGGAACACATTCAAGACGTGCTGAACGGTTACGGAAAGGATCATGGTATTTCGATCGTCTACTCGCATCAGACATCAACGGAAGCGCAGGCGAGAGAATCTGCTTATAAACCGAAAAAAGGAGACGCGTATTATTTTCGGGCGTTTGCAAATAAGCTGGAAACCTGTATGCAGATCGGTACCGCTACATTGCAGCCTGATGAAACACAGGTGTGTTATCTGGTAATTGGCAAGGCGCGAGGAGCTGTTCCGAATAAGTCGATCGTTGTTCGGATCAACGGGCGGATGGCAAGAATGGAAGAAACCAAAGAGGGTGAGTATATACCTGGACATGGTGGTAAATTGCAACGACTGTCATCTTTAGTGCAAACAAACGAACCAAAAGAAACTGAATTAGGTACAGATGTAAGTAAATTCGATGAGTTTTCGGCAAATTATGGACGGTAAGTAGCGTATTCGGTAGCGTAAATCATGAGAAATCAGAAGTTGTATGACGCGATGTGCGTCGTATTTAAGGAAAAACCCAAAGTCATTAACAACGGGGAGGCTGCGATTTTGTCGCTACCTCCCCCTCTTGTCTCGTTTGTGCCGTGCATTACTCCGCTTTCCACCAGTCATATCTCCGGTGGTGAGCAGTACGCGGTCAATTGCCCGTTTTGCGGGGATACGAGGCATCGTCTCTACGTTTCGCATATGTGGAATCAGATCATTGAGACTTCCAATCATGTGAAGTATCATTGCTCGAAGCATCTGATTCGGTGTTTCAATGAAGACTGTCAACGAAAGGAGGAAAACTTTAATCAACTTTGTGAAAGACTGATTCATGTAATGAAAAACCCGCAAGTCATCCGGCTGGCTGACGTGCAGACGGTGGAGCTCCAGACAAATCTGACAACGATCAAAAATCAGGTGCCGTATCCGGAGCAGGCGATGTCGTTACGAGATCCGCGTGTTCCGCATCACGTTCTCCAATATCTGGAGAACCGTGGCTTTGATATTGATTACGTTGCCAGCTGGGGCGTACAGGTCGCATGGATTCCTTACCCGATTCAGGGAGAGGAAATTCCGATGAAGTACCCGATTCTGATTGTGCCTGTATATCAATACGGACACTATTGGTTCTGGCAGGGGCGGCTTGTTCCGGTCGACGGTACAGAGCATGGAGACTTGGAGAGACGCGCTACCGGAGAATTTTATTCGAAATACTACATTCCCCGTGGAGCGAAGAAGAACTGGGCGCTTTACAATCTCGACAACGCGGAGAAATTCAGTGAAGTCGCGATCGTAGAGGGGGTGACGGACGTTTGGCGGATCGGAGACAATGCGGTTGCAACGTTTGGGAAACAGCTGTCTCCGGCACAGAAGAAGACACTCCGTGACCGGTTCCGTGGGAAACGTCTGGTATTCGTACCAGATATGAATGATCCACAGACTGTGGCGATTGCGGAAGCGCAGCGCATCGAATTGCTGTCTTCCGGCAGCTTCAGTGCAGTGGAAATTTCTTGCATCGAGTCCGGGAAAGATCCCGGTAGCCTAAGAATTCCACAGGGACAAATATGGAATTATTTGAACAAGCACATTATTTCGCAGGGGAGACTTACGGGTATTCCTTTTGGAGACCAGGCCTTCCCGTGATGGTGTGTCAAGACCAATGGTGCGGTATTGACTCTGAAACCGAGCTGATCCAGAACAGACACAGCTGGCCTGATGTCGTAGTTGCTGGATTCTGCTCGAAGGGGCATTGTCAGCTTGTCTGGTGGACAGACCTTCCTGTCTACCTTCCACAATTTCTGGCGTTAAATCCGTACACGACATTGGTGTTTTTGAACCTGGCGTTTGATTTTAACGTGATGGGTCGGTCAATTCTTTTGGAGGAATTGAAGAAAGACAATCGCGTAATTGAACTTCAGGCGAATTATCGAATGAGTCGTATGGCGGAAAAAGGATGGTTCCCTGGTAAAAATACGTTGGAATCTATCACGAGAGAAACGCTGGGCGTCAATCTCGACAAGGAAAGCGGTGTGCGAACGTCTTATACCAGAGATATGATATGGACGGAACAGCACGCCGTATATCTGGTCGAGGACTGCGCTGCGACTTATCGCTGCGGTAAGGTATACAGCGGTATGCCGACGCAGGACATTCAGGCAAGAGCTTCGTTTGTACTCGCTGAGATCGGATTCAACGGCATGCTCGTCGATCAGTATTTTCTGCGGGAGCAGGCGCATAAGATCTCTTCCGAAATGGAAGAACTCGCTGTCACGTTGAAGGGCTTTGGATATCGAACAAAATCAGAAGTCGACGACATGACGCAGCGGGAACGCTTGATTCGGATCTGTAAGATGCTGTACGTCGACGAAGCAGAACAGCTTCTGCCGGCGGCAGAGGTAAAACAGATCGGACGATCTTGGTGGATGTTGGCGGCATCCTATGTTTATCAGGCGTTGAGCGCGCCCGGTACGACACCATCTGATATTCGAGAGATGATGCTGACGCTGTTGAATGTGTTGCGTAGTAAGCCGAAGATGAATAAGGCGAATCGTAAGTTCTTCGATGATGCGGCGACATATCTGCTTCGCGTACTGGAAAAGATCGACTGTGTGGAATGCATGGAGGGTCTTGGAGAGGCAAAAGCCAGCTCTTCTTATCCGTTCATTGTGCTGTTGGAAATCATGGCGCAGGAGTTCTCGTTGGGCAATACGTTGACCAGCATGGAAACCGTACACCAGAAGTTCCAGGAAGAGCATGAAGAGAACATGGGGTGGCTTCCGACCGCCGAGAAGAAGCTGTCTCCGACAAAATTCCTGCAGCAGCATTTGATCCAGTTGATGCAACAAACACCGGCGTTGGTTCTTCCGTATACCGATGCCAGCGCAGAGAACATCCAGGCGTTTCTGAAGGAAGAGAAGAAAGCTGCGAAGAAAGAGGGTGTCGGCATTCGAGTAATCAGCCATCATCCGATTTATTCGCTGCAGTATTCGACCGCAGAAGAAGGTAAGCCTGCGCGCACCGTTGACATTAGACCGTTGGAAGTGTTTCAGCTGCAGTCTTGTGACATGTGGCGACTGTCTGATGTCAATATTGTAGATCCATTCTTAGAAGCGTATCGACGCGTCATGTTCATACACAATAACAAGAACGTGGCGTAGGTACCTTTATCCCGTAAGGGATATCGAAGAAGAAAGTGAATTGCTGGGAGCCTACGTGCAGAAGTGTATATGCATATGGTAATCAGCAGCCGATCAACCGGAATGCTAAGGGACTCGAAGAGTCCTATGCGCCGGGGAAAAGGTTCAACGATCATCAGGATGTCAACCTAATAAGCGGTCCTGTTAGTGTCCAAGCGGGCACGAAGTGCTCCTGATTTCGAAAGGAATCAGATGATATGATCTGTGCTTCAGGGAAACTTGAAGGAAGCCCCAGCTTGACCAGCTGGATAAGCCGCTACGAAGTAGCGATTCGTAGTGAACAAGAACCACGAGGTCTTACGAAATCGACGTAAATTCTTGAAGATTTCTTCAAGAGGCTGATTGAGAATTTTGAGATTCGTTGTATAGTGAAAAACAGGTCACTATAATACACAGGTTTGAAATGATTCAAAGAGCTCATACAATTAAACTGAAACCCAATAAGGCACAGGCGATTCTGCTGTCAAAGACAGCGGGTACTGCCAGGTACGCCTACAATTGGGGTTTAGCGAAATGGAATGAGCTCTACGAAAAAGGTGAGAAGTGTTCCGCCTACAGCCTGATCTCTCTGTGGAAACAAGAACGTCCTGAATGGTCCTTAGAAGTCGGAGCAGCCTGTCTGCAACGTCCGTTCATGCACCTGGAAGGTGCGTTCAAGGCGTTCTTTCAGGGATTCAGAAGTCGTCCTACGTTTCATCGTAAAGGACGGAATGATAGTTTCTACGTTCCGAATACTCACTTCAAACTTGTTGGAAAGAAGATAAGGTTACCGAAGGTCGGTTATGTCAGAATGACCGAAGTTCTGAGATATTCTGACCGCAGAATTCTTTCCGCAGCTGTCCGTAGAAAAGCGGACGGTTGGTACGTTGTAATTCAAGTTGAACTTGAGGAAGACCGCAGGACGGAATCTAACAGTTTTGTAGGAGTAGATGTAGGCTGTAAACATCTGGCGGTAGCGAGTGACGGTACAATCTGTGATACTCCTGGAAAACTGAAGGATCTTGAACGACAGCTTCGCAGGAGACAACGTCTCCTTTCGAGGAAGCAGCGCGGTTCGAAGAACCGTCAGAAAGCTCGTCTTCGTGTTTCTCGTACTTTTCAACGAATTCAAAATATCAAGAACGATACAGTTCACAAGTTTACAGCTACAGTAGCCAAGAACCACGGTACTGTGTGTCTGGAAACTCTGGACGTTAAAAGTATGCATGCTGGAGAGAACAAGTACGTCCGTAAGGGTGTACAGAACTCCTGTATGTCGGAAATCTTGAGACAACTGAAGTATAAGTGTAATAACTTTATTGAAGTTGACAAGTATTTCCCGTCCAGTAAGACTTGTTCGAGCTGTCATAGCCTCAAAGCAGATTTAGATCTGTCTGATCGGGTTTATACCTGTCAGTCCTGTGGACTGAAGATTGACAGAGATCTTAACGCTGCTCTGAACCTTCTAGATGAAGGTATAAGAATTTACACGGTAGGTCATACCGGTAGTGCTTCTGGAGAGACTCGGTAGAGTCTCGTTGAAGGAAGAAGATTCGTAAGAATCGTGAACAGGTCGCGTACAAACATCGGGAGAAGATGCTCAGTACGTACATCACGGATAAGTACATCGAAGAGGACGGTCGCGTCCATCCCCACTTCGATTTAATGAAGAGGACAGCGAGGACCGGTTGTAGTAGTCCTAATCTCCAGAACTTGCCTAAGGAGAACGGGTTACGAGAAATGTACATTGCACCGAAAGGTAAGGTGCTGTGCAGTTGTGACTACGGTCAGGAAGAACTGGTAACGCTCGGTGCGACGTTACTCTGGATGTATGGGAAGAGTCGATTGGCGGATGCCGTCAACAAAGGACTTGACCTGCATTCATTCTTCTCGTTGTTTCGAGAGGGTAAGGTCAACGACCTTGATCTCGACAATCTGGATGAAGAAACGTGCGCTATTATCAAAGAAAGGTCCAAACCTTATAAGGAAGTTAAAGAGCTCAAACACAGCCGTAAACTGAGTAAGGCTTGTAATTTTGGCTTCGGCGGTGGAATGGGTGTGCCGACATTTTATCTGAACTGTCGCAGACAGGGTTTTGATGTGACCGTGGAGGAATGCGAACGGCTTAGAGAAGCGTGGTTCGATTTTTATCCTGAGATGCGTCGTTACATTGAACCTTGTCAGGACGGGACAGTAGATGCTTCGGTATTCAAGAAAAACAAGAAAGCTGCGGGAGATGATGACGCAGAAGACCTCGATCTGGAGACGATGGAGGCAAACAAGACAGGAGAATATAGCACTGATGTAACAGGAAAGAGAACAAAAGAAGAATCAAATGAAGTTCCGGTTTACCGCGCAATTGCGATGACTGGGAATGTTCGTGTAAGAACGACATACAGTTCAGCGTGTAATTTCCCCTTTCAGTGTTTGGCGAGCACCTGCTCGAAAAACGCGTTATGGAAGGTGTTTCTGGACAGTCTGATTAACGATTATAAGATTGTGAATTTTATCCATGATGAAATTATAATCGAAGTTGACGAAGCCAGAAAAGATGCTATTGTAGAGCGCGTCGAAAAATTAATGGTGGAAGCCGCAAATGAGATCATGCCGAATATGCTGATCAAAGCGGAACCGGCATTGATGCGACGGTGGACAAAAAATGCAGAACCGGTGTTTGACAGGGAAGGAAAGTTGATACCATGGGAAGATGCGCCGTTCGATGAGAATGGCAATGTTGTAGATTGGAGCGAGGTTCCTGCTGATTGGCAGGTAGGTCAAGTAGTGAAAAAATCGGTAGCGTAAGAAAGGTAACAGAAACATGGCAAGACGATTTGGCGGGTATAATCCGGAGCAGAGCAATCAGTCGATCGACAATTCAGGGCGGTTGATTCTGAAACCGGATCTGCGGAAGGATTGGTGGGTTTATCGGACCAATAACCATACCGTGGTTAAACCGTACCCGGAGATTGATGAACAGGGAAACCCGTGTCCTGCAAGAAACGACAATCCGGAGAATCCGGAGAGCTGGGATGCGGTTCTTCCTCGTTCTTTCGCCGTCGCACCGCTGGTGACGTATGCGGGGCGCGGGGGAGTATTGGAGATGGTGGATATCTGTTCGGATATCGATCGGTATTCGAACGGAGAAGCGCTGCGTACTCCGTATTCGCTCTTTATTTCGGCAGTTAAGAAACTGCTGCCGAATCAGAATGGTGTCATATCGGCGGGGTTTACGCCGGAATCGCTGAAACCGCTGGTCAAGAATACCTCGTATTCTGCGCCGGCGATTCTGATGCGAGGTGCTGTGCTGATGAGCGGTGGAAAGCCGTCGAACAGCAAGCATGCGGTGTCCGGTGTGTTGTTTCGGACAGTGTTTGCGATTACGCAAAAAGGAGCTCGAATGAATTTCGTATCGAAGTTCAACGAGCCGATGGATCCGACGATGCCGATCAGTAGCAGGAATTTTGCGCTGATGAATCTGTTCGCACCGACGCCGGAGGTCATCGAGTTCAAGAAAGACCGTTCTGCACCGTCCAATTCTCCTCACACGGTGATGCGGTCGGCCGCACAGAATTATATGGCTGCGGCATGTCAGTTTTTCTCGTTGCAGTCGAATGATCCACGCGAGTATTATTCGAAGCTGCGTGATCTGTATGGGATCTATCAGAACGTCGACGACTGTCTGTACGCGATGCCGGTGGAAGAGATGGTAAGTGCGATGCGTGCGCATTTTCCGTCCTGTCTTGTCTGGTATGGCTTGCGGGATACGCCGTATGCCGTGCTGTTTGACAACGTGGCAAGACAGTTCGCGGAAACGGAAGATCCTTCGATGGCTACGTTGTTCGGACGTCAGCCTGCGGTGAACACCCAGATCTACTCGAACGCACCGCAGTATCAACAGCAGCCGCCGCAGGCCGTTCCGCAGCAGGCACAGAATACGTATGCCGCTCCGCAGTATCAGCAGCCTGCCGCACAGCAGAGTTGGGGCGGAGCGCCGGCAGGTACTCCCGCGTATCAGCAGCAGCCGATCCAGCAGCCTGCCCAGCAAATGCCGGGAACACCGCCCCCGCAGCGGCAAGTCGCTCCTCAGACTGTACAGCAGGTGCTGAATCAGGCACAGACACAGTATGTTCCTCAAGGTCAGATTCCTCCGAATCATCCGGCATATCAGCAGCCCGCTGCGCAGTTTACGGCACCGGGAGAAGACCAGATCCCGATGGGAAATGCGCCGTCGCAGCCCGTACAGGCTGGAATGTCAATGCCTCCAATGGGATTTGATGAAGATCCGGACGGGTCTGAAGAAGATCCTGACATGCAGAGCCTGCGCAAAAAGTTCGGGATGTGAAAGGGCTAACGAATGGGAATCCCTTTCGCAGTGGTAAAGAAGACCGCCAACGATGCGAAACGACTCCAGAAGAGCGGTGCGATCTGCGTCTCTCTGAATGATGTCGATCGGTATTACGGCGGACCGGAACTCGGCTTTTTGTCGCTGGAGTATTTGCTGTGCTCCAACGTCTGGCTCCTTTCGACGATTTATCAGTTGTTCGGAAAAGAGGGCTGTGGCAAGACGACAATCGCGATTGATTTGTTGACCCGGTATGCGCTGAACTTCGGCGCGAACGGGCTGTTCGTCGATACGGAGAATAAGATCAATGTCGATTTGCTCCGTCGTCAGGTATCGACCGCGATTCAGGATACGGCAAGCACCGACCAGTTCATGATTGCGCGGACGACAGATATGGAAACCGCGCAGTCTGTGATGTTGTCACACATTCGAATGTTTAATGAGCGACTGTTCGGGAAGAAAGTGGATCGGTCCTCCGCGTATCTGCTCGGAATGGTGCTCGACTCGATTCGGGTGACATCGAAGCAGACACAGGAGACAACGATTGCGAATGGCTATGCGCAGAAAGCGTTTGCATGGGAAGCGCAGGGCTGGAGAACGTTTCTGGCAACGTTCATCAATCAGATGCAACATTCTCCGATGTTTTTGATTGCCACCAACCATGAGGTCGAAAAGACCGCTCCCGGTGGGTATGGAACGGTCAAAGACGTTGGCGGGGGTCGTGCCTGGAAATTCTGGGAATCATACCAGTTTCTGGTGCAGTCGACATCCGCAGGGAAAAGCAAAACAGAAGTCGCGTCTGATATGACCATTCGGACCTATAAAAATTCGAACGGTCAGGGTTCCCGGATCATTTATCCGAGGATCGTGTACAAGAGCCCGGAAATGCCGGAAGACAATATTCTGGTGGACTGGGCGACTGCGGATGCGAAACTGCTGTCCGGAGATCATATTCCGAGAGCAGTGCTATCGAAAAAGGGAATCTGCAATACAAAGGAGTCCTCGAAATCTGGACTTTACAGTGATGATATCCTGGGTCTGACATGTGTTCCGATTCAGGAAATTACTGCCAAAATCTACAGTGAACCGGATCGATTGGCGGCTTTGAGGAAAGAGCTCGGTATTGTCGTTTACAGAAATCTGGAGCAACTCTGGGAGCAGGGTTGGTTCTTCGATGCAAGGAAGGACGTGCCGAATGGCGATTCCGATTAAACCGATATCCGGTCTTCGACAGGCGGCAAAAGAGATGAATCGATACTCGGAGGCCAGAGCAATGCTCGCAGACTTCGTGAAGGCAGTTGAGCCGGCATCCGCATACAACACGATGCGGGCGGCAGATGCTTCGATGGAGGGCGAGACGTTGTCAAAGTTTCCGAGCATTGTGCAGGCATGCATGAAAGTGCAGCTGACGTTTGTGCTGGAATTATCGATGAAACCGATTTTGTTGTCCACAATGATGAACATGGAGGCGCTGTTCAATTCTGAATGGTTTAAAGATGTGGCCATGAAGATGAAGCGCGTTCTGGATGAATCGGCGTCTGACACGCTGGTGGTGTTCCGTATGAAGAACAACGGCGTTTACGTTGCGCATAATATCACGATGCCGCAGACAGCGACAACGCGAATTGTGCTTCCGGCAATAGCTGCAGGCGTTCCCGCTATTCAGGTAATGCCGGTGGAGCATTTTGCGCAAGATTACAAAGCATTGAAGTAAGGAAAGGTGAACTACAGCGTACGTATCCAAGACTGGGTCCGTACGCTGTATTCAGGAGGTTAGTTTATGGGACAGATGGCATTGGCTGATTCCGCAACTGTTGTGTCGTTGCAGGATTGGGTCGATTTTGACTGGTTCAGTCTGCGTGATGCGGATGAGCTGTTGCAGCACTATCAGGCCTTGGCGAAAGCGACGAATCGTGTGGGGTTGACTGCGGCATGGCTTGTCGGTGCGATGGTGGATATTCCGCGACTTCGCGACCGATTTCGCATCAAGTCTATGAAAGATCTCTCGCAGTTTCTGCGTGTATCGGAGACGACGTTAAACCGTTATCGGGCGGTGAATCAACTGTTGACGCCGGCGATGTTGAGAAAACTGGCGGACAACGGTGTCTCTGTGAATGCGGTAAAGCTGGTCGTCGACACCAGCAAGGGCAATGAGCAGCAGGCAAGAGCTGTGCTGGATGCGCTCGTGAACGGTGATATCGTCACCGTGAAACAGTGCAATGCAATGTTGGCGGAGGAGCTTTCTTCCAAGTGCGGTAAAGCTGCAGCGATGCTGCCGATGGCGGAAAGCTGCGAATCTGCGGATGAACGGGCGGAACTGTTAACGCCGGAGGTTGTCGATGACGGAAGGACACCGGCTGAAAAGCTGATTGACGCGGAGAAGCAGGAACCGGTTGATACGGAGGTTGAGTCAGATGATTCCGAAGAAACGGCACAGGAGGACTCGCAGAATAAGCGGGACATTATGCTGTTGTTTCGTACGGTGAAGACGTCGCTGACGCCGCTTCGGAGAAATGTGCATGATGTGACAGACAACCTGGTGGAACAGCTGCAACGCTTGTACGATAAGGAGAACGTACTGTTCGGAGATCCGGATGTGACGACCGAATACACGGATCTGGTGGATTCGACTGCGCAGGATGTGCAGCTGATGATCGAACGGGCGCTGGAAGCATGTGTGGAGCTTAGAAATCGTGGCTACATCCATAGGAAACTCTCCATACCGGAGGGCGAAACCATCGACACCATATTCAGTTCAGAAAGCTGAAGCGGAAGCGGTACGGGTAGCCAAGATTATCGCTGGTCGTTTGCCGAAAGAGACGACATTGACCAGCGATAATTGTTTGGCGTTTGTCGATTATTTGGCACGTGTCTGCGATATTTCGTATGAGCGGGCGTTGACGATGCTGGGGCACTTCATGCCGTTAAAGCTCGATGGTCTCGGTATTTTAAGACTGGCACTTGCAATTATCCATTACTTGCCGATTTTCGACAAAGACGATATCGTCAGGGAGCATCGCTATGACGGCGTTCCGAAACTGTGGGCACATTGTAAAATTATGAATACGTTCCCATACACTGGAAAAGACAGTGTACGGGTGCGTATTGTTTATCTGTTGATGACGTCTGTGCTCGCAGGGGAGTACCGTCTGGAAGATGTGTCGTTTGAAGAATCGACCCGCATTTTACGGCATATTGGAATGGGAAAGCCGCAATATTGCAAGGAGCCGCTGCTCCCGCAGGAACTGACGGGCGCTTATAGTTATGTGCTGTTTGGGAACAAGCCTAATGCAGCTTGTGTTCCATTGGTGCATGAGGCGACGTCTTCGGAGAAGAAAGCCAATAAGAAATTGTTGCGAGCGCGTTTGACCGTTGATTGTCCGAGAAAACCGGAGGGCGGCTGTGCCCAGTGTTTGATCGGGAAAGATCAATGTGGAATCGCGTGTCGTATGTTTACGAAAGACCAAAAACATGACAATTCTTGATACGTTGGAAGATCGCAGTGACGAGGGAATCGCAGAGCAATCAATCTGTTCCCTGGTGATGATCACCGCAGATCTCAGTAAAACAGCAGAGAGCATTCACGGCTTCGTGTTGTATCAACATTTGCCGGGGCATCCGCCGTTGCTGTTTTCCAAGTATTTTGGAGCTATGCCTGCATTTACGCAGGAATATGAAAACATTCCGGAACATCGTGTGAACCGTGAGATGACGCTGGAATATGCGATGTTTGAATTGGCGATAAAACTGCAGGAGATCAAAGAGCGAGCACATGGTGTAACACCGTTGTTTTTCAGTACCAATGTCAATCACTGGACACGACCTTTGTTGAACTCGCTGCTGGAACGATTTCCGAACTATGCGGATTGCTTCGGTTCGCTGATCGATGTGCGGGCGCTGTTTTCAGTTGAAAGTCGAAAAGCCAAGATTTTGTACGGCGATACAATCGAGCAGTGCCTTAGTCGAAGTGATAAGACGAAGAAGCAGGAAGGACTCGAATTTATCTGCGATTTTTATCACAGACGTGTGCAGTCCGGAGCGTTGCGCCCGGAAGTTCGCGCCATGAATGCATATGCGTCCGGACTGTTTTTGTTGCAGTCTGAATATACATCAGAAGACGACGATTAAAATTCCAGCACATAATGCCGGTCGCAGATCGCATCCTCTGTTTGCTGCTGATGACGTCTTTGTTCGAGATCGGCGGAGGTCATGAGTTTTGGCTTTCCACTGATGTTGAGCAGGAATTCCTGTTCTTGTATCTGGATAACCGTTTGATCAGCATAGCAGATATATAGCGCTGTGTTTGGAGCGACTGCGACCGGCATACTTTGGTCTCCGTGCGATCGCAGCGGTTTTTGCGTACGGGTATCAAGCTCTATGAGGAAACAATCTTCCGGGAGAAACTGTGTGACGGAGTCCCCTGCCTTCAGGCAGGTATATCCATAAAGCAGGATGTCATAAGGAGTATGAGTATCGATGCAGTGGATAAAGTAGTCGATGTCCCAATCTTCTCCAGTCAGCAATCGTAGCGTACAACGATCGGTCAACGTGTTGGATTCGGCATCAACGGTATGCGGATATCGATTCAGATCAATACCGGTAGTAATGTTACCGGTTATCATAGAAAAACAACGCATGGGAGCTCCTTTCCCTTTTAATATAACTTTTTCGTCTATATTTACAATTGGCAGCATTGAAAAAGCCGCTGTCCGTGGTAGAATATTTGACGGAAACAACGGAGGGAGCGAAACGTGAAAAAAACAATAATCTGCTATATAACGGCAGGGAAAACAAAGCATTTTTCTGCGCTGGATATCAGCAGTTCGAGGCTGTTTCATGTATCTTTGGAGGATATGAAGCGCCTGGATGCTGGATCGATTGCGGAACGTCTTGATGACTTTTTGGGTACGCTCGACGACACGGTTAACTTTTATAACATCGGGAATCGTGCGTTCACTCGAAAAGTCATCGATTCTTTTAAACAGATACAACAGAAGGGACAGGAAGTGAGGGTAGTTTCATGTCCGAATCCGTGACGAAAGACGCCGAGCAGGCAGCAGCTGAAGACTTGCTATGGCGTGTGCATCGCAATGGCGTTGAGCGCTTGAATGCGCAGATGCTGCAGCCGGCCAATGCATCTTCAGGAGATCCATGGTATCGACCGTTGGCGGATGTGGGGAACCTGTGCATTCCATTGTTGGATGCGGCATTGAATCATTTGCACAGCGTTCAATTTCAGTCCAGCGATCAGGAACAGATGGTTCAGGAGCTGGAGTTGTTCCGGTCTGAATTGGCAGCTTGTATGAACGAGCATGCGCATACGAAATCAGAACTTTCGTTTACAATCGAAGCGCAGCGGACATTGTCAAATCTCGAAATGCGCAATCCGAAGCTGTTTCATCTGCTGGCTCGTGTTTTCATGTTGAATGTATTGCTGGCGTATTCGATGTCTGTTCGTGGGAAGCTGCGCAATGAGCCGGATCTGGCGATGGGAGAGCAGTTGTTTAATGTGTTTGCGTTTGCAGACGTGATTTCTGACTTTAATGAAGATACGCAGCGTGCAATCAAGCGAGATTTGCGTGGAAAAGAATTATGGGGGTGGGTGAACGATGCCGATTAATGACGACAAATTGCAGAAGATCAGGTCGCATTTCGATCAGTGGTTTCCAGGTTATTCTGAGACAGTGGGCATGTCAAATGAAACGGAACGAGTGTTGCGGTCCGTAGTCGATAATGCGGTGAGACTGTCCAAAGTCAACGCATATTGCAGCCTTGTCGGATGTTCCGAGACAGAGGCAAGTCAGGTAAAACAAGCGTATCAGACGTTCATCAACTATGTGTCTGAGTCCAACAAAATGCGTACTGTTCCACCTCCGGCACACAACACCAGGATTTCGCATCGGTTATTGTTCGGTTTTTTGGAAGCTGTCGCAGTGCCGTTGATCCAACAGTCGCCCGAAGGAGTGTTGCAGGCCATTCGGTCATTTCTGCTGGAGGATGAAATTGACGATATCGAGTTGACGCAGCAGATACAGGCATTGTTTGATCGGATTGGAGCTGCGCTCAGCGTAGATCAGCCGGGTCTTGACGTTGCGTTGACTGACAGCGTTGCTGAGCAGCCGCAGACACAAACGTTGGAAAAACGGATTGAGCTGTTGGAGTCGCTGGTTCGGAATGCACTGGAAACCGTACGTACCGGTAAGATCGGTGGTGCACGAAATGACTGAGTGTATCATAGGTATCGACCAGGCGTCTTCTGCGGGATGGGCGATCTGTGATCGCAGTGGTGTGATTCAGGCATACGGTGTTCAGGTGACTGCCGGTATTCCCGGTATGAAACTGTATCGGTTTCTTACGTGGTTGGACGCACTGGTAGAGCAGCAGCAGCCGATTCTGATTGTGCATGAACAACCGCATTTCCGGGGTTTCAGTTCTTCATTTCTTGGCTGCGGTTTTGCTGCGATCATTCATTTGGTCGCAGCAAAACACAACGTTGAAGTTGCTGCTGTGCATACGCAGGAGCTGAAGAAGTGGGCGACAGGGTCTGGAGGCGCTTCCAAAGAAGATATGGTACGAGCGGCGGAGAAGGTGATCGGAAAAAACCTTTCTGTAAAAAAAGACAACGATAAAGCGGATGCAATTCATATTGCACGATGGGGAGCGTTACAATGGCTGTCGGCAAATCAATGATCGCGGATCTCGTAGATCAGTATTTATCGGATATGGTCGGGGTGTCGAATGCGTCTGTGCAGATTCGACACTATAACAGAACGTATGAGATTACACTTACCGTCCCATCCGGACATATGGATGACATTGATCCAATCGATTTGGAGTGCTTTTTGGCATCCGATCCGGATGTGGAGGAAGCAGACGTGAATCTGATGGTGAACGTGGAAGAGGACAACCCGTTTCCCGATGAGAGCAGTTTCGTGTTTCAGCAGATGAATATGGATCACGACGATGAGGATGACGATGATTTGCATGAAATTCCGATCGATCCCTACGCCATATCGGTGGATTCTGACGAGGATGAGGAAGACGATGACGTGGATGCTGAGTTCGACGAGATGGCAGAAGATGAGTCGGACCTGTACGCTGCGATGAGTATCCGGGAAGACGACATACCGGAGGAAGATCGCAACGAGTTCGCCGATTTGGAGGACTACGATGACTAAGAAAGATGTTCAACACGTCATTTTACAGGAGAATGACGATCATTCCTGGACTGAGATTCTGATTGTTCCGGATATGCTTGCCTGTATGCGGTCTTCGAACGATTCGAGTATGGTTGTACAAGCAGCAGAGTTTGCACGGATGATCGCAGTTGCAGATTCACATCAATTGCAACTTCGTGCGATTATAAAGTGTCCGAACAGCAATGGAGATGATGCTGCAATCGAGTATACATTCCAGTCGCTTGACGAGAAGAATAAGGAGCTCGGTGTGGATGAGTCTATCGTGCTGAGCATTGAGTGTGCAGCAGCACTGCATGAGTTTGGACGACAGAAACGGCTTGGGCACGAAGCCGCGATCAGTGATATCACAGATCAACTACCGTCTTTGCAGAATACCGGTGTTCGTGCATATGGGTATGTGGATGTGTCCAATGATATGATGACCGTACAGCGTACGATCGTATTGTTGGATGCAACAGGTTTGTTGCTGACGTCATATGACAGCATGAAGCATGAATTTTATCCGGATTGGAAAACGGCTCCGGTGGGCTTATCGAAAGAATTGGAAGCATGGGTAACAAATCATTGGAAGATCGGGTAACAGCTGCTTTGAATTCTACTGCACTGACTAACATTTTGTTAGGATGTGCGCTTATTTTGTTCAGTTTGATGGTAGTTCCTCGTACGATAATCGCAGTTATCATTATTGTGGCTGTGATCGTATTGTACAGGCGCTATCAGAAGTAATGACGAGGGAAACTATGATTACATTTGGCGCAGGTGTAATCAGCGGCGTCATTGTGACAGTGATTTATTATCACGTGTGGAGCCGACTGATTGCAAAAAAGTTGATGTTGACACTGCAGGAGGCAGATGGTGGACGGTCTTGAATTGAATCCGATTGAGCAAGGTATACAAAACGGCCTTGCGCTTGATGTGAAGTTGGATCATGGTGCTTACATGCCGACAATGGCGCATGATTCTGATTCCGGATATGATTTGTATTCGCTCGAAGATGTGATTTTCTATCCTGGTCAGCGCTCCAGGGTACGCACCGGCGTGCACCTGGGCTTGTATCAGCACATTCGAGCGGATGCGAAGCTGGAAGCGATTGTTCGCCCTCGAAGCAGCATGACTGCGGCTGGATTTGTAACGGGCATTGGAACGATCGACAACGGATACACGGGGTCGATCGATGTGAGCTTGTATAACTCCACAGAAGATGTACTGCGTATTCGAAAAGGAGATCGTATCGCACAGTTTGTACTGCACTGGGTTCCTTTTGTGAAAGAGCTCAGACAGGTGACTGATTTGCGTAAGACGGACAGAGGGGAGGCAGGCTTTGGAAGTACCGGAAAAGCATGAGCTCGCATCTGTGATCAATGCAGAAACTGTCTTGAATGCGATTTCGCTCGCGTATTCGACGGAAAGCCGGAAGCGATATGTAACGGTATCTGGTGCTGTTTCTAATGCGTTGGAAACGTTTCGTGTTAATCTCGGCAGGAGCATGGCGCGCGTTCTTCAGAATGACACGAACGAGGTACGGGTGCGCGTTCCGATTCGTGATCTGACTGACGCAGAGGTTCGGCAATTGAAACAGGTATTGAGCGAGGCCAATTGGGTGATTGCTGAGCTTGATCGTGATGCGTTTGTCGTGATTCCCGGCAAATGGGATCCAAATGAGCAGCTGATCAGCAAAGAACAGTTGATTCTGACAGGACGGTGGTGCCCGTATTGTAACTGTGCTACGAACTACAGTGACGCAGGGGCTGCCGGATTCCATATGAGCACGGGATTCCTGTATATCTGTCCAAGCTGCGGTGCGTATGTCGGTTGCCATCCCGGTACGTCGATGGCAAAGGGAATGGTGGCGAACGCAAAGCATCGACATTTGCGCAGGTTGGCTCATGATGCAGTTGATTTTCTGTGGAAAGACGGTTATCTGGACCGGCAGACGGTATATTACCGTCTGGCCAGATTGCTGGGAAAACCGAAAAACAAAGCGCATATTGCGATGTTGACGATGGCTGAGCTACAGCAAGTCATTTCCTATATGCAGCAGTTGCAGGATGCGTTGGCGAACCGTGTGGATGTGACATCACTTCCGGACACGTTGCAGTATTTTGCAGCTGTCTGCCGCCGGGGAAAGTCGATTGTTCCGTTGGACAGCTGCAGCACGTCGTGATATGTTATCGATAAAGGTGAGATGAATTCATGACGAACACATTCAAACGCGCATGGCAGAAACTACCGTCTGTTGTAAACGTTGATCGCGTGAAACTGACAGCAATACCGGAGCAAACGCCGGTTGAGATGAGCGGGTTGCCGGATCGACGTGTTGCGATGTTTCCTGGTGAGAAATCGTTCTGGAATCAGCGCAGTAAGCCAGATGCGTATGAAGGACTGCGCAACAAAAACTAGAGGTATGTAATGAACGCAGATGCACTTGGTCTGCCTGGAGAAGCGGGCAGTTCTAAAAAAGAATTGATTGTGAAAAAGCTGCAAGCAGCGCTGGCATCGGAGAAGCAATCCGAATATCAGTATTGGTGGGGCAAGTACACGGTTCTTGGTCCGATGTTCAACTCGATTCAGAAAGAGTTTGCGGATCACGAAGAAGAGGAACGAGCGCACGCGGAGTTGCTGGCAGAGCGTCTGTATGAGCTCGGAGGAATGCCCGTATTCAATCCGAACGATCTGCACACAGTCGCGGATTGCCCCTATCCGAAGTATGAGGAAGAGGATAATCAGTGTACAATGGTTCAGTTGAAGCAGCAGCTGAAAGCAGAGGAGTGTGCGATCAAGAACTACGAAGAACTGATTGCGCTGACCGCAGATTGCGATCCTGCGACAAACGATGTGATTGTCGAGATTCTTCGGGAAGAGAACGAGCACGTGAAGGATTTGAAGAAATTCATCGTCAGTCTGGAGCTCAGTTCCGGAAAGCACGATTGAACGTTTTTGTGAACAACCAACCCGCAGTGTTGAAAAAGCACTGCGGGTTTTTTATTGGGAGAAGTACAGTATGACTGAACTTGAGGGTAGACTTCCGATTTTTTCAGGATTTTACGGAACGTTTTTTGATCCTGATTATGCGTTAGATGTCGATTATATGGTTCGTAGTAGACTGGAGTCTCTGTTGGATCGGGGTGATGCAGGGGCTGCGGGGAATTTCCCGGAGAAGTTCTGCAGGAAAGCTATGCAGTTCTGCTACGAGAATACCAATATACAACGATATCAGGATGTTGTAGCCAAGTTTGTTGCTACTTGCACAGAGGAGTGGTTGAATAAGCTGCTTCCCGCCGACGCTGGTGTGCAGATCGTAAGACCGTTGGTATACTCTCCGCGTGAATACAATTTTAGAAATGATTGTATCAACGCGTTGTTTCAGTTCCGTGATTATGAAAAGTTTCGGACGTACGCACTGTCGATGCTGACAGACGGGTCGGATTCGGCGAGCGATATGTGGACTGCGTTTTTACAGCAGAATTTTACGACGCGCTCCGGTTTTATTTCATTTTATTCAAATGATTCTGACGTTTGGATCGAAAAGACCGATTCGTTCCGGAAGTTGGATGAGATTGAGCTTTGGGCGGTTGTGTCAGTATTGTTTGCAGCTGATTATTGTAGGTCACATATTGTGCGCAGCGATAGCGTGTATACGGATATGGAAGCCGACATGTACCAGGACTTCTGTGACATGGTGGATGTATACGGTTGTGTTCCGGATGCGTTGGATGTTATCGAATCTGATGAGAGGCGGAAACAGGCTACTGACTTGATCATGGAATCAAAACCGGAATTTGATCTGGATGCGGCATTGTTGGGGTTATTGGAAACGACAAGAGAAAGAAAGCAGGAACATCATGAAGACTGAGGAAAAACTCGCGTCTCGTCTGAAAGATGCAGTCAGGGACGCTCTGTCCACAGTTTGCTGGAAAGATGAAAACGGCGTGTTTTATGAGGAAATCTATGCGGATTACCGTGACACGCTGGATGACTGCACACTCAAGAAAATCTGCAATGACGATCATCCGAGGGAGAAGTTGTGGGAACTGCTCGACGAGTGGTATCGTGACTGCGAGTGGGAATATGCGGACAATGTCATCAAGCGGGTTCTCGAAGACGAGGATGTGGCGGAGCTGATTGAAAATCTGGATGAGGATGAAGTCCGGGAGCTGATTCGCGACCAGTTCTATGTCGAATACCCGGCAAAGCACTATCTTGCTCAGGATGTGCTGGTTGATCTGATTGTCGATACAGGTGATCTGAATTATGACTTTACTTCCAACATCATTGGCGGGCATTATGACACCAGTGATGATTCGATTCCGGAGGAGTCCAGTCTGTTGTGGCTGGCACGCCAGCAGGGATATAAGAAATCTGAACTCAAAAAGGCGCTGGTTGAACGAGGAAAATGTGAATCGCCGTTGCTCAAGTCAATTTATGTGGAAACGGCGAATTGCAGTTCGCATATGAATGCGTTGGTTTTTCTGGTTAAGATGACGCTGGAACAGTATTTCAATCTTCGTGATGCCATCGACATAGAAGAGAAACGGAACAAGAGTTATTATCTTTCTGAACGTACCGGGCGTGGCTATCTGGTTCTCTCCAAAGATACGACCTGCGGTCTTTATGATGCTTGGAGTGGCGCGGGAAGTCTTTTGGAAATCAAACTGGAAAAGGATGTTCGTCTGCCGTTCCGTTGCATTGAGTCGGCCAAACACGATGGTTGTCGCGGTTATTCTATTCGAGAAATCTATGGCTGCGGTTCTGAGTTGTGGAGTGACGATGCTGTGAAAGAAATCCATCCCATGAAAAAGCCATGTAAGAAGGTGTGTTAATACGGTCAGGTAGCGAATGAAAGGAGGTTGTATGTCGGATGAAGCGAAATCTCATCTGACGAAACCGCACATATGTGCATTTTGTCAGCACTTTGAATCGGCACCGGGTGAACTTATCGGTGTTTGCAAACAGAATTTACAACACACTGTAACTGGTGTAAGTTGGTATCCAAACGTACAGGCCGGCAACATGGCTTGTGATTCATTTCAATTAAAGGAGACAGCGCATCATGGCGAATTTTAAATTGGCAGCAGACGGACAATCCATTCCGCATGTGATTGAGCTGAATGATGTATATGACGTCGCAGAACTCGACCTGGGGTATATCATCAACGAAGAGCAGGCGAGGCAGGTGTTGATCAACATCTGCGCGAAGTATCCGGATACGACGAATGTCGACAGCAATGTGATCGCAGTGGAAGTGAAAGGAGTCGTCAATGCATAAGTTTTACGCGATGGATATTGAGACTGTTCGCGATTTGAATCAACAGTGGGCGTTGCCTGTGCCGACAGCTCCGGGCAATTATAAAAAGCCTGAGGCAATTGAGCAGTACATTCGTGAGGCGCGTACGAAACAGCTGGAACAGATGGCTTTGTCTCCGTTGACCGGACGTGTGTTCTGTGTTGCATTCGTTTCCGGAGACGGCGAAGCACCTGTTGTGTTTCGTTGTGGAGATGAGACGCTGTTTGATGAAGCCAACGTTCTGCGGAATACGTTGCAATGGTTGCGAAAAATGCAGTTGGCAGGGGATACGTTGATTACGTACAATGGGTACAGTTTCGATCTTCCTTACATCTTCAAACGAGCAGCCATTCAGAATGTTCGGTTGCCCGATACACAAGAGAACGCGCTCACGTTGCTTTCTTATACAGATTCGTACATGTTCTCCCGCGAGCTGCATGTTGACCTGTATCGGGAATGGTGCGGATCGAATGGAAAGGGAGCGTCTGAAAGTTTGGACACGCTTGTGCGAGCTGTACTGGGTGTGGATCGTGCGGTCATTGCTGACACTGGTAAAACGCACGAGCTGATCCAGACCGCTGCCGGCAGATCTGCGTTGGAAGGCAAATGTGTCGCAGATGCGACCTATACAAAGCAACTCTATGAGCGCTTGTACGGTATCCTATTTTAATTGAAAGGAACGTGAAATGACGTTTTATGATCTATTGCAGCAATTGCGGAGTAGTGGTGACTTTGATGGTGACTTTGATGGGTACATTTATCCCGGAATTTTTGATTCCTATGAGCTCCATTTTCGCTGGGATCGTCGCTGGGTGTTAAGCAGGCGTTGGTATCTGGCGTACTCGCGGTTAATGGAATCAACTGCGGTAATGTTTCCTGCCCAGACAATACCGGTGCTTGAGCTGTTACTGCGCTCTGCTGACGGATCCGATCGATTGGAAATTGATCGCGACAATCTTCCTGCACTGATAAAGGCATCAATGGACGGGAATCCTGCAGTGTTGCAGGACAGTAGCTGCGGTATTGGTGGGTCCGTACACGCTGTAAGAGCTCGTGGAGCAGCGGGTACCCAATATTTTCCTGTAAATAGCATGCAATTGGATAATGGCGCACTTACTATTATTGGGGCACAGATTGATTCAGACAATACACAGTGGATTTATGAAATGTTTCCACCTGCAATATATCTGATTCCTTCGGATTTATCTGCTTCGTTTGTTCGAGAGTTGGACTCTTTCGTACACGATATTGAGCATGCTACAAAAGGGTTCGACGTATCTGACACGGACCTTGCCGAATTATTTCTGTAAAAAGTGAATATTCGATGTAGAAAATCCGCGTTTCTCTGGTATATTAAGAAACAGTGCGGGGGCCATTAGCTCAGTTGGTTAGAGCACTTGCTTTGCAAGCAAGATGTCGCCGGTTCAAATCCGGCATGGTCCACCAGCGATTGCCGACTTAGCTCAGCTGGCTAGAGCGGTTGACTTGCAGTGCCCCGTTAGTTTAACGGTAAAACGTAGACCTTGTAAGTCTTTGATATCGGTTCGACTCCGATCCGGGGCTCCATTATTTGATAAATTCCCGCCTGCTCGGCGTAAAGAGCCGGTTTACGCGTCTGACACCGTAACATCGACGTGGCGAGCAGCGGTCAGACAGCGCAGTTTTCGGCGGTTCACTATAGCTTAATCGCTGCCCTGGCGAGGTGGTATTCGGCGCGCGAATACAAATACGCGAAAGGTACAGTCCTTACCTTATAAGCGATGGAAAGCATGGACACTATCGTGGTCGCTTGGCTCAGTTGGTTAGCGCGATTCCTTTACACGGAATAGGTCGCAGGTTCGATTCCTGCAGCGACCACCAGTTTATGCCGGAGTGGCGAAATTGGCGACGCGTCAAATTCAAAATCTGATGCTCGATGAGCATATGGATTCAAGTCCCATCTCCGGTACCATTATAAGCAAAACGAACAGGAACAAATCATGCTTTTTATTATCTTTTTTGTACTCATGGCAGCGCTCGTCATTATCGGAGATAAAGTAGACAAGTCTGCTAAAGCACAATGCATGCATTGTAAGAACGATGATTGCAGTTGGTGCGGCGAGACCGATATTTACTGATTGTATGACTGACTGAGTGAATGAATGAATGAATGAATGAGATTGGAGCACATAATGCGGATAGACGATGACTGGGAAAAGAGAGAAAGACTGAAAGAAGGGTTGGCGAAGATAACGAAAAAGGGAAAATATAAGGAAAAGCATAAGGGCATCAGAATTCGTCCGGTTATTTAGCCGATTAGCTGGTCCGTAGTTCAGTAGGCGCACAAAACAAGTGCGCTTTTCTTTTTGAAAGGGAGTGACATGGCAGAAAATACAACAATTGAGCAGTGTTTGCAGGAACTAGTAGCAATCGCGGAGCGGCAAAAGCAGCTTAATTCGCGTTATTTAAAGTTATCTGCACGTATACAAGACGCGTTCAGAAAACGCATCGATAGAGTTATGACACAGATGATTGGTGCGTGGTGGATCGATGTCAGCTATCAGCTCAAATACGAGAAAATGGAGGTGACAACAGGCAGAATCTCCGCGTATCAGCAATGGGCTGCAGCGGACCGTAGGAATGTCAGAATTCTGCTGTCTGATTATATGGGTGTGCAGTCGAACCTGAAGTCATATGTGATTGAGCGGGAGTCGGAAGTTGTTAGGATGCGACAAGTAGGTCCGATCACGACACGTCTTCCGTCTCCACAGGAGATTGGTGACACGTGGGGTTGTACGATTGAACGTGAGGGCGTGTTCGAATTTTGCAGTATTTTGCGTTCGGAAGAAGATCAGGAACAGGTTCGGTTGCTTGCCGCGAAAGCGCGATCCATACTCGCAAATTCAGAGCGTCCTGGTGCAGACTGGGCCACATACATCTGTACTGATGTCTTATATCGACCTGATCTGGCCCCGTCTGATCTTGTGGTGAAACAGATTAAGGAGTTGTCGAATGGGGAAAATTGAACAGGTCGTCCAGGCGTTTCAAGATGCGTATCGACGTTGGAGCGCGGAGACAGGTGTTCGATTAACTGATTCACAGCAGTATTGGGTATTCGTGAAAAAGCTGGACCTGTATCACAGGACTGGCTTTTTTTGTTTCCATCAATATGAATTGAGGGAATCTGCGATTACTCCAAACCTGATGGTATGTACACGCTGTCATACGGCGGTCGGATATCGATGCGATCAATCCCCAGATCATATTCATCACTGCTATCACAAGGGGAATATTATCCGTCTTTTGAACGGTGAATTCGTTGTTCCTGCGTTTAAACAGGTTGTCGGGCATTGTGTATTTTGTGACAAAAAAAATGCGAGAAAGGATCATGGCTCGGTATCGTGAACCATTTCTAATTATGTCTCCACATATAGCGGCATAATTAGCGGACCAATATAGAATGATGTCAGTAGTCTGGCGTGAATTAAACAGTGTAACAGCATAGAAAGGACGTAAAAATGAGATTGCTGAATGCGATGAGAGATACGATGATCGAGCGCATTATACATAAGAAGTTCGACGGTATCAAGGAGGAGCAGTCACGCAGAGTGTTGGTAATCGCACGAGATATCGTGGATGAAAGCATAGTTAGCAGTGCATCGGAGAATTGGAATTTTACGGAGGAGCCGCTTGATGTCTGGAAACGGTTGCCGGAATCATGGTTTCCGGTATCGACTTCCGGAATCGCAGTGTCTTGTGTGGGTGATTCGCGGTTTTCGGCAGATGTGTTCGGGCCGGCAGGACGCGTTTATTTAGCGTGGTATCCGCACCCGATAAAGATGCCGGCACATATCTTTTATAACAACGTGTATACGAGAGATCTGAGTTATTCGACTGCACAGCGAATTATTCGTTATGCGAGGCTTCAAAGGTCCATTGAACAAGACGAACGAGACACACGGAATTTGCTGACAAAGGTTTTTCGATCGCATACGACGACCACTTCGCTGCTTCAGATGTATCCGGAGTTGCGGGCTTTTATGCCGATCGATGAGAAGCGCAAGAAGTCGTTGTTGCCGGCACCGAAACCGGATCCGGCGTTGAAAGAACTGTTGGAGGCGTTGGTGCCAAATGCGTAAAATGATGCGAACATCAAAACGCACGGTGCGTGATCAGTATGCGCGATTGGTAGAGATTCCGATTAAAACTGGCATACCTTCGTTTGATAATCGCTGTCAGTCGCTGTTTACAGGCGAGGCTCGTGCGTCCACGCAATTCAGCGCCGTGATTCCATTGCGATCTGCGAAGCAATACTATTCAGATCCAGAGGGTGCGTATACCGCGCGTGTGTTGCGTCAATTTCGCGCATTCGATGTACCGGAAGACGTTTTGCAGCAATTGCAGGCTTTTGCGGTGAAACAGCGAATCATTGTGCATTGTTTTTTCATGAAGGTGCATTATGATTTCAGGCTGATTGGTGTACTTGCGTTTGATCTGATTACGGCAGACTGTTGTCTGACGTATGTCGGAGATCCTCGTGCGGAGCTTCGGTATGCGGTTATATTGGATCGTTGCCGAGCTGCCCTGCAACGTGCGATGCGAAAGACAGACTGGACAATGCCTACCGCTGATGGGAAGACGGAAGTGTCGATTTCGGTGTTTAAACGGTATGTACGCTCCCTTGGATATGCCGTGTCTCGTTTGGATGATCCGGTGCCGACGTACTGGATTCACGAGCGGAATCGACAAACGTATTTGTTGACGGAACCGGCGGATCCATCCGATGTTTGTCGAATGCGCCTGGATCAATGGCTTCGTACGCATACGGTGAAACAACCTGTTTCAGTCGATGGAAAAGTTGTGTTTATTCCAATTCAAATTGTGTAAAGGATTCGAGTTTATGTGTGAGGAATATGATGGCTGTCTGGTTTGTTACAGAGATGATGTGAAACACGACAAGCTGTTGTTCGTTCCTTTATTTGCAGAAGCATGGACGTTCTCAAGAGTTTCTTATCAGTGAGGAGTGCTTGAATGAGTAGACAATTGTCGTCAATCGTTCGGCTGACAGACGAACGAAGAGAAAGAATCGATCGATATTTTTGGAGACAGCTGGAAGCTGCACGGGATATCGCGTTCAAACCTTCGGTAGCTCAATTTCTTGAGGATGAGTTTCTTATGCTGCTTCATAATCGAATTCGGATGAATTATCCGGATAGAGATTGTGCAGATACGTTTATGCGTGTTTACAATATGATGCCATTTGAATGGTGTGTAAACCTCGAACAGATTGCACTACGCTTTGACTCAGAGGACGAATTGCTAACAATTCACGTTCCGAGCTGCTGCACAAGACCGGTTCCGATCAATTATCAGAAAATGGAATTCACGGTATGCGAGATTCCTCACACAGCAAACGATCTGTATCAGCTCTATGAAGAGCAGGAACGTTTGCAGTCAGATATAAGGGCCATAGCCAATGAGCTGGCGCTGGTATTGAATGCGAGTCCGACAATTAATCGCGTGCTGTTCGATTATCCGAAACTTCGAGCGTATCTTCCGGATGCTTACTGCCATGTTACCGCAGCAAAGTCCTCACCGGTTTTAGCGCGTAGCGCTGTGCTGCAATCTGGCTTACAGTGGATGGAAGAAATGTTGGCATCGAAAAAGCCGGAAAATCAGTGAACAATCTATTGATATTTGCTGTTTTTGTTGTATCTTGAATACTGCTGCCGTGCGTAAGGGCATTTGAACGTTGGACTAGTTTCAGCGATCCGATTGCATATGTTGTGACGTACGGCAGTACACATGCGATAAGTCTGATCGTAGTCGAGCTCGACGATGCCTGTGGAGCATTCATGCCATCTCGGTGGGTGTTTTGAAGCAGGAAGATTCGAAAGAATCAAGACGGAAACATCGGCCAATGTGTGCGTTTGGTGTACGAGATATTCCGTACATCCACGTACACGGCCACTTTACGGTGCGGCGTAGAGCAGCGGTAGCTCAGCAGGCCCATAACCTGCGCGTCGGTGGTTCGACTCCACCCGCCGCTACCATTTTGCCTATTAATACTATAGCTAGCTGATAATTATTGCTGCTGGTGATTGTCAGAATGTTGTAGTATTGGCTATCAGCAGCCATTTTTATAGAGTCAGTTCGCTAGTGTAATGGTTAGCACAAAAGATTTTGATTCTTTTAGTATAGGTTCGAATCCTGTGCGAACTGCCAATGTTAGGAGGGTTTCAGAATTTACACCCTGGGTCACAGGGGAAGTGCTTCTGGAGAGACTCGGTAGAGTCTCGTTGAAGGAAGAAGATTCGTAAGAATCGTGAACAGAGGAGACTGCCATTGCGAGCATACCCTCGTAAGCCTCTCGGTTTTACCGATGCTCAACCTTCGAGGGGTTTTATAGAAATGGTCCGGCATAGCTCAGCGGTAGAGTAGGTGGCTGTTAACCACTTGGTCGTTGGTTCGAATCCAGCTGCCGGAGCCAGATTACGTGCCGACGAGACAGGTCTAAAATTGGTTGATACGAAGTAAATTCGGAGTTTATGTACTTGATAATTTTGAGATTCGTTGTATATTGAGGAGTAGGAATACTGCAGGTCTATAGAACACATGATTCAACGAGCTCATACAATTAAGTTAAAACCCAATAAGGCACAAGCGGTCTTGCTGTCGAAGACAGCGGGTACCGCCAGGTATGCTTATAATTGGGGTTTAGCGAAATGGAAGGAGCTCTACGAAAAGGGTGAGAAGTGTGACCAATACATGCTTTCGAGACTCTGGACGCAAACGCGTCCAGAGTGGAGTAAGGAAGTATTCAGTGGAGCCGGATTTAAAGCGATTATGAATCTCGGAGGAGCTTATAACGCTTTCTTCAGAGGATTCAGAAGTCATCCTACGTTTCACAAGAAAGGTCTCCGGGATAGTTTCTACATCAGTAATGACAAGGCGAAGTTATACGGATCGAAGATCCGACTTCCGAATATCGGACGTGTCAGAATGACTGAAGAGCTTCGTTATTCTGATTGTAAGATTATGTCTTATACTGTCCGTAGGAAAGCTGACGGTTGGTACGTAGTGATCTCGGTAGAGATCGAGGAAGAGCGTAGGACAGAGTCCGACAGTTTTGTAGGAGTAGATGTGGGTTGTAAGCATTTAGCGGTTGCTAGTGACGGTACAATCTGCGACACTCCCGGAAAACTGAAGGATCTCGAAAGACAGCTGAAACGGAGACAGCGTCTTCTTTCACGGAAGCAGAAAGGCTCTCATAATAGGGCTAAAGCTCGTCTTCGTGTTTCCCGTACTTTTCAACGAATTCAAAATATCAAGAACGATACAGTTCACAAGTTTACAGCGCATATTGCTAAAAACCACGGTACTGTGTGTCTGGAAACTCTGGACGTTAAGGACATGAAAGAGAGTTCGAACAAACTTGTTCACAAGGGAGTTCAACGTTCTTGTATGTCGGAAATACACAGACAACTGAAATATAAGTGTAATAACTTTATTGAAGTTGATCGCTATTTCCCGTCCAGTAAGACTTGTAGTAACTGTCACAGCCTCAAAGCAGATTTAAATCTCTCGGAGAGAGTGTATAAATGTGACAATTGTCATATAGAACTCGACAGAGATCTTAACGCTGCTCTGAACCTCCGTCAGGAGGGTCTTAGAATTTACACGGTAGGTCATACCGGAAGTGCCTGTAGAGAAGTTCAGTAGAATTTCGTTGAAGCAGGAAGTATCAATTGATACGTGAACAGGCGTGCTACCGCGCAGTCGTAGACGTACGAGGAAAGCCTGTCCCCGATCGTAGCTGAGGCCTTTGTAGTCCGCGCAGCGTACTACATCGTATTTCCCGCCGTCGAAGAGTAGTGCGGCGCTCCGCATCCGAGTAGGGTGCTCCGTGGTTCGTGGGAATTCGAACCCGCTTTTGGCACATAAGGTGTTATTAAATGTGCTGAGATACTGATGACAGTGCGCTGTGTAAATCCTCATGAGGTACAGTAAGCTGCTCTCCGTCTAACAAGCGGTAAACATCATGTTGACGGCGTTGTTACTGACAACGATTCTTGCGTCGGCCCATAGGCAATTGCCTTGAAGTTCGCGTTTCCGGAGATCCTCCGTGAGCACACAATGAATCGCTGTCCTTCTTTTATGTCCGTGTATAGCGCAGCTTGGTCGGCGCATCTGCTTTGGGAGCAGAAGGTCGTGGGTTCAAATCCCGCTACACGGACCATTTTTTGTGCCCAGATTTCTGATATAAACCAATTGGAGACATCATGATTCCTGTAAATAAAATGACGTTTGATACGTTCGCAGAGGCGAAAATAGCCGCATGTGCGCAGGCTGAATATGCTATGGGTGGTAGATTTCTTGTCTATCAGTTGAAGAGTAATAAATATCGTGTGCAGTACGATTCCTGCAAGGTTCGGGACGGCGTTGATGAGTCCGATGTGTTGGCAGAATTTTGGACACATTGTAATTCTGGTACAATGTCTTGGAAGGAGGCAGTGGAAATCGCATATAGGAGGGTGCGTGGATGATTAGTTTCTATGAAACAGAGTCAGAGGCTCGGCAGGCGTTGTCCGATGTGACGCTTATCAAATGGCCTCAGATGATTGTGACCGGTGCTTCGGTCACAGGGGAACAGGCAAAGGAGATTATTATAAGGACAGATCCGTTCTTTTCGGATGTCGCTTTGTATGCTGGTGGAAATGACCAAGAATTCACCATCCGCTATCAACAGCAATCGGGCGTGTTGGCAGCTGTGTCGTGTTCTGATCAACAGATACGAGAGCGCGTGCAAGAAGCGGTGGACAGTGTCGTGAAACCGATTCCGTTGGATTATTTGGACAACGACTGGGCTTCCAGCGGTTTTATTTATGGACCGCATGGTTGGTGTCAGCCTGATGGAACCATCGAATATCATGACAATATTGGAAAGTGGCCGGAAGCCGTCGACCTGTACGATGAGTGGCAGTCTATTGCACGGGCGTTTCCGTATCTTAGCTTGTTCGCATCTTTTATGGATGCGGAGAGTTGTGACACAGACGCTTCGGTGGTGCTGCAGTTTGTGATACATGAAGGTGCAGTTCGCGTCGTGAAGGGCGAGCATGCTCCGGTTGCACGAAAAATACGAGTTGCGGATGATGTTTGTTTTTGTTCTCGGCTAGAACATGGTCTTCCGTGGTCTTGGGTCGCCGAGACTGCTGACGCAATTAGAACAGAATTACAGAACAGGGGGATCGTTGCATGAAGAAGCATGATATTTGGTTGGATTGTGGTGCTGGTACGATGTTCAAGCTATCCGAGGTGACCGCAGTATCTCGCGTTACTTTATTTGATCTTGAGTATATTCGGTTCGAGGGCCCGCGCTTTGAAAGTGCGCAGTATCCGTGTTCCCTGACCCAATTTCGGAAGTTTCTTCATTTGATCCATGAGGAAGATCAGTGGCTTCATTGTGCGCAGGCTTCCGTTCGACTTTCTGCGATCTATAAGATTGCGGACGGGTGCGCCTTTTACTATGGATGCACGCAGCAGGACGCCAGCGGAGAATCATCGGTAAAACTGCCGTCCCAGTATTTGCGGTCTTCCAATGAGTTGACGCTGAAAGGACGTCAGCTGTTGCAGAAGATCGGGAGCATTGTACCGCTTACGGACATTGAGCAACGTACCGGAGAGGAACATGAAGACTAGGAAATATCAATACCTGATTGTGCTCCAGGGATGGTATAACGGTGTGTGGGAAGATCTGACGTGTGAAGATGCGCATAGTGCTGCTACAACAGATCGCGCAACAGGAAAGCGGGTTACTCCATTGATGCGGGTTCGCAGAGATCTGCGCGCATATCAGCAAAATGAGGGCGGTCAGTTTCGAATTATTCGGAGGCGCGTGTTACATGAGGCGTAATTATTTTAAACATACAAAAGTTACAAAACGGCTTTGTGTACGGGCACCGGATCCACTGAATCCGTATTTGTATCGTGGAAAGCACAATCTTCGGTATTATGTGTTTGATCAACGGGAACCGGGACCTGATGCAAAATGGGCATGGATGTGCGCGACAACACGATATCCGCATGAAGTAGTGGCTCCGTTGATGCGATATCATACGATTTATGTGTTTCAAGGTCGTCGGTGTGCCGCGATCTATCGGCAGCAGGAGACTCCTGGATTGCATTTTCCGACAGCAACGTTGGTATGGGAGAAAGCGTAATGGAAGAGATACAGGTTGTTTTGACGGCAGACGGACGTCGTGCCATCAGTGAAGCGCAGTTTCGACAGCTTTTGAAGCAGTCTTACGGTTGGAGCGTGCGTCGACGATCGATTGGAAAAATAAAGCACTTGCAACTGTACTGGCTGAACAGGCCGATCACGTTGTTGGGGCTTGTTCGGGATGATTTTTACAGTACGACTGCCGGTATGCAGGCAAAACTGGCGCAGGAGGTGATACGGCAATTCGATGTGTATGAAATAGTGGATGCGTCGACGAAACCGCCGACGTTGAAAGGAAAATTTAAACTGACGGACTGAACATGAAACAATCTAATGATCATTGTATTTATCAACCGCTGTTCCGGGTGTGGTCGAAAAATCGAAAACGGTATTTGACGACGTTTGAGATTCAACATTATATTCGCAAGGACGTGCCTGCGTTTGTGTCGATTATCAGATCTGACCGCATTACGGTGGAGCGATTTTCCGGGCATTATGATAGCACAGGCAAGCGCCCGCTTTTTGTTGGAGATATCGTGCAGACGCCTGCCGGCAGGAGATTTCAAATCGTAAACGCGACCAGAGGTCCGAATATTCGTATTAAGGCATTGGATACGGGAGCGATGATTGACAACTCGTTTATTCCGATCTTGGATGCGAACATCTTTATAAAAACAGTACACGGAAAAGACATGATTGGAGACGTTACCAGGAAGGATGTCGTGGAATGAAAGCATCGTTTATTCGGAGAATTGTGCAGTTTACGTTGAAGAGCGTTGGTTACGATGCGGAAAAACTGCTGTACGCGGTTCGCACAGTGACAACTGCGTGGGATGTGAAAATGGAGCAGGAGGCAAAGACGCGACATACGGAACGCTGCCCGGTTTGCCATCGATTTATACGTCATGGGGAACGTCATAATCATACTGCTGACGACATTGCCCGTGCGGCTGAGACGGCGCAGCACAAAGAACTGCCATCGGTGTTTTCCGATACTCCGTTGCCGGCTGGGACTATCTGTCGCGGACTGAAAAGTACACGGTATATCGTGCTTCCATTTGATGTGAAAGCGGAAGCATCGCTTCCATGCGGATTGTGCGGTCTGCGTGGACTTGGTGTGTGCGGTAAAATCAAATGCGGTTCGTATGAACGGCGGGATTGGGATCACGCTTCGGTTTATTTTAAGGAACTCAAATGAAGCGAGAATACACGGTAACAATTCATCGGGTTAGCCCGTATTGGCTATCCAGATCGAAAGCAGCGCTTGTCCGAATGGCTGTTGATAAAACATTGCAATTGACCGCGTATCAACGCGAAATGCTGTATTCCGCCATTCACTTGATGGATGCAGCAACTGATGATATTGATCGTCAACAAGAAGAACAGAAACAGGAGAACTGACATGGTTCAGATTGAGAAACCGAAACAGACATGGGATGAGCTTAGAACAATGACATGGGGTGAGGTATTTGCGTTGATGACGCGTATGCGGAATTTTCAACAGAAACAGTCAAGTCAGGTTCATGGTTTTGTAGACCGCTATGTGCGTCCACATTTACTCTATTTCTGTTATACATACGGTGTAGAGTTTCGGGATGGATGGTTCCAGCAGTGTCTGCCGAAGACCGAGGAGATGTTTCGTGTAGAGCTTAATGAAGTGCTGTTCGATGTTGCTAGAAGTCGGTACGATTTTTACATAGCGCGGTGGTCTGAATATAAAAAGCATCCAGCGTATGGGAAGCATGTGCAGCAACTGATGCCTTTGATTCGAGATTACCGTGCATTGAAGGACATTTTGGCCATACCGATTAACACTGACATTTCCGGTAAAGCGGTGTGGGAGTTTCTTGACGATGTGTTGCTATTTCATACGAACCACACGGAAAGTGAACAATAGAATGGATCGAAACCATGTGATTATAATGTGTGCTCGTACGAGCACGGCAGTTGTAGAGTATCTGATCGATGCCATCAATGCCGCTGATATGTCTGGTGGAATCGTACCGTATCCGGTTCCGGTGCCGACAAAGCATCTGAAGCCGGAGGAACAGAAACATTATGCGACAGCGATTGCGATCTCGCTCGCGCTGTATCGACGCGTCATGTTCATACACAGTAATAAGAACGTGGCGTAGGTACCTTCAGGGAGTGATCCCTGTCGAAGAAGAAAGTGAATTGCTGGAAGCCTAAGTCAGTAGTGTAGACTGATATGGTAATCAGCAGCCGATCAACCGGAAAGCTAAGGGACTCGAAGAGTCCTATGCGCCGGGGAAAGGGTTCGGAGGTCATCGGGAGGTCAACCTGATAAGCGCTCCCGTTAGGGTCTAAGCAGGCCCGAAGTGCTCCTGATTTCGAAAGGAATCAGATAAGATGACCCGTGCTACCCGAAAGGGATAGGAAGCCCTCACCTGACCAGTGAGATAAGCCGGGTAGGTAGTAGCGCACCTATCTGAACAAGAACCACGAGGTCTTACGAAATCGAAGTAAATCCTCAGATTTACACTTGATATTGTTAACGTACATGCTATATTAGAACCAGGTATTATAATACACAGGAATTTGAAGTGATTCAACGAGCTCATAAAATCAAGCTGAAACCCAATAAGCATCAGGCTATCATGCTGGTAAAAACGGCCGGTACCGCTCGCTTTGCGTATAACTGGGGTTTAGCGAAATGGAATGAGCTCTACGAAAAAGGTGAGAAGTGTTCCGCTTACAGCCTGATCTCTCTGTGGAAACAGGAGAGACCAGACTGGGCATTGGAAGTCGGCGCTGCGTGTTTGCAGCGCCCGTTTATGCACCTGGAAGGTGCCTTCAAAGCCTTCTTCAGGGGTGTTCGCAGGCATCCCACTTTTCACAAGAAAGGGCTGCGGGACGGCTTCTATGTCCCGAATACTCATTTCAAACTCCGTGGTAATAAAATCCAGTTGCCCAAGTGCGGACTTATCAGAATGACCGAGCGTCCTCGGTATGAAGACGCGAAGGTTGTTTCCGCCGCAGTCAAGCACCAGGCAGACGGCTGGTACGTCGTAATCCAAGTCGAACTTGAAGAGGAACGCAGAACCGACTCAAATTCCTTTGTTGGAGTCGATGTCGGGTGTACTCAGCTGGCGGTAGCCAGCGATGGTACGGCCTGCGATTCTCCGGCCAAGCTCAAAGACTTGGAACGGCAGCTGAAACGTAGACAGCGACTGCTGTCTCGCAAGGCTAAGGGATCCAACAATCGAGCGAAAGCGAGATTGAAGGTAGCCCGTACTTGGCAGAGAATCAACAATATCAAGCAAGACACAGTTCACAAGTTCACTGCACTCATTGCCAAGAACCACGGTACTGTCTGCATTGAAAAGCTGGATGTGAAGGCCATGCAAACCGGAGACAACGCCCTCGTAAGAAAGGGCGTACAGGCTTCCTGCATGTCGGAAATCCTGAGACAACTCAAGTATAAGTGCAACAACTTTATTGAAGTTGACAGGTTCTATCCATCCAGCAAAACCTGTAGCAGCTGCGGATCAGTCAATGCTGAACTGACCCTGGCGGATCGTACTTACCATTGCCCGTCCTGCGGGTACACGATCAACCGGGATTTGAACGCAGCGTTGAACCTTCGGAACGAAGGTCTGAGGATTTACACGGTGGGTCACACCGGTAGTGCCTGTGGAGCTGCCCGGTAACGGGCGGTGCTGAAGCAGGAAGATTCATAAGAATCGTGAACAGTTGATGGATCAACGCAATCACCCGCAGTGGAACTCATTGCGTAAAGAAGCGCGCAGAAAGTTTGGATCTCAGTTTTCAAAGAAAACATACATCGAATGCATTGGGAGACTTGACCTTGATGAGGAAGAAGAATAAGCTGTGCGAACCGTTGACGCTGGAGCAAGTTTCTTCGATTGTGCAGCAACTGCACGGCAACGGACTCAACTACGAGTTCTGGTGGACGGAAAGTCGAACGTATTTTCACTTGCACACGTTTTTCGATTTTATGAACGATGTTGGGTATTATGACGGTGTAATTCCAGTGCACATGTTTATACGGAAGGATGCGAAGATACTGGAGCGTTCTTACGTGCGCTGTAAGAATACCGGAAAGTATTTCGGTATCCGTGATTATCTGGAAGACTCATTGTACGCCGCGTTGCAGAAAGGTGTGACTGATTGCCATGAAACAGCGAGTGCATAAGTCGGGTGCATGCCCGTTGTGTCAGTGTCTACCGTATTACTATCAGTCCGCAGATCGGAAAACAACATTTGCGATGTGCGAGAATCCCGCGTGTTTGTTGTATCAGCATCCATGTTTCATGCTGACATGGGTGAAGATGTGTGCAGGTACGATGCGCAGTTTGCTGATGCCGAAAGAGCTGTCCGGGCTGTTGTATCGCGGGGAGAAGACCCTTTGTTTACAGCCTGTAGAGTCCAACTTGGTAGATGTGACATCGATGGGAATGTTGCATGATCGAAAAGGCTGGTACTGCGTTCCGCATTTCGGTGCGCAGAATGCGAAGCAACCGCCGGAGCGTCGGTGTTATGCGCCAAATCAACCCGGTGATATTCTCTACGTTCGCGAGCCGTACTGGTGTGGACATCCGCTGGATGAGAACGACAACATTCAGATGCATGTAACAAAGACGTGGTTCGCGGCAGACGGTGAGAATCCAACGCCATATGATCGATTTGTTCATCCGAAGACCGGGCAGCTCGTTGACTCAACACCGTTCTGGCGTTCCGGATCGACGATGTCTAGAGAACAGGCGCGGACATTTCTCTTAGTACGATCGCTGCGTTTGCAGCGTATGCAGGAATTGTCTGATGACGATATTGCACGGCAAGGCTGTAAATCTGCGATCAGCGCAAGCTCGAAGGATAAGGTATACTGGGTGGGGGATGTGCCTTCTACAGCTGTACCGGTAGCTTCTACGATGCAGGAGGCTTGGCAGCAATTCTGCCTGTGGAGATTCGGAAGGGCGGCCTGGGAGCAAAACGCCTGGTGTTGGGTGTATGATGTGGTTTCGTTGCGGTATTTACAGGAGGATGTGAAGTGATGAGAGAAGTAGTAAATTCCATTACAGTGGGGAATTGTGAAATTCAGATCCAGTATGACAGGTTCCCCAGCAATCCGAGGAAAAACAGTAACGTTGGTATTATTGCAGTTGAACCGTCGAATCGGTATATCGAGTCGGAGACTCCGCATACTATTCGGTTTTCTGTAGATCCGATGGTGGACTTGGAAATATTGAAAACTGATTTTGGAGCACGTGTGATTGTTCCACTTTATGTGCTTGATCACAGTGGCGTTGTGTTTCGCACGACGCCGTTCTGCGACCCATGGGACAGCGGGCAGATCGGTTGGGTCTACGCAACGGATGAAACGATTCGAACGTGCCTTGGTGACGTGGATTTAACGTGTGATATGCAGGTCCAACGAGTGAAACAAGCAATATCGGAAGAGATCGAGGAATTCAACGCGTATTACAACGGGGAAGTATTTCGGTATTTCGTGTATGATCGATCGGATCCTGATGCGGATCCGATGGACGAGTGCGGTGGGTATTATACAATTGATGAAGCGCGGCAGGCGGCGTTGAACTTTGTAGAATGGTCGCAGAAAGTTTCGGATCGGCGGGAGTTCCCGTTGTTTCAGGCGATGGGTCTTCCTGTCCCGCCACGTGATACTATGTTGACTGCCAGGCTGAATTAAAGAGTGTGGGAGGATGCGATGTATACGTTAACGGATACGTGTCCGGAATGTGGGTCCGACGACATCAATGTGATTGATCGGGAATTTGATCGGACTTCTCAGTGTTTCAGATACAGACACTACTGTATTTGCTGCGGGCATGACTGGTGGGAAGAAGAGGAGAATGATAGCGAAGAAGATGCCTATGAGTCTGTGTAGTGGGAGCAGCTATGTTTGGGTATTTGTATTTCGGCGTTGATGTGGCGCAGATGAACATTCGGCAGATTAATCGCTTATTTCGGGATCATGACGAGCTTGGAGACGTTGAATTTCAGTCCGACATCAGCTATCAAGACTGCGGTTGTAATGATTGCGGCTGTCGCTGGAATGAGATTTATAAGTTTTGCAGGAAGGAGGTTGTTAAGTAGCGTTAGGACTTGGTCGTTTTTTGTTTTGATGCAGTAAGACTTGTAATCATTAAAAAATTTAGGAGTATTGGGTAATGTCGATGAATTTTGAAGAGTTTGCGAACGCGTTTACTGCCAAATTTGCGGAGATGAGCGATCGCTATCAGTATTTGTATATGGTGCAGGTGAATCCGGATGACCTGTACAATCATTATCTGAATTCGTTTCCGGCAGGATGCAACGAATTGTACCGTGTTCGCACAGAGCATGATTGCAGCACCTGCCGGCATGCGATTAAGCATGTAGGCATGGTTGTTGCACTGCAGGATGGCGTCATGCACAGCGTATGGGATCTGCAGTTGACGGATCCCGGTTATCAGGCGGTGGCGGATCAGATGGCGGCGTATGTGAAAGGAGCGCCCGTTTGTGACGTGTTTGTCACACGATTCAATAAATTCGGTTGCCGGCATACGCATTCGTTGAATCCGGATGGAACTGTGCAGGACTGGGATCACTTGGAAGCTATTGTGCCTCGTAAGCACCTGTCTGAGGATGCGGACAGTGTTCGTGCTCAATATCGTGATCAGTGTGCTGTGTTTCGGCGGTCACTGGAAGAGCTGTCGCTTGATAGCGTTGATACAGTGTTGGAGCTGATTGCGTCGAATACGCTGTATCGGGGGCAGGAATGGAAAGCGTCGTTGGTCAAGTTTCAGCAGGAGCTGCGGTCGTACCTCCCGTTGTCTGTGGCTCAGCGCAATTGGTATGCCTGGGAGCGTGGCATGTTGGTTGGGCAGGCAATTGCTCGTATTCGAAACCACAGCATCGGCGTTTTGCTGCAGAATCTGACTTCTGGTATGGATCTTGAACAGGCAGTGCGTCGGTATGAGCAGATCGTTGCGCCTACGAATTATAAGCGACCGAACGCCATATTTACGGAAAAGATGCTGAATGATGCGAAGAAGACGATCGAGTCGTTGGGATACGCGAGGTCTTTGCCGCGTCGTTTTGCAACGTTGGACGACATCACAGCCAACAACATCCTGTTCCTGAATAAGGACGTCGCACCGCGTGTCGCCGGCGGCATTGATTTGCTGGAGTCGCTGGGACACAACGTAGCGCGGAAACCGAAAAAGTTTGAGCGGGCGGAAGAAATGCCGATTGAAGCATTTGTGCGGAATGTACTTCCGACTGCGACGGACTTGGAGGTATACGTTGAAACTCGACATGCGAAAAATCTGGTGTCGCTGATTGCGCCAGTGCATGACGACGCAAAGTCAATGTTCAAGTGGGATAATGCGTTCAGCTGGTCTTATACGGGTAACATTACGGACAGTGTGTTGCGGGAACGCGTGAAAGCAGCCGGCGGTAAGGTGGACGGCGTGCTGCGCTTCTCGATTCAGTGGAATGATGATCCGAATCAGTGGGATCAGAATGACCTGGATGCGCACTGTATTGTCCACAACAACAAGGAGCATATTTATTTTGGTTCTAAATTTGGACACATAACGAAGGGCGAACTGGATGTTGATATCATCCATCCCCAACGGGAACAGGCAGCCGTTGAAAACATCGTGTGGACGAATCGGAATACGATGCTCACCGGTCCGTATGAGTTCTTTGTTCATCGGTTTACGAACCGTGGTGGACGGACCGGGTTCCGTGCTGAGATCGAAGTTGACGGACAGTTGTTTTCCTATGACTATCACGGGCCGTTTGGTCGCTGTAAGGGTTTTTATGACTGTGTAGATGTCGCAACAGTGCGGAAAAATGCAGATGGCACGTTCTCGGTTACGAGCCACATCGACAGCAGCGTTGCAAGCAAGACTGTCTGGAATGTCACTACGGAACAGTTTGTACCGGTATCCGTTGTGATGTACAGCCCGAACTATTGGGACGATCAGCAGCATGCCGGCGCTGGACATCGGCATTACTTCTTCATGTTGAAGGATTGCATCAATTCAGAGCAGCCGAATGGCTTCTACAACGAATTTTTGAAGCAGGAACTCGTGCAGCATAAAAGAGTGTTTGAGGCGCTTGGCGCGAAAGCGCATGTTGCGGAGAGTGATCAGCAGCTGTCCGGTATCGGATTTTCGGAAACGAAGCGTGATTCGCTGGTTGTGAAAGTGAAAGGACAGATCGAGCGCGTGATCAAAGTTGTATTTTAATCAGGCAGGAACGAAGAGCGTTCTTGTCATATGTAAACCCATAAAACAAAAGGAGTTAAGACATGGGTGCGTTGAATGTGTTTGAGTATGCCGCGAAACATCGGGTTCGTTTTCCCTATAAGGGAATGATCGCGACGGAAGATTTGTATACGCTGTCGAGGTCCGAGCTTGATGCGATTTACAAAACGTTGAATCGTGCGCGAAAAGCGAACGAGGAAGAGAGCCTGCTGACGGAGCAGACAAAGGAGAATATTCTCCTCGATGTTCAGCTGAAGATCGTGAAGCACATCTTTGAGGAGAAGCAGCAGCGGGTACTCAATGCGCAGGCAGAGAAAGAGCGTGCTGAGAAGAAGCAGAAGATTCTTGCTCTGATTGCAGAGAAAGACGATGCGGAGCTTCGCAGCAAATCGAAGGAAGAGTTGCTGAAGATGGCCGAAGACCTGTAATACGGGTTTGCCGCGTGTATCTGATTTTATGTTGGGTACACGCGGTTTTTTTTATTGTAAAAAGGAGTGTTTGGTATGATGGAAGATAAGTGGCCTCAGTGCGGGGATCTGTATTGGTACATTAATTGGCCGTATGGTACCGAGTATTCTTTGCGGGTTAAGAACAAGATTTATAATGGAGTCGGTGTTGATGAAAGCCGTAAACAGGTCGGTAACTGTTATCGTACAGAGTTGGAGGCACGACAGGCCATATCTTGGATACTGAATGTACTGAAAGCGTCGTCACCTTGTAATACTTTTCCAAAGTTAACAGCGACAATATTTAACCGTACTGACTGTCCGGATTGGTGTAATGCTGCGGTGGTATCCAGCGGTGGAATTGCATATTGGGTTGATGGGGACTTTGCGACGAGACATAAGGAGATCCCAGGGCTGCGTTTCGACGCAAGCGATTGGCAGCACAGTTTAATCAGACGTCCAGTGCGAGAATTACCAGATTGGTGCAAAGTCAGTGCGTGGGTGTATAATCAAAAAGAGAATTATTTCTGTAGGATCACTGAAATTGCTGATGATCGGAAGAGTTTTACGGGCGTTCAACCCGGTAAAAATTACAGTGTCAGTAGCGGTGATCTCAACTACGGCTTTGATAAATGGAAACCAGCGAGATGCCGTCCGTGGACATTTGAAGATGCACCTCTGATGTGTAAAGTGCGCAGTATAAAAGACGAGCAAGAAGAAGCCGTGGTATCGTTATGTCCGAACGGTTACTATCGTGTTGGCGCGTACAGCAGCGGACGATTCTCTTTTTCTGAATTTTTGCGCAAATATAAACAACTGGATGGAAGTCCGTGCGGTGTTTTAGAAGTCATAGAAGAAGCCAATGCACATGAAGAAGTGTGATGTTAGAAAGTGTAGAGCGCAGTGCTGTGGACCGGTTCCGATCCCGAATAAGATACTGCACGAATGCTCGAACCTGATTCAGCGAGATATCGCGGTATCGATTGTGTTCGACGAAGACAGTACGATCGTGACCGACCAGCACGCGGTATGTGCATTCCTGACGCCGGATTATCGCTGCGCAATTTATGATCATCGTCCGCAGATCTGCCGGATGTTCGGCTTTCGATCACATCCGGATCTTCAGTGTCGGTATCTTAAAAAGTAGTAGCGTAACGCCTGTATGCACCAGACAAAGATAGCAAACAAGTTAAACATCAAGGAAATACAAAAATGAAAAAGTACATCAACAAGAGAATCTACACGGACGTTGAAAGCTACCTGGTCACCGAGATCGACGAAGTCAAGGGAACAGCAATGGCTACCGAGGTCGAGAAGCGGATCAAACCGAAAATGATTCCCGGCGGCTTCGCGGCCCATTGCCCGGACCTCAACCGTGAGTTCGCAGAAGCCGAGCCGGTGATCCGCAAGGGCGCAAAACCCTTCCAGATCAAACGCAACAAGGATGGCATCTGGGGATTCAAGCACGAGGTGGTTGCTTTGGCGCTGCCGGTTAAAGGCATGACTGAAGAATGGCTGGAAAGCAAGAAGGACGATCCCAACGCAGAGATCAAAGGTGATTACATTTTCCTTTACGAAACCACCAAAACAGGCAAGCGCAAAACTACCTTTGAAAAGCTCGGCACCTTGAGCGACACCTGTGGATATTTCTACGACTACAACTTCTGATATAAGCGCGAGGGCGGGGGCGGCAAAGAAAACAAGATGAGAGGGAAACGATGAAAGGTTACAAAGGTTTCAGCCCCGGCATGGTCTGCCGTGGCAAACAGTATCAGGAAAACACCGAATTCACCGAGCCGGAGGCGAAAATCTGTGAATCCGGCATGCATTTTTGCCCGAATCCGTTCGACGTCTGGAGTTTTTATCCTCCGACTGACGAAAACGGCAATTTGAATGAATTCGCCGAGGTCGAGGCGATGGATGATCCTCAAACTGATGATGACATCAAGTATTGCTCGCACCGATTGCGGATCGGTGCGAAGCTAGATCTGCCCGGCTTTATCAAGGCAAGTGTTGATTTTATTTTTGAACATGTCAAAAGTACAGACTCCAACACCGACTTTCGGAGCACGGCAACCAATACTGGTGATTACAGTGCATCAACCAATACTGGCTTTCGGAGCGCGTCGACCAACACCGGCGACCGCAGTGCGGCAACCAATACTGGCTTTCAGAGCACGGCAACCAATACTGGCTTTCAGAGCACGGCAACCAATACTGGCTTTCGGAGCACGGCAACCAATACTGGTGATTACAGTGCATCAAGTGTAAGTGGCAATGAATCATTTGCTATCGCCACCGGGCAGCTGAGTAAGGTAAAAGGTGCGCTCGGATGCTGGATCGCGTGCGCAGAATGGGCGGAAAATGACAATGGGACTTGGCATCCCATCGATTTCAAAGCCATCCGTGTGGATGGAGAAAAAATTAAGGCCGATACTTGGTATCGACTTGAGAAGGGAAAATTCATTGAGGTCGAGGAAGGATAATTTGATATGAATGAATTTCGATTTGTAGATCTGTTTTGCGGCGGTGGCGGCTCGATCACCGGCGCGATTAACGCGTTGCGAGCTGCTGGAGAGAGGTATGAAGGGCGTGGATTTAATCATTGGGAAACCGCTATTAAAACTATTCAGGCAAATCACCCGGAAATTGTACCTGACTTCAATCGGGCGTGTGCTCCGATTGAGTCGATTCTTCCGGATGAGATCTTTCAGGACGATCCGACTCGGATCGACGTGTTATGGGCTTCGCCGAGCTGTACCCATCACTCAGTGGCTGCCGGCGGGAAACCCCGCTCGAACCAGCTCCGCAGCCAGCCGGAATACCTGTTGCCGTATCTCAGGCTGACCCGATGCCGCCGGATGTTTGTTGAAAACGTCAAAGAGTTGCGTAATTGGGGACCGATTCTTGAGGAAGATATTAAGCATAAAGGCAAACTGTACAGGGCGGGAAGTGCGGACCCTCGGAAGAAAGGTGTATTCTTTAATCTCTGGTATCGGGAAATCAAAGCCAGCGGTTATAACGTTGAGATGGAGGTGCTGAACGCTGCGGACTATGGTGCGGCCACCAGTCGGGAACGGCTGATTGTACAGGCAGTTCGGAAGTCTTCCGGTGAGAAGATTTATTGGCCGGAGCCGACGCATGAGAAAGAACCCGAAATACGACTGTTTGAGAATATGGCGCAACCGTGGCGTTCAGCGGCGGAAATCATCGACTGGAGTATTCCCGGCGAGAGTATTTTCAACCGCAAAAAGCCACTTTGTGCAAACACGCTCCGGCGAATCGAAGCGGGAATCCGCAAATATTGGGGCGCATGGGCCGAGCCGTTTCTGATCGTACTGCGTGGAACGTCAAAACATGCAATCAATTCGACTGCGATTCCGCTTTCCGCGCCATTGCCGACGCTGACAGCGGGCGGTGAACATGTGGCGTTGATTCGACCGTTTTTATGCCGCAACAACACGGAGCGCAACGGGCAATCGGCAAGGATTCACGAGATTGACAAACCGATTCCGGTAATCGATACCGGAAACCGGTACAGTGTGATTCAACCGCTTTTTATCCCGCAGCATGGCGGCGGAACGGTGAAGCCGGTCATGAATCCGCTTTCAACCGTTGCCACGACCGGAAGTATTGGCGTGGTCGAACCGTTCATTGTCGAATATTATGGACAAGGCGGCGCGGTCCCGCTGAACATCCCGTTGCATACCGTGACCACAAAAGATCGATTTGGAGTAGTAGAGGGGCGTACCCTGATGTTGCCGGACGGCAGCAGTTATCAGCTGGACATTACCCACCGGATGCTGACGGCCCGTGAACTGGCTGCAGCTACCAGTTTCCCGGAGAATTATGTGTTTTGCGGTGGTGATACCGCCGCGAAAAAACAAATCGGCAACGCCGTGCCGCCGGTATTGGCAGAAGCACTGTACCGTGCAGTGCTGGCAGCATGAATAAGGAGGTTTGAAATGAGTGAATTGATGTGCCCGTTTTTGCCATGGGATAGTCGGCATAACGAGTTTGAGGGGCCGTGCGTTGTTGTGAAAGGAGATCATTGCGAAGTATATCAGCAGTTGGCAGAACGAGATAACCGGATTGCGGAGCTGGAAAAGGAATTGGAACAAATGAGGACAGTCGCGCTTGGCTATTGGGACATGGCACGACGGCTTCAGGAGTCTCTGGATGAAAGCAATCGATATTGGGACAAGGCATTAGTGGAAGCCCGCAAATTAACAGGAAGCTCGAAAGGTGACTGAGATGAGCGAAGATCACACAGAGAAAATGGTGATGTCTGATACTGCACGCCATTTGTTGGATACTGTACCCGTAAGCCCGTTGCCGCTTAGGATCATAGATTACAATCAACCGGAATGGCTGGCTGAATTCAATCGTCGCGGCGAACGGATCGCGGAGCTGGAAAAGATGGCAGAGGTGCATAAACTCGCCAACTGTTTGCTCGAACAGGAGCGGAACGAGTTGGAAGCCGAGCGCGACCGGCTCCGGGAGGCATTGCAAGGACTGATGCAGGCAGTGGACGGTTGTTTGACTCCTCACGAGGCGCTGTTGTGGAAAAAGTGTGAAGAAGCGATGAGAAGATCAGAAAAATGAAAAAGAAAATAAAGCGACTGAGGTATAACGGAACTCTTATCTATGGGTCCATATCTTCTGGAGATCCGAGGCGTTGGCATATTTATGGTACGCCGACTGCCGGTGGTGATTTTACTGCCTGCGGAGTATCTGCAGAGCAGATTGAAGACGAGTCTGGTTTTGATTTTGATTTTGGGAGTATGCCTGAAAAGGTAGGTGGTATTTGTACTTGTGAGGAGTGTATTGAGCAGCTTATCCTGTGGAGTAAGGTCATAGAAAAAGCACCGAAATTACGGGAGATGAAAGGAGTGGAGAATGAGTGAGAAAACATGGGGGAAAGCGCATCGATTACAGTGCGACTTGGATTATCTTTTGCAAGAGCGTGACAGTAAACCGGAGCGTGTAAATGCGAAACATGCATGGGATATGATTTTGCGGCACAGCATACGGGAATTGCAGGACATCAAAGAATTGGTCACGCAAGATACCGAGCAGATGGATCGGTTTTATGGCGTGTTGAGAGACGTTCTTCGGGTATTTGATGAAGCGGCTCAGCAGGAAATGCAGATTGTTGGGTTCTCCAAATTGAGGACACAAATACGCGAAGTGTTGGACGGAGTGACAAATGGCGAAAAAGATTCTTGACGCCTGCTGTGGAAGCAGAATGTTCTGGTTCGATCGAGAGAACCCGAATGTTGTATTTATGGATAACCGTCAATGCTGTACGACATTGTGCGACGGCAGGACTCTTAACGTTGATCCTGACGTGATCGGTGATTTTCGCAACATCCCGTTTGAGGACGGATCGTTCCGGATGGTGGTGTTCGATCCGCCGCACTTGATCAATGCTGGAGAAAAATCGTGGCTGGCGCAAAAATATGGCAAGCTCAACAAGGAAACATGGCGTAACGACCTGAGGCAAGGCTTCAACGAATGTTTTCGGGTACTGGAGCCGGGCGGTTTCCTGATCTTCAAATGGAACGAGGATCAGGTCAAGGTAATCGAAGTGACCAAGCTGTTCCCTGTTCAGCCGCTGTTCGGCCAGCGTGGCGGGAAAACTCATTGGCTGGTATTTATGAAAGAAGGAACAGATCATGTGCTATGAAATAAAAAAGTGTCCGTTTTGCGGTTCATCAGCCTCCATTCAGGATTGTAGTTATTCTGGGTCAGGTCCGATGTGGTCTATCATGTGCGATAATCCAATGTGCTTTGCGTACACTGAGGCATTCAAAACCAAACAGGGAGCGGTTGAAACTTGGAATAAGCGCCCCCTTGAGGATGAATTGTGTAAGAAAATTGAGGAACTGGAACGCAGATGCTCTGAGAAAATCACTGGTGAAACCTCGGACGGATATCACACATTCAATGAATTGTACTACCATCGGGCGGTGCTGTTTTCCGAGATTTGCCGTTGTTTCCCGGAAAGATCGTGGAAATCACGTAAGCATCACGACGGAACGATGTATCCGGGAATGTTCATCGTCGGCATTGAAACTGATGATGGACAAGCGACGTATCATTATGATATCGAACCCTGCTGGGATATGTTTCCTGTGAAAGAGCTCGAACAGGCACCAGAATGGGACGGACATACTCCGCAACAGGCCATTGAACGAATCCACAATATGCGGTTTGAATCAATCACAAACTTGATACATCAAGCAGATTTAGCGCGTACAGCGGCGCTGAGTTATCGTGATACGATTCAACAGCTGCAGCGCGCGGTGGATGAAGGCTATCGATACTGGAAAACGTTGTTGGCTACAGAACACGGGAAGAGAAAGGAACAGTAACATGAATGAAACCGCGAAGAATCAGTGGAACGGAGAGTATCCGATTTTTATCGAGTGGAAAGATCAGTATGAGTGGACACAATTTGATATCATGCACGATGAAGCGCAATTGATTGAATTTTGTGATTCGCATCAATTGAATCCACGCGAATTGATCTATTTGAACGCGCAACCAATTTATGCCTGTGACGGCGTTTTTATTGATGCGGACGAGCTGAGATTTCAAGGGGATTTGGATGCTGAGGTTCAGATGCTTATTGATGAGTTTAAGGATAAACTTCGGGCCATTAAGCGGCCTATCGTGTATGAGCCGATGAATAACCCGCTCGAAATTCCTGATGAGAAATTGAAAGATTGGTACGTGAAATTGAACCTGGAATAAGGAAAGGTCAGAGAACAATGCGAATCTTGAAACTTGGACTTGCACGTGCTTCGGATATCGGAGGAGATGTGTGCGAACAGTGCCAACATGATGTTCCTCACCGAAGTTGCGTGATTCTTGTTGGTGATGACGATGAGTTGCGGAACGCAGCGAAGTTGTTGTATCGTCCATGCGAGCTTTCGATGTCTGGTACGAATAAGTCGATCGACGTATTGAACAAAGAAAACAAGCAGTTGCGAGAGGCACTGAATGAACTTCTGGATTTGGAATCTCCGTATTCGCTGCTTCAAGTCATGGAAACGTTATCAGATGCTGCGGAATTATTGTTAAATCAGTATGGCTATGATGGGCCTGAATACGAGTTGATTCAGCATGCGATTGATCACGGTAAAGGCATCCGTGAGAAAGCAACCGTACAGAGGAAGTTAATGGGGCAAACAATATGTCAGAATTGAGTTATAAGAAAGTCAACGAAGTATTCAGGAACATCGACGGCCATTACTATAAGTGTGTGGAAGGTATTGGTTGTCGTAATTGTGCATTCAGGGGTACAGGTTCTTGCGGGCAGTATGTATGCGCCGAAGCAACCAGACCGGATAGAGTTCCGGTTAAGTTCGTCGCTGTATCGGACGAATCGATAGAATCAATGAAGGAGAAGGATACTGCGGAACCATCACGCCATATTGAGCTTGGCGTGGTGAAGGTCGAAGGCGACAACGTAACGTTCAAGATCATTGAACAGACGCACAAAAGAAAAGAGTTTTGTCAGCAGATCGACCGCAATATTTTCACAGCCTCTAGTAATATTTTCAAAGCCTCCAATGAGATTAAACTTGGGTCTGAGGATATTCCGGAATGGATAGGTAACAGCTCCCTGTTATTCTGTCGCGGATTTTTCTCTGACAAAGATAACATCGAGATTGTTTGCACCATCTCAGAGTTCGCCCGTATCAGTGAAGCCATCAATGAGTACAATACTACCAATGGAAAAGGTTATGAAAAGCCGTGGCCTCAGAAAGGAGATAAATATTTCTATATTACAGCAGGTGGAGATGTGTCGCACTGTACGTTTAATGGCTACAACTTTGATCTTGATACGCAGAGTTTTGGTAATGTCTTTCGCACGGAACAAGAAGCATTGGCGGCAAGAGATAAGATTGAGATATTGTTGAAGGCGCTGAATTCTGCTGAAAGGACAGGTGCAAATGAATTATAAGTTGACCGTAGAAGAGGAAGCTGCAATAGAACATGAAGTGGAAATGGAACGCGAATATCTGCGAATGATGGGGCGTTCGTATACTCCGATTGATTTGGAGAGAATATTGAATAAAATACGAATGCGCGCGAGAAATCGAATTGTTGACCAACGGCGGAAAAAAGAGCAGCAAACAGCCTTTGTTCAGGGAGCACGTATCAGCGACCGAGATTTTTCTATTGCGAATCTGATTCCGCAGACGTACGAAATTTTGTTTCCGCCGGAGAATCAGACGTTTGAAGAGTACAAAAAGAGGTTGGAGCAAGCAGACCCTAAATGTAACGATAACGTTCCTTTGGAGGAGATTGAGACGTTTGTGAACGATGTGATCAAAATGGCAGAACAGCTGGTGCGCAAATACAACCAGGAGTGACGTATGGATGCTAATAAACGGATAGAGAATGCGTTTCATAAATTTTCAAGCGCAGTTGATGAGTTAAGAGAAGTGGTAACCGCTGCTCAGCGACAAACCGCAGAGCAAGAGCAGCGGGATGTATCGCGATATATTCGGGAGACGGTTCAAAATCAGCAACAGACGGTTGGTCAAGAACCGCGTTTTGCTGATGTAACAAATTCTTTTAGGGCTGATAGGCGTGTTACATATGAACCCTACGAAATTTTCAGATATAAAGATGGACGGATGTATCAGTGTTTGCTCCGAGATTCTGAACGTTGCAATACCTGCAGTTTTCGGTTCAAAATGTGTTTTGCGCTTAATTGCACAGCTGCGGGCAGAGACGATGGATTGCCTGTTCGTTTTGTAAAAGCTCAGGTACCGCGTGTCGGTATGTTATATCGCACAGCGGCTGGTGAGAAGTGCATGTTAGTTCGTGCACCATTCGATCGACCGTGTTTATGCAAAGAGCATAAAGGACGCTGTCATGGTCTTAATACGCTGTTGTTTACAGGAATTCGGTGTAAGCTCATGTTCAATTTGAAAGATTGGCATTGGGTGCCACTGGACTAACGGAGTTTGTGTATGGAAACGATACGTAAGTGTATTTGCGGAAAAGATCCGAAATTCATTCCTGCCATTTTGATCGGATCGTATGGTAAGCCCGCTTCTATAAAATGTACCTGTTCCCGTGAAGTGACAGGTGTTCTGCATTATATATCAAGGCCACATAGCACCGAAGACGAGGACTTAGATTATTCAGAAGAGTTGTCGAATTCCAATGCGATAAAACGGTGGAATGCAATGATACAAATGGAGTGCAGGCAGAAAGGAGTGGTACTAGATGATTAAACTTACATTTGTGGATGAAACTCAATCACCGATTGAGCTGGATGCCGAGACTATAGCAGATGCGGTAAAAATGGCGATTAAGCAGGGCATCAGCCTGTGTGGCGTAGATCTGAAAGAAGCAGATCTGCATGAGCTTGACTTGCATGGTATTGACTTATCGTATGCGGATCTATCGCATGCAAATCTGCACGGAGTGAATCTGGATGGTGCATCATTGGCATGTGCGTTGCTTGTTGATACAAATTTGTTTGCAGCAAGTTTGTGTCATACTTGCTTTCGCGGAGCAGATCTGCATTATGCAAATTTAGGGAGGTCGCGGGCAATCGGCGCAGATTTTGGCAGCGCGGATCTGCACACGACTGACTTGAGCAACGCCGATTTCAGCGATGCGAAGTTAACCGACGTAGATTTGCGTGGTGCGAAGCTGATCAATACCAATTTTACCCGTGCAATCTTGGTCGGCGCAGATTTGATGTGCGCAAATTTGGATGACGCGGTGTTAATCGGTGCAAATTTAGATTATGCGTGCTGGCCGCTGTGGGGTTGCTCTTTGCATGCAAAAATTGACAAACGGTTGTTCTGCCAGTTGTTGTACCATACGATGCGGCTTGGACGGTCGATTGATGATGCAGCGGTACAGTCACTCTTGAATGATCCTGCAGCGTTGGCCCTTGCAAATCAGTTTCATCATATCATTGAGTATGGCAAACTCAAATAGGAGTATCACGATGTGGACGATTGATTATAAAAAGCAGCAAGAACTCCAGCGTTCTCATCTTCGGGAAGAACAATGGCAGATTTTGGAATCTGAAAATCCCGATTGGGATCGGTGGAATGCGATTGAAGATGAGCTGAACGCGTTGGAGCAGGTGGATGAATGAATTCAAAATGCCCACGTTGTGGAGCTGCGTTAATCCTACGTAACGGTAAATATGGGATGTTCTGGGGTTGTTCGAAGTTTCCCGCTTGTAGATTCACTGCAGATATTCAATATGACCATCCCGACTATTATTCGCATAAAGAGGCGGAAGAGGCGCGATTTGAGGATGAGCTTCACGGAATTTGTATTGCATCCGTGAACGGAGGTTAAATACTGGGTTTTAGTTGAAAGAAACAAAGGAGTGGAAAAATGAAATGTCCGAAGTGTGGTTCAATCGAGCTGGAATGGTCTTCGGTTGCGACTGGAATTGCTGTTTGTAAGAACTGCCGGCATCAGGGTGTACCTGATCTGGGGTCGAAGACCAATTTCGACTGGATCACTAAAAGCCCGGAGGTGTTGGCGGAGGGATCGGTGTGTAATCGCAATGGGATGTGGGAATTTGTCTGGCATAACATTGCGATTATTCGTATGGAAACCCGTGAAGCTGCAGTTGCTATGGCGATTGAATATCTTAAACAAGAGGTGAACTGATGGAGGAATTGTTACCCTGTCCCGGCTGCGGCAAGCACAATGGTGTGCTCTGGGACCGTGGATATGGTTTAAATGAATCTACATTTGAATATTGGGTTGAATGCGCGAAGTGTTTGACAATAAGATCTCCAATGTGTAAAACACCGGAAGCTGCGATTGATTGGTGGAACGAGAATGCAGAAAACGCAGCGAGGACCGATCGAATCAGGACATTTGCGAAAAAGTATGATGACCTGATTGCAGAGCGCGATCGTCTTCAACTGGCATTGATTAAGGTTAGGGAGCAAGCACGTATCTCATTTTTCAGCGATTGCGGACGTGGCGTAGAAAAATGCTTCGCGATGCAGCATATCCGGGAGATCATAGACAAGGCGTTAATCGAGGATAAAAAGAATGAATGAAAATGCGTTCAGTGTCGGAAGAGTGAAATACAAAGCTGTTCCAGCAGCGGACGGTTGTGATGGCTGTGTGTTCGATAAAACAGCTTGTCCAGCGGGTATTGGGCTTTTTCCATCTTGCAACGCCAAACGAAGGCGGGACGGGGCGGATGTGATTTTTATTGAAGACATACAGACCAATGCCGATCGAATCCGCGCCATGAGCAACGAGGAACTGTCTGTACTCATGACATATAATTGCACTTTTGCTCCCAAGGATTGCCATGTAGGCGCTGAGTCACGTATACGTTGTTGGCTTGATTGGTTGAATGCAGAATCACAGGAATCTGAGGTAGCGGATGAGTAAGGAAGTATGGTGTAATACATCGTGCGTTGTTCCTGTGTGCGAAAGTTGTTCTGCTTACCGTTCAAGTATTTTTCAAGGCGGTCATCCGACGTGTAACCGGACTAAACGATTATTCGGGATGATCATAGTTTTTGTAAAGATTGGCGGCTGTCGGAACCTGCTCGCCGACGAGCGATCTATTTGCGTATCAGGGAGCTTGAGTTTGAGCGCTCTGTAGCATTGAAAATAAGTAAGAGCACAGCGGAGAATAAAATGACCGAAACTACGAGAGTTGAGCGCACAGAACACATAAGCAGCCCAGAACGATGCAAAGGATGTTATCGGGAGCAGCGATGTGATCTCTGGAAAAATAAGACGCTTCGGCAACAGATTGAAGCAGAAGGTTGTGACTACTTTCAGGATCATGCGATTACCAATTTTGAGCTCTTTTCGTCTGAGATTGAAGCACTGGCGAATGCAATGGTATTTGAGACTATGCCGAATGTATGGCGATTCAGACTCGGTGAAATGATATCTGTACAGGCGTTTTCCAGTACGGATGAAGCAAAGCAGGCTGCCGTCGAGTATCTTCAGCAGGCAGTAGATCCGATGTGAGTATGATGGGGGAACGATAAAAATAAATGAGGACGCGTTCGCAGGAAATCCGGTGGATTTTGGATAATGTGGAGGTGAATACATGAGTACACAGGGACAGATAAAAATATTGGAAGAGGTTCTTCATATAGCGGAATTGCGTGAAGAGCAGCAGCGAATCACGGAATCTGATGATTCGGACTGGATTCGTTGGTGCGAAATTGAAGATGAAATCGAGGCAATCAAAGGAGAGCGCAAGGAAGAGGATTGAATATAGGCAAATGCACGCGGAATTTGTCTATAAAGTATGTGAACACTTGAAGAAAGTGAGGGGAAAATGCTGATTTTATTACATGACAGTCACGGAAATGAGCTGGTCGTCAGCACGGATATCATCGCGATGGTGAGTGAACAGTGGGCAACGCATTTAATGTCTGTACGTTACATTTTGTCCACGACGACCGGCGGAGAAATCACGATAAAAGAGTCGCCACGGGAAGTAAAATTCCTGCAAGACCGGGAGGTTGAGAAAGTGAATGGTGCGAGAGTGAATGGTGAGAGAGTGAAGGGTGAGAGATGAAAGAGATTGGAATGTTGTTTTCCGGCGAGATGGTCCGAGCAATTCTGGACGAGCGCAAAACGCAGACGCGAAGGCTTGCCCGTGATTGCCGTATCGACAGCAACGGCAATGCCTGGCAGGGCGAATGGAACTTCGGACAAGATGTGTGGGGGAAGCCGCATGTTGATCGGTGGAGAAAACCATGTGATGTCGGCGACCGCATTTATGTGCGGGAAACGTGGTCGTACTATTATTTCGACTCTGATACGAAAAAGCAGTTCTATTACTACAAGGCTGATTACCCGGACTTTGAAAAAGGGTTTACGCCTGAGGGATGGGATTCTCGACCTCCCGCAGCTGGTGGTGATCGTTGGTATCCGTCGATCCACATGCCGAAAGCTGCTGCCCGAATTTGGCTGGGAGTGACCGATGTACGGCCCGAACGGCTGCTGGACATTTCGAGCCATGATGCGAATTGCGAAGGCTTCACAGAAGCCGGAACGCATCCGCGAGCAGATTTCTTGGCTGCGTGGGATCAATTGTATGGAAATGGAGCGGCAGAGGCTGACCCGTGGGTGTGGGTGATTGAATTTAAACAAATCGAGGTGAAGTGAAATGATCGATATGGATGATGATACGCGGGAGGCAGTGATCGGCACAGCGCTCGTATTCGGGTTTATTATGATCATGGTCATTGCTGTCGTCGCTGGATGTCTTGGAGGTTGTTACATTACCGAAAATACGAAACGCGAATACATCAAGCGCGGTTATATTGAACAGTGGAATCCTGCACGACAGAGAATGGAGTGGATTAAACGCGATGGTGTAGGTCATGAATGAGCATCTGCAATTCATTTGTTTCGTTGCCGGAATCGCTGGAATTATTTTGATGTTTGTATTAGAAGATGATGACTGACCATGCGCAAGGATATTGAGATTTCGTTACGGGACCTTGGAGGTTCTTCGTTTTATGATGTGTATGTGGGGCAAGCTCATTTTTATATCGATTTTGCCTTTTTTAAGGACAGCAATTATCAGGTTCCAGCGGAACTGGAACGAACTGTGTTACAATACTGCATCTCGTTCAACACAACGCTGCGAACAGAACATCATGGTATTCATGAGATACGATTGAGAACTGGAAAACAATTTTGTATTCTTACGAACTTCTCTGTAGAACACATCATCAATCGGATCAAGTTGGAGGCATCTTCGTGCTGTTCCGTTTGTTGCTATCGTGATGGTTACGGTAGTTGTAAGCATGCTGAATATGGTCAAAACTGGTCTTATGGCGATGTGCAGGAATGTGAAGGTTTCGCACGAGAACAGGGCGCATACCGCAGCCGTCATTGTCCATCGGAATTTTCCAAATGGCTTAAAATTCGACACGATGCGCATTCGTATATTACAGATGTCTATAGCAAGTTTCTTGGCCGTGATAAGTATCAGGTAATATGGGATCGCAGGAAGTGTGAATTTAGCGAGTACGATGAGGCATATGATTTTATTGTATCCTCATTGGTGGAGCGGGAGAATGTAAAAGCATTGCAGTAATTGAATTGGTATAGAGAGAGAGAATCATTTATAAAAAAGAAAGAAGGTTAAAAATGGCGAATTATGTGACAATCAAATTTCATCACATCAGCGACATAACCATGTTTAAACGCGTCGCTGTCAATTCTGACGGATATATTGACTTTAATGTTCTATTACCCATGCCTGAAACGATGCATATCGATTCTCCGCAGTATGGAGAGCTTCCGGAAGGATTTGTTTTTCCCGATGTGAAAAGATTCAATTTAGGTGAGTTCTTGCAGAGATGCGCAGATCAGGGCGTTCCTGCGTCGCTTGCTTTGGCAGAGTATAATCGTCAAAAGTTTGGTTTTGCGGACTGGTACGATTGGCGTGTTAACCATTGGGGTACCAAGTGGAATGCACACGGAGAACTGACAGACAAGGCACCGGGTGAGCTTCCCGTGTTTCAGACAGCATGGTGTATACCGGAAGGCTGGTTGGGAGCTTTGGCAAAGTATGTGGATTTTACTCTGCTCTATGCCGATGAGAATATGGGGAGTAATTGCGGACGTGTTAAGGCGTCTCATGGAGAAATGACTATTGAGAAGCTCGAATATAGCGCAGAGTCTATCGCGTTGGCATACTATATTCATTATTGCGGGAATGAGGGTAAACAAGCTCTGATGGAGGACAGTGCGGATGGTTCTAAAAAGAAGTATCAGGATGCGATACAGAACTATGACGAATACATCTGTAAATGGATATGTTGACTATGAGAGGGTAATTATGAATGCGAAATTTTGGTTCCTCTACTTTGTCATTGGAATTGCGTGCGGTGTTTTATTTTCTTTGTTAAGGAGTGAAGAATGACCTGGCCTGAAGCACTCGTAGTTGTGGGTGTGAATTTTGCGATGTTCGGATTTTTGACAATTTTAGTATGGAGGATGTGGAAGGTATGAGTAAAAAGCGAAGCAAACAAACAGCTGAAACGCAACTCAGCAGCGATCGCACTGTGTCCAGTCAGACGTTAGAGGAGTTAAAGCAGCGATATTTTCAGCGGTATAAGTATGATCCTCGGCTGGCAGAACTGTTTGATCTGATACCTGCACACAAACTTCGAAAATACCTCACTGAAAAAATCGAAGAGACTCCATCCGTTTATTTGAAAAGTTTTTGTAAATTTATGACGCCGTTCAAGTAACAAACAGGAGAGATGACCATGCGAAAAATCGTATTTCAGGTGATCATTACAACGACATCGAACATTGAGACTGAGGATATTAAGAACGCGTTAGATGATCAGTTGTCCTCATTCAGTGAGACCGCAAATCTGTGCCATGAGGTCTCGATTGTACAAGATGGACAATTGGAATCATCGTTGGAACCTGCCCATGTTCCTATTCCCCATTATATGCCTGGGGACATAAACAATCCGTCGATTCCCATCAATCGAGATTATAATGATGGTGTGATCAATATCAGACAATGGACATCATCTACTGATCGAGACACGATATGACTACAGATATCACATCCAAAGATTATGACCGGCTATACGATCTTCTGAGATCAGGCAAGGAAATTTCATGCTATACACCGCGTACGTGGTCGGGCGGTTATTTTATGCAGCTTATAAATTTCGAAGGATCGGATGAGATTTGTTTTTGTTGGACATTGACCTTTTATGTGTCCTGTGCACGTAATTATGCAGAGTTTATTCAGTTTTGTACGGAGCATCAGTTGGAGTTTTTTGATCCTGGTGATCTGCAGGAGAATCGCAATGCCGTAAAGTCTTTTTTAGAGCTGTATGTAAAAATTCCTGGAGAATTCGAAGTTCTACCGGAGGAGCGCACTGTAGTCAGTAAAAAGTTTAAATGTAACGGTGAGGCAATGCGTGAAACATGGAACGCGGATGAACAGTCAATCCATGCATTGTTTCGCTTCTACAAGCGCGCAAAAAAGTTATCTGAAATCGGTTCTATTGAATAGACAACTGCTTGTGTAACAGCTGTTATTACAGCAATAGTAACATCTAATGGAGTAATATGGACACGTATATCACATCAAAAGACTACGATCATTTGTATGATCTTGTGAACGCAGGGATGCGGATTTTGTGTTTTACAACGCATCCAAATTATGGAAAACAACCAGCACAGGTGCTGTATTTACCCGAATATGAGGCATTGAGTATTGGCGCATTTTCAGCGCATCATTGCCGGATTGCACGTACGCGGGAAGAATTTATTGAACATTGTAAGGCAGCTAAACTGGAATTTATCGATCCGGCAAGCCAGCAAGAAACTCATAAAGTTATAGTTTCCTATGAGGATTTATTGAAAGAAATTCCGGGAGGAGCCGATATTTTGTGGGAAGAGCGATCCGTTGTAAGTCGGACGTTCGAATGCAGTGGGGAAGCCATGCATGAAGAATGGCGTGACGATGAGAAACCCATAGATGCACTGTTCCGTTTATACAAACGTGCAAGAAAGGCGGCGATCCTTGACGAAGACGATTGATCCAACGAATACGACGACCACCTGTACGGTGTCTGATATTACGGAAGAATCGTCCGTAACTTCCGGATATCATCTGATGAAAAGTACCACAAGTCGCGCGACAGTGCGTCCTGCATTAGCGTATTCGATGTATGAAAACCGTGTCGATATGTATCCTGTGCCACGGTATCAAATTCCATCGGAACAGCTGCTACGTAAATCCAAAAGGAAGAAGCATAGATGACTATAAGAGTTAAGGAACATGATACGATGACGAAACGGACATTTCACAGACAGCTGATGTTCGATCCGACTGTCCCCGGCTGTTTTCGACCGCTGACCCGGCAGGAAATTCAGAAACAGCGTTTGCCCAAACCGGAACCCGTGGATGTGTTCAGAGACAATGCAGAAGAAAAACTCTGGAAGATTGCCGGTTTGCAGGATGCTGACGGGTATCTTGGATTGGCACTCGATGCTATCCGGTATTTTTTCTTCGGTAATAAAGACGATGACAATACGTTTATCGAGGGAAATCTTTATCGATATCGTTACGTTGAGACGTTTGAGGATGGTCATCATATTCATTACGAGGTGGGGAAGTGGTTGTTCGAGCGGGAGTCGTGGAGTTGTCTGCTTGAAACCGAACAACTTCACGTCTGCTTCGATGAATTCGTCCGCCCGCTTCGAGATTATATTGCGGAGCTTTTTCAACAAATTGAAGATAAGAAAACAGGAGTGTACCAATGCTAAAACAAACTAAGGTATGGAGTGGAGAATATCCGATCTTTTTCGATGGGTCTGTCTGTTATGATGAGGAGATGCTGGCGGACATGCTTTGCACATTGGACATAAAACCCAGTAAGGATCTCTATATTTATTCCGCAGAGCCTATCTATGCGTCTAATGCACTGAAAAAGAATTATCTGATGGAGTGCGTCGAGGACGAAATGCCGATGGACTGCGAAGTTCCGGAAAGCCTGGAAGAACTGATCGACGAATTTATTGAAAAAGTCAACATGTATGAAACACCGTTGGGCTACTGGGAGGGTAATCTGCTTGCCTTGACAGACGAGCAGGTGAAATCGCTGTGTGTTGCCGTGCAGTCGCATCGACGGTGAGCAGGAAGAGAAAATAGGAAAGGTTGAACTTTGATGGAATCTAATGATGTGTGGGATGGTTCTTATCCGGTAGTATTTAATGACGTGGTCTGCTATGATGAGGATATGCTGGCAGTTGTGATCTGCGACGCAGATCTACTGCCCAGTAAAAATCTTCCGATCTTTTATGCAGACCCGATTTATGCGTCAAATGCGCTGGCCAAGGATTGTTTAATGGCTTTGGTGGCGGATGAACTGTCGGATCATGACGACATTCCAAAGTCTGTCGAAGCGTTGATTGATGATTTTGTCAAGCGCGTGAAACGGGATAAAACTGTGCTGCGTTATGGAAATATGAGTCGGAATCATACACTGACCGATGCGCAGGTGAATTCTTTGTGTGTAGCCGTACAGAAAGTGAAAGACGTGCGTGCGGCTGAAAAGCGAGTGTCAGAATCTTATCCGAATTATAAAAAGGAAAGTGAATGAAAAATTTTACTGAAACTCAGGAACGAATCGCAAATAAGTGTGATGAACTGAAAGCGTTACTCCTTGAGAAGAATCGAAAGTATGGGAACTCCGCATTGGAGCCCAAACGTTGCTTTTCCAAGTCGTCTGTACAAGAACAAATCCTCGTCCGTATGGACGACAAACTCTCTCGAATCCAGAATCGCCAGAACGATGAAGATGAAGACGTGTTCATGGATTTGGCAGGGTATCTGATACTGTACCTCGTAGCGAGAGACTCGGAAGGAAATTAAACGATGGAGACAATTATTACGGAGGAATATCTCGATGCGCACCCAAACGAGATCTTTGTATTCGGAGATAACCTCGATGGCAGAGGACTCGGTGGTGCGGCGAAACTTCGTTATCACAAACAGGCAATTGGTTTTATTACCAAGAAGCACCCTGATAACGAGGACGAAAGTTTCTTCACGTGTGAGAATTACATCACCTGGTATTTGAGGGCTGTTTCTTCTTTGAGAGATAGAATTAAAAGGCAGCCTGACAAGACGTTTTTAATCAGTAAGCTCGGAGCTGGTCTTGCAAATCGATACGGAATTTTTGAGAAGATCATTGAACCGACGATTAAAGTCCTTTTATCTGATCTCAATAATGTAAGGTGGCTTTGGTAATGATTTTTGAACCCGATCAAATCAACATGCCGGTTCGGTCGTTGAAGAGAAGACGTCCTGACATTTATCAACTGCTTCTTCCTGAGCTGGGGTCGCTCTCGCCGGAACAACCGTTGCCGGCGGATATTCCGTCCAAATATTTTGGGCAGATCTTTCAAAAGTTTCTCAACAGTTTTTCAGAACAGATATTGCTCAAGAATTGTGATGGAGAGAAAGAGTTGGTTTATCTGCACCCAGACTTCTATTACAACTCGGAGAATAAAACAGTTTCCGTAACAGTCGGGAATGATGCGAAGGATGTGTTTTTCGTATTGGAAACCGGCGTTCATTCTGTCTTTATCAATTTTTATGACTATCCATTGGAGAAAGCAATCGGCACTATGATTCGATTGATTCTCGCATTGCAAAAACACAGGGAGTGTACACAACATGTATAGAGCGAAAGTCCTTGATCAGTTTGTCGAAGATGTGAGCGAACATCAACTGACAATCATGAGGGATGCCGGCGTATACCGGCATCTTTTGTGTAGAAATCCGAAATTCGACAAAATGTATGCGTTTGAGATTATAACTGCTCCGAATCTTCTGTTGTTTCATGGAGATTGCGGGACATTTGTATTTTCCCGGCTGCATGACATGTTTCAGTTTTTCCGCTCTGACTGTGTGCGGAGTGATTTACCGCTGGGGTATTGGTCCGAGAAGATCGAAGCCGCTCCTATGGGCATCGATGTTATGATATATTCACAGCGATTGGCAGAAGACAGTGTTCAAGCAGTCTTCGATGCATGGGCACAGTCGCAATCGCTGCAAGGATCAGACTTGGAGCATGCGCAGCAGGAATTGGATGATCAAATTCTCATTCACTGTGATTCTCTCGATGCGCTGTTTGATTGTATTGGGACGGAGTTGGCATGCGGTTACACGTTTGACATCGTCGATGTTAATTATCGAACGTTGCATCCGGCTGCGATCTGGTGCATGTATGCAATTGTCTGGGCGATTCGACAATATGATAAAGCAAAAGAATCAAAGGAGCAGAAATGAGCAGCAGTACATTTATTAACCCGTTCTTGTATGTCGAATGCGCTTCTGTGGAGCAGGCGGATGATCTGGAGTTCTGCCTGCAGCTGGAACAAGAGCGCGCACTGAGCATTGATGAGGAGGATGATATAAATCCGTTACCGATGCGATCATTCGATTTTCTGCGCGGTGGACCTGCGAATTCAACCAGAATTCAGATATTGTTACAGGACGATGATGATTGCGAATCGTTTGACAGTGATATCGTTCAATTGAATCAATGGCTCCAGACTATGTACAAATTGCGGATTCAAGGATATTGGATCGCGGAAGTCGATGGAATGAGATCTCGTGGCGAACTGAACGCGGAAGGCGGCGTTCGTTATACGGATGTAGATTGGTTGCTGCATTATTCCTGCGATCGAATTGATGGTTTGCGGAAGCTCGCAGAGTGGTGGGAAGAAAACAATGAAGCTGAGTAAAAAGCAGTAGGAGATATAAAGAGATGGATCTTGATTTAAAGATTGCGACAACGTTTAATGAGCGTCAATCTTACCTACGGAGAAAGGTTCCGCATGTATCGGCATTGACGACGTTGTTTCTTTATTATCCGCATGCGTGTGCGAACAGCCATTTTGTACGTCAGACGGATGGTTCACAATATATTTATAAACGAACGGATCCGTGTATATCGCATAGTACGATTACCGCGCCGCTGATTATGGAAATGGAGGAATACTTCAAGTCACTGATACCAGCTTCTATGCAGGTGACGGATCTTCAGTGGACACATGAATCCAACAGGCATACGGTTCGATTCCAGTTCTGCGACCGTACGGATCGCTGGGTGGAAATCAGCGCGTATTCGGTGCACAAGCCGACTGCGATGGCGTTGCTGCTGGCACGTTGTGGTAAGTCTGACCGATTCCAGGCGTTGTCCAGTTCTGCAGCGATTGTGCCGAATAAGCGTCCGATGCCTATGACGCGGGAGCGCCTGATCGGTGTAGCAAGTGATATGAATGTCGTGAAGGAGCAAACCGGTGTTGCTGTTGTAGAGAAGACCCCCCCTGTTGTTCAGGATTCGAGTCAGATCCAGCATCATGAAGTACGGTATCCAGCACAGTTGACCGCGACGATCTCTGCGAAAGACATCTTGCAGTACATGCCGTATACCCTGGGACGTGCGTTACATTCCATTTTTTGCTGGGCGCATGTTGCGGACGATGCGGTACTGGCATCGAAATACATTCGTTCTGCGATTGAATCGTTGGAGATATCGCAGCAGCGCCCCGGTATCGGTGTATCTGCGGTCGCAGTCGCGTTGTATCGGCTGTTGTACGCGGCGAACAGAGAATCGCGCCCGTTGTACATCGGAACGTTCATCGTAGAGGAAAAAGTTGCGACTGCGTTGCAGTTGTTACGGGAGGAGCAGGAACAGCTCTTTCAGACGGATCATTGATTTTTCGGTTGGAGTCACGTATGGTAACAGTGGGACACCTCTTAGCGGCTGTCGTGCAGTCCATATAACAGGCAAGCATCGATCCTGAGAAGCGTGCGACCCAGACGTACTCCTGCTTCACTCCAACCGGAGAGCGACGGCTTCGGCAATCGATGCGACCGTCGCATTTTTTATGCATCAAATTCAGTAGAAAGGTCATTTTTATGGGAATGACGATCCAAGAGCTGTGTCATTATTTTTGGTATTCAGTGGATTCTACGAGTGAGCGTCATGCTGGCAGCTGTTCTGCTCGTGGACCCTTCTTTTATTCCTACAACACGACCATTGCCTGCAATTGTGGACGTGTTTACATGCTTTCAGAGTATGGATTCTCTCCTACAACGGCTACGAAACATCTGCATCCGTTACGAAGGGCATGCCCAAACTTGTCGCGAGCTATCTTCGTTCCGTTTGAATACAACGATTCGTTTTCATCTGTGCAAGCATGCGTGAAGACCATCTCGGAGCGTTTGCATCATCGATTGATAGATCCGGATATCATATTGAAATTTCGATATGCCGAACATCGCAGAATGTATCTGATGCGCGCGAACGCGTACTACGTTATTCTGGAGCAGCTGCATGAATACGATCCGGTTCGACCTACACCCGCTGAGCAGGACTGGATTCACCAGTGTAAAACGATCTGCGTTGAGACGAATAACAAACAGCGAAAAACGCTGTCAGCAGAAGCGCTGCAATTGCGAGCAAACATCCTGCACGCGAACACCGAGATCTTTTTGAAAGATTTTTGGAAGAGCGTGCGTCCGGTTGTTTCTGTAACAGATCAATATCCTGTGTTCGACTTTTTTGACTTAGATCCGTTCTCTGCGTTGTGTTGTAATAACACGTACAGCAGGCACGGTCTGGATTCAGAACAACTGGATCAATACCACAAACAGTCTGAACTTCATCTTTCATATTGTATACCGCAGTCCAACAAAACGATATGGCGAACGACGCAGGGTGTTTCCATTGAAGAGTCCTTGCTGAAGGCAGCATTGACTCGTTGGGTACAGGGACGGGTTTCTGTAGGACAGCATGTCGGTCCTTATGAGATTATACAGGTGCCCGGACTGTTCGCAAAAATCGGCTGTCATGTGATTGCCCGTTGGCATCTGGAGCAGCTTGCATGGCATTTAATTCCGAGAGATGCGGAACAAGCGGGAATTCCGAATCGGTTTCCGGATGGCACAGCGACGTTCTTCCAGGTATTTCAGGAGCATGTCGACGTGCTGCGTCAGCATTGTCAGGAGTTGTTGCGATTGATGCAGAAGAATAAGTCCAGTGAGGATGGCGAATGTCTTATACAGAAGGAGCGCGTATGGTTCTGGGAACATCTCAAACAGAGAATGCACCGCATCGAATTAAAGCAGCGTTAAAGGATCTTGTCGTAGACGAGCCACCGTGGATACGGCGGGGGTTGTCTCCCACCGCATCCGGGTATGGGAAGAAGATACCGACACGCTACAAATTGCGGTATAACAATCGACTGCATCGTATATACGGATGCTGTTTCAGCAACGTTGTGACAACGTACATCGTCAGTTGTAACCGAACCATTATCGTTGATATCGAGGGTCAGTAGGGAGCCATGACTCGTTATTAGCCTTATCTAATGATATATAGGTTTGAGCTTAATTTTAGATCTTCAGAATACTACTATGTAGTATTTTAACAGAATGTACAGATCCATGTAGATGCTAACCAGAATATTCATATATGGAGTATTTGGATCGCATGGGTCTGTTTATACTATCACACGTACAGAAAGACGATAACAATGGAATCTACATTTTGTTTTGAAAAGGAGTTACAGAAGAAGCATGAGGCGACTGCACGTAGGTTGTTTTATCGGATCAAGCCGCTGCTGTCTGAGTGGGAATTGTCTGCTTGTTATATCGCAGGCGGTTGCTTTACGGATACGGTAAACGATATTGACGTGTTTCCTGTAGATACAGCCGAGTTTTCTTCTGTACTGAACAGATGCAAGGACTTGGAGACGAAACCGATCTATGAGTCAAAAAACGCATTGACGTTTCAGTGCGACGGTATCCGGGTACAGTTTTGTAATTACTGTTATCCGACGTTGGAAGCGCTGGTCGACTCGTTCGATTTTGCGCATATACAGGTAGGAGCGTATATACGTCCGATGCACGTGTGTAATTGTGATGGTATCGGATCATTGATCACATACTGTACAGATGACTATAAACGGTCTTTGCTGTCGAGGCGCACATGGTACACGCTATATGATGTGACGGATCCGGTTCGCATCGAACGGATGTATCCGCTGTCTTCGATGCTGCGGGCGATAAAATACAAAGAACGAGGGTTGATGTCGAAGTCTCAATATGCGACTACGTTAATCCGAATTCTGTACAATTTACTGCGTCGCGGTTTCTCAGATTATGCGGATTTCAAAGATCAGCTGGACGCGGTCGATCTGGCTGTTATAACGAACAATCCATATTCTCCTAAGTTCAAAGAAGACGACGATTGTGACTACAATCAGGTTTGTATGGAGTTTGAACCGTTGATGCAGGTATATCATATGCTGCATCATACTGGAAGGATTCAGCCGGCATCAGGGGAGGAACGCGAACAACTGATACAAGAAATAGAGCGGTATGAATATACTGCGCAGGGATTCGATATTGATTAACGAAACAACAAACAATCAGGAGACTTTTATGGAGTACGACAACAAGGACAATGAGGCGCGGGATATGTTCGATATGCTGGAACAGGCGGTGCCTTCGATGCGGATCAGTTCTCAGTGTATGAATGCGTGGTGGCAGGATGCGTTTCCATCCCGGTATCAGTGGGTCGCGCACGGAACAGCGGGTGGTGCAGTTACCGAATCGCCTGCTGTGGTTGAAAACGCGCCGATGGCAGTCCCCGTAGCGAAGGATGTGTTCCGAGCTCCTGCGTATACCGTTTCTGAGATGCTGCGACTGTATCGGCAGCACACCGGTATCTCTGAAGAGCAGGAATCTACGACTCGTATCCTGGCGAATGCGATGGCGCGGTATCTGGCGACGTTGGAGGACGATGTCGCCGCGATTCAGGACGTTGATGTTACGGGACCTGTTTCCGGCAGGTTATCGGAGCAATGTGTGTTATCCTATGACTGGTGCGTCAGACTGTTCCGTACGTTTCCGAACAGCGGTGTAAAAAGCGAAAGCGTCTGGTTGTCACGGCAGCTGACCGGTACGCCGGTTCGCATCGTACGCAGAAGTGCCGTTACGCAGGAAGAGCTGGATCAGTATCGTGTGATTCCAGCATATGGTGAATCTGAGATCAACGCCTGTATCCAGCCGCATAAGATCGAGTGGGAATGGGTAAAAAGTTCGGGTGACTCGGAGTATGCGTACGTACAGATTACGATGCGACATGCTATCAAGCAGCTTCCGCAGGTTACGTATCGGTCGCCTGTATTTCCGTATTATGCACGGTTGGATGGATTGGCGTATCACTGGCTGAATGTGTATCGGTTGTGGCAAAAGCAAACAATGAAGAGCTTGGAGGAAGCGATCAATGGAGAAGAAAACTGAGAGCATCAAACGGACGGAAAGCAACGAACGGAGTTACGTTGAACTGTTTTGTCCGCGTTGTCAGGAAACACGACTTGTTACTGCAAACATGATTCAATTGGAGTACGGGCACCTGGATGTTGTAGCCGATAGCAAAGGTCGCTGTGAATTGGACTGGGACACTGCCGATATTTCTGGTGACTTTGAGTATGTTTGTGATGAATGCGGTGAACGAATAGCCACTACGCTGAGTGAAGTAGAAGAACGTTTGAAACAAGAGAATCATGAGTGAAGATCTATGAGGAGACAGTATGAGTGTTAAGGCCTATATCGCATGTAAGTATCAAGTGAAATTCGGCACATCGTTGCCTGCGGATGAGTTCCAGACGAATTTAGAGCGGATTGTAAGGGATCCGAATTACGAAGGTATTATGGACTGGACAGACCCTTCCCATACGATGTATGATCTGGACAAGTCGAAGCTGCAGCATTTGATGCGCGATGCAGATATGAGCCCGGATCTTCGGGAATTTGCACGTGTTCTCGTTGAGTCCAGCGATCCGGAACTTGAGTATGTCCGGGTGGAGTTGTTTTAAATGGAAAGGACCATAGTACGAGGATGTCGTTGATTTTGTTGATGAGTGCAGCATCGTGTATCAACTGAATCGTGATGCACTGGAGGAGCTGGCTCACGATGAAACTGTAACAGAAGCGCTTCGTTCGTTTGCGCAAGTGTTACTTGATTCAGGGGATCCGAATCATGATTATGTCAGAGTGGAGATATGGTAAATGAAAGTCAAAGACTATCTTGGAATTCCGATAGATGAGCATTGGGAAGATACATTGAGACGGCGATATCGGAGACCGTCCGTCCCGTGTATAATACAAGATTGTATTGTAAAAGAAGCAGATGCCACATATGTATACAAAGGAATCCACGGACGCTGCACACGCTGTGGCAACCTGTTGCGATCGGTTTGGAAGTTTAACGGTATTACGGAACGTGATCCAACACCGGAAAGTCCGGTCTGGTTCAGTAAAACGTTTCGCTGTGATCAATGCGGTACTGAAGTGTTCTTTCTTCCGGTTCGTTGTCATCAAGTCGATGGATGTGCCGCATGGTACCATCATTGTGTCGATCATGTACCGGAAGCAGTATGCAATCAGATAAAGGATTGTATTCGGAAAGCACTGGCGCAGTATGCCGGTCAGGTACGCGTGGCTGATCCTACGGATGATTCTCCGATTGTAGAGATGAATAAGATCACAGAGACTACCCTGAATCAGATACTGCTCGAGCTGAAAGAGGGCGGTCTCATGATTTGTGAACGTCCGTAACGAAAGGAGTGATTTGTATGACGTATGGATGTGCATATAGTCTGCTGTTTGTCCAGGTTAAGACACTGGAGCAGCGAAAGGAGTTGATCGTCCGGTTTCAAGAGGAAAATCCAGGATGCGGTGTGTTTTTAATCAATCAGGAATTCGACCCGCAATCACTGCGAATCGATATCCAGTTTGATCAGAAAGATGCACCAACTGCACTGAACGTTCATGTCAAAGAACTGAAACGATGGCTGCGCAATAATTTTGATCTTCCTTTACAGGGGTATTGGATCTTTGAAGGAAACGATACCTAAGTTGTAGAGACCATATACTGGGAACAAAAAAGGAATAAGCGTTATTATGAGTTGTAATTCTGCGTACAGTTCACTGTTTGTCGTTTGCAAAACAGGGAAGCAACGGGATGAACTGCTGGCTCGTTTTCAAAAAGAGAAACCGGGTCAGGGAGAGTTTATTGCCGAGCAACTTTTGTCCTATGAGCCTCTGTATATTGATATCGATTTCCCCTCAAGTGAAGTATCACGCGATCTTGACCACTATATTCTGGAGCTCGATCGTTGGCTTTACGAGAATTTCAACCTCCATCTGGAAGGTCATTGGCTGTTGGAGGCTGAAGGTGGCGATTTTCGATGTGAAATCGCGGAAGGAAAAATTTCCGATGCCGCGTTGAACTGGCTGGAAACCTATACGGCGGAACAGATCAATGATATTCGCAGATATGCGGAAGAGACGTACAAATGAAGATCATAGACAATGAATCTGCGATTCGCACAATGATGTCTGATTTGAAGTCGACGTTACGGTTATTGAACGGTGCGTGCCGGGATCATCGAATCGCACCGCGCGACGGTTGCGCGTATCTGAAAGAACATAAGCATGGCTGCCGCAGTTGCAGGATCGGAAGATTGAAAGAACGGATCAAATCCCATTTGGAGGCGATTGAAGGATGTTAAATTTCATACGATCAATCGGGAGGATTGTATGCCGTTAATGAAGAAATTCGTATGTGACGAGTCTTCGATACGAGCGCGTACGTTTACTGCATTGATGGTTCAGGTGTCGCAAATTATGAACAGTTTGTCACATGCGGGCTATGAAATTCAAACGGTACGGTTTACCGTAAAAGAGTCGTGGTTTATTGACTCCTATGAGTGTAAGATACGCGCAACGAAATGGGTTCCGGATATTGAAACAAAGGATGGATATGAGTAAAGAGAGGAAATCGTCGACACAGAGCAGGAAATCCTGTAAGAACTGCAAGTACGGGCATAGCGTGCCGGTCGTTGTTGGGAGTGACAGTACGACACGGCTGGTCTGTACGCATCCGAATGCGTTACTGGAAACAGGAGGATTTCCGCCGTTGACGATGGCGTGTCGGGTGGACGATACGCTGTGCGGTATGTCGATGAGGTGGTTTGAGATGAAATAGCACAAATCCTTCCAGAAAACTGGGAAAAGTCACGATTGTGCTATATGGGAAAAATAGCACAAATCGTGACAACAAGAAGAGAAATATTATATGGACGATGATTTTTGGTACGACGGTGATGGTTGTATACGAAATGGGATTGACGGCGTTCCGATCGCAAATCTGGTGTGCTGGACTGATTTGCTGTATCTGTGGAACGATCCGTCTGCTACGTCGGAGCAACTGGATCGAATCGGCAGGTTGTTTGCGAAAGCTGTGGATATGAGGAACCTGCTGAAGGTAATACACGAAAAATACGAACTGGATGAAGATTCGGAAATTGCCGGTCTTTTGTCTGAGATCGAAGGAGCGCATGCATAAAATGGATATGGACATCATTTCAAAACTGCTTTTGGTTTTCCTTGTAGTATTGCTGCTGCTCGCCGGGTACGTACAGCTCATTCAGTTTTTTATACGGCGGTTGATTCGTACGTTGGAACAGTGCATCGATCAGCCGTCACGAGAGTTGGAAGCTGAATGTCGGCGCTATGAGCGTATTATCAAGATTCTGACGTTCGGTATATGGAAGTAAGTTGCGTGAAAGAATAAACGTATGAATTCAGAACCGTGCTATTGTGGTGCGACGGACTGCCCGAAGTGTCATCCTGAACTGCAGCGATTGGAAGAGTGTCCATGCTGCGGCAGGAAAGCGCCGGTGTGGTATACGCAGGAGCATTGGGGTAAGACTTGTTGCGACCAATGTGATCAATCGGAGTCAGAGTAAATGACGGCAAAGCACCCTGTATATCGGATTCCGTCCTGTTTGGATTTGGAGTTGTTCGATCGTGTCGCGATTTTTTATTGTGACGCATACTACATATGGCGGGCTACCGGGGGTGCGCTGCAGAAAGAAAAAGAGAAGGAGTGTTCAAATGAAGATGACGCTGGGTCTGGATGTGCCTCGATTTGATTTGTGCAAGCAGGCACAGGAGATTGGACTGTACAGCAAATTTGTCGGATTTCATACGCTGTGCGCATGGTACAAGCCGATGGCTGACATACAGGAATCTTTGTTGCTGTTCGCTGATTTTGAAGCGCATACACAGGGACAATTGTATCGGGCCCCGCGTAGGTCCGAACTATGCGAATTACTGAGACTGTTTGATCCGGATTTATATTTTGACGTAACGTATACAGCAGATCTCAGTCGAGTTGTACGAATTTGTACTGAAATGCGAGGAGAGGTACAGACAGTTGCTACAGTGTTGCAGGATACAACTACAGTAGACGCATATTTGACGTTGCTGATTCGTCAGTATCAACAGACCGATTGGAGCAGTCGGACGAAAGTCTGTCGTGGACTGTGTAACTATGGTTGGAGTACAGAGTATCAAAAATTGCTGTATTTGATATCGACAGACACAATTGTGGAATATTATGACGATGACGCACGTCAACACGTCCTGTGTCACCTGGATCAGATGCTCGACAAGATGCCGGAAGCTCCGGATATTCATAGGGAGAAATTTCATACCTGGTGTCGGGAGCATCAAGTACGGTTTCTCCCACCGACGCAGACGGAATATTCGTTGTTTCCGGGACTGGAGACTCAGTGCCAGTGCTGTGAACAAGATGCTGAATCAGCTGTATCGTTGTGTGAGCGGTGTTTTTCGTCCGTTATGAAGAATCTGAATGTAACGACGAGTGAGTACCAGATGGTACTTAACATCGAGTCTATCGTACAGCGTGTGTGCAACGAATTCCAGGATCCGGAGATACAGTATGTTCATGCGGTATCTGCGATCGCATCGCAGCTTGGCGTTACGGTAGATACCAAGACTACCGTTGTGGATCCGCACACGATTCGAATGGAATTAAGCGTGTGCAATGATCGACAGGTCTTGTATACGCGCAGTTTTGACTGCAATGTAGAGGTAAAGGACAATACCAACAAGAAAGGAGCATCTTATGCCGACGAAGCCGACTAAGTATCACACTGGTGATCTGGTTCGTGTCAATTTTAAATACAATTGGAGTATTCCACAGCTGGTTCAGCTGAAGCAACAGCGCAGCATTGTGCTGGTACTGGATGGACCGCGTACAGAAGAAGGCGTTGTGCAATATCAGATCAAACTGCAGGATGTTATCTGGGTTCCGCGTGCTGCTCTGTTGCGCAGGGCGAATGAAAAAGAGCGGCAGGCATATGCCAATGCAGCGGGCGACTGTAAGCATCACAATAAGACGGATCGTACCAAGGAACCGGAATTGGACCTGAAGTTTAAGGATCTGGATACGCCGGCGATCGACTCTGATTCGCCCGGATCGTTTGCTGATACGTTGAAACAGCTGTTTCAGGGGATTCCCGACGTTCCTGTTGAGCAGTTGAAGCAATGTGATAAAAGCACCGAAAAGACGTGTCTGCATCCGCTGCTGGGGGCCGTCATCGATAAAACGTCTGCCGCAGGGAATATGCTCAGCGCATTGTTGCACGGACTGTTTGCGGATATGCCGCCGGCTGCCGGTGGGGATTCGTCGGCAGATGAGTGTACGTTTACGTTATCCCCTGCCGCAGAACAAGAGCTGGGAGATGCGTTTACACATGCGGCAAAGATTGCAGGCAAGCATGGTGTACCGTTTTTTGCATTTGCAACGATATCGCAGAAACGTGCTTCGGATACAAGTGATTGCTGGAAATTCGAGAATATGATGTCGATGCGAAATATGTGCAAGTCACAGTGTACCAAAATGCATCAGGCAGTACAGATGCTGCTCTCGGATGACAACGAGTAACTGCAGCGTATTTACAGGGAGGGGCTTAGCCCCTCCCTGTGTTTTTTCTTTTAGCTATCATTTTATATGACATGTGAAATCCGAGAATTCTGTAGCTATGTTATAATAATGTGATACAAAAGACACAACAGGTGAACTTACATGCAAAAGCGGGCAGAGATCAAAACAACGCTTCAGCCACATCAGAAACGCGCATTAATCAAAGCATTGCGCAACAATTTGATTCTGGCGCATGGTACAGGGACTGGAAAGACACTGACTGCGATTGCAATTGCGGATGCGCTCGGAAAACCTGCGACGGCATTGGTTCCGGCACCGCTTGTTGCAAACTTCAAAAAAGAAATTGCCAAGCATAAGCAGGGAGGACCTGATATTCAGGTCATGTCGCTGCCAACTGCCGTTCGTAGAAATCTGCGGATACCGGTTGGCAGTACGTTGATCGTAGATGAAGCGCATGCGTTACGAAATCCGGATACGAAGAGGCAGAACTACGTTCGGCAACTGCTTCAAAGGGCCGGGCGAGTGTATGCGCTGACCGGTACGCCTGGATATAATGATGTGACCGACTGGGCGTCTTTGATCAACATCGTGGCGAAGCGTCCGGTTGTTCCGGTACAGGACGCGGAGTTTAAAAAGAGGTACATCAATCAAGTCAAGGTTCCGCCGACGCTGTGGGCACGATTGTTATATCGCGCGAAACCGGGCGTTGTTCAGCAGCTGAAGAATGTGAAAGAGTTGCGCCGTGCATTTGAACCGTATGTCGACGTGTTCGACAAAGAGATCGAAAAGCCGAAAGTCATAGACGAGTCAATTGAAGTACCGATGTCCGAAGATCAGACTTTGCTGTATCGATACCTGGAAGGAAATCTTCCCAGCGAGATTCGATATAAGTTGCGGCACAATCTGCCGCCCAGTAAACAGGAAGCCAAACAGCTGAACAGTTTCTTGACGGGCGTCAGACAGGCATCCAACACGACACGCAGTTTTTCGGAGGCGTTGACGCCGGAACAGCTGGAGCAACAGAGTACGAAGCTGCGGGAAGCGGCGGATCGTCTGGCGAAGATGTATCGGAACGATCCGAATTTCAGAGGACTGGTGTATTCCAACTTTATCGGAAGCGGTGTAGAACCGTACGGTGAGCTGTTGAAAGCACGTGGCATTCCGTACCGTACGTTTACAGGTGCGTTGGACGCAAAGGAGAAGAAACAGGTCGTTGACGACTATAACAGTGGTAAGATTCCTGTGATCATAGGATCCGGAAGCGCTTCAGAAGGATTGGATTTGAAGGGGACGAAGTTGATCCAGCTGCTGGATCCACATTTCAATGAGGCGCGTTTGGACCAGGTTATCGGAAGAGGCGTACGATATAAGAGTCATGCGCATTTACCGGAGTCGGAACGAAAGGTGACGGTGCAACGTTATTACAGCACGTTGCCGGATGATCGCTCCTGGCTCGGAAAGCTGTTTACATCTCCGACAACGTCTGTCGACCAGTATCTGGCAGCCCGCGCACAGGAGAAGCAACAGCTGATGGATCAAGTGACAAAATTGTTTCGACCGGAGAGTTGAAGTGCGGACAGTACAGGATGTAATTCGTGATATTGTGACGACGGTTCCGGAAAACTGGAATCATAAAGAGGCGTTGACCCATGCAGGCGTGGGTGCGGGTATTGGCGGACTGCTCGGATTTCTGCTGAGCGGTAAAAAGCGACGGTTGCGCAATACATTGATTGGGGCAGGTGCCCTTGGTTTGGGTGGATTGGGAACATATGCGCTGAAACAGAACATTCTAGAACATACCGGTGGTCTGTATACGAAGAAACGGAAAGGACAGTTGCCTGTGCTGCCTGCTGTTTCAAAAGATCTTAACACACCCGGTCAGCACTATGTCGTTTATATGCCGGGTGCCGGCGAAGAGAAGCGTCCGGTTCCCACAAAAGCGTCGAAGAATACTGCGGTGATTCCGTATGGAGAGATCGACACTGCTGTGAACTTCATTGATTCTCTTCGTCCACAGGATACTGTGAGCCTTGTGGGATTCAGTATGGGTGGAGGCGGAGCGCTGAAAGCGGCGGAGCGTGCCAAGCATCCAATTCAGTCAATGTATACGTTGGATCCTGTATCTGCAGACCCGCTGTATGCGGCGAAAGTAAAGCTGTTCGGGTGGGACAAACCGAATACGGTCGGTATGTGGAAAAATATCCGACCGAAGGATTATACCGCGAAAACGATTCCGAACGCCTTTGTTCGAATGAATCCGCTTGTATTGGGAGACATTGCACCTGAGGGCAGTAACATTCATGTGAAGGATGACCACTCTTTGTGGACGACCGGTCTTCGTATACAGGAACAGCAGCCGGCAGAGTTGCAGCGTTTACGGCAGGCGCTATTACGGCTGGCTGAAAAACGTGAGGCATCTCACACATCGCGCAGCTGATTTTATCTGTAGAACGCCGCACAAAAAGACTCTGGCAGATGCATTGTAGCGGTGGTATATTGAGTACCGTTCGATACGATCCAACATCAAACAGAGAGTAGAATCGCTATGATTGAAGTTCGAGAGTTTCAGGGAAAGAAATTGGTGGAGTATTTGCGTCCGGGCCTGCGTGTTCGATTGCTGTTTGCGCACGGTCTGGGAGATACGGTCCTGTTTCTTCCGATTTACAACGCGCTAAAAGCGCTGTACCCGGATGTCTACTGGGCATTGAAGACATACAACGGGCAGGAAGAGCTGTTTGATGACGGTGATGTGACAGGACCTGCTGATTATGAGTTTACAATCGATTTTCCCTGCGGAGAGCACATTCCAGGTATGACGAAACCACGGATGTGCTGTGAGCAGGAACTTGGAATCGATTATGATGCAGTTGTACCGGATACCTATCCGCCAATTCTGGCGTGTCGAAGTCCACTGGTCGGCGTGCATTTCAACAGTACCTGTTTTCCGGCACAGAGCATTCCGATCCAGACCGCCAAGAGTATCTGGGAAGGCGTGCTGGCGGCAGGCTGTGTGCCGATTGAAGTCCATTTTGAGCACAAGTATCATAACAAGAAAAACTACAAGTACCCATTTGTGGATGCGACGGTGCGCAGATGCCAGCCCCGTATCTCCGCACTGACGGGACTTCTGCAGCGCTGCGGAGCATTCATCGGTTGTAATTCCGGTCCGTACTGGCTTGCGTCGGCAATCGGAATTCCGACATTGTTCGTACATACCGTATATCCGTTGCATTCGTATATCCGGGGATCTGCGGATATAATAAAGAAAGAAGATGTGACCGCAGAGAAAATTCGTGATTGGGTAATAAAGGCGTACTCCGATGGCAGAACAATTTGAAAAAACAATGTACGGTTTTTGGAAGCAGCAGAATCCGAAACCGTTTTCCTACAGCGAGCAGTATCGGAACAGTCAGTCTACGAACGATGCAATGAGCTGGTTTCGGATCGGTTGGTTGTCCGCAGCGCTTCCTTATACGAAATTGCGTGAGTTTCGCGTTGTAGATGTCGGTGCCGGGAATTTGCGGTTTACCGAGATCGGAAAGCGTGTGTTCCGGGATTGCGTTCCATACGATGTGGAAGGAGAGCAATCCATCTCCACGGATGAACTGTATCAGACGAATTGGGACATCGCGTGTTTGTTTGATGTGCTGGAGCACTTCCAGGACATCAATGATCTGTTCCGCATTCCGGCAACGTACTACTATCTGTCGTTTCCGGAGACGCCGGACGATGATACATTGGACACGATTGGCGGGTTGGCAAACTGGAAACACTATAAGCCGAACGAACACATCTGGTGCTTGAACCGCATGGGCATTTGCGAATGGCTGGAGGACAAGGGATACGTAGTGCTGCAGGCCGAGTATCCGGAAGACGTCATTCGGACCCGGTGGTGTCCTGATGTTCCGAACATTGCATCTGTATTGGCACGTAAACAAGAGGTTTGATATGACGCAACAGACACAAGAGTGGGCCGTACCTATGCGAAAGGAAGCGCTCGGTCCCGTGGGAAACCCGGATTCTCCCTGGTGGGGTATCGCCGGAGCTGGCCTCGGCGGTCTGGCAGGAGCTGCGATGACAAGGAGCTGGTGGGGACCTGTTCTCGGTATTCTGGTCGGCTGGATGCTGGGCGGGAAAGCACCGACGTGGTGGAATACCTGGTGGCAGGAAAACAACATTACGCCGCGAAATCCCCGTACCGGTGAGACGATTCAGCCGCAGCAGCCGGATGTCAATCCGGAAGGTGTGAATCCGACTGTGGAAGGTGTACGCAATCCAGACACAGCATCGATCGCTGCGGTGAACACAGATCGGCAGCAGTTGGAGGAAGAAGGCGTACAGGAACAACTGCGGCAGGCGCAGGAAGAAGCGCTTGCTCAGCAGCAATCGGTACCGGAGGTTGTTTCTCCCGATCAGTGGGAGCAGCAGATGATCGAAGAATCGAATATGAGCCGGATGAATCAGATTCTGGAGCAGCAGGAGCAGGCGCGTCAACAGGCTGCGCTGCAGCCGCGTACCGTACGGATGTCCGACGTTCCTCCGCAGTTCCATCCCAATCAGCCGGCAGCAGAGCCTGTGATTCCGTCCCAGCAGGCGGAACAGACGGCGTTCCAACGCTTCCGTGAACCGACGCCGCGAGAACTTCAGAATATGTACATGCCGCAGGAAGTTGAAGCGTTTACGGCGCAGCAGGGCCCGCTGTATTTCAGCACGAATCCGCAGCGCGATATGTATCAGCAGAGCGCAATGCAGCAGATGCGAGGGGCGCTGGCAGCGGAGCAACGACGCAGTGATCAGGCGCAGTATCAAAACAAACAGCAATTGCAACGACCGGATTTCATGTGGAATCAGATGCAGGATGCCGCGCAGTCTGCGGAGCGTCAGACGTCGCTGCCCCGTGCATTTCAATCGTCGATGTTCTCTTCGGAACAGTTGCCGTGGAATCAGACGCAACGTCGGATCGAAGATAGGAATACACAGCAGGATCTGATGTCGAACAGCCCGGCGGATGCTGTTCGCAATCGAAATCGTAACTTGATAGGAGGGCGATAAGATGGCTGAGAAGTTGGAAGCTGTGGAAAACAAGCAGCGGAAACGCAATGAAGCTGCGAAGTATTATCCCGTGTTGATGGAAGTGGACGGAGAACCCGTATGGTTCATGTTCACGCACAATCAATTGAAGGTCGCGGCAAATCGTGCCGACCGGAATCCGGAAGATATTCCGACTGTGACGGATTCACTGCTCGGAAAACTGATTAACTGGTTCAAATAAAAAGGAAGTTGGTACTATGGAAGGAAACAAGTTTTTGGAAGGGATCGACATTAAGCCGCTTCAGAAGTCGGCATCGGAGGCTGTGAATCGAGCGATTCAGAAGGAAGCGAGCGCAGCGGAGGTCTGGACGACTCTGTGCAAAGTGGCAAATGACGGTGCGCAGTCCGCCGTGGTGGAGTGGGCCAAGCAGAATCCGGAACTGGCTCCGATCGCACTCGGTAAGCTGATGGGACATATCGCTTCCAATCAGTAACGTCGTTTCCGCCGATTATTTGTAACCGGCAATTCTCACGCCTATAGTAGTGTCAGACAGCAACGAATCTACATTACTATAGGCGTATATCATTATGACAGACGAAATCAAAGACGCAGTATCCGAACTTGTGGAGAAAGGGCTTAGCGGACAAAAGAAGAGCGTGGCTACGATTATAGTCAGTGTGATCAGTATCACGATGCTGTTGATGCTTGCGGTCAATACGTATTTCGTGAAAGCATGGATGGAGCGAGTAGAGGTTCACGGTATTGATTCACAGAAGCAGATGCAATCCATTGTACAGGATATCAAGTCCATCGAGCTGAAATTGACGGTATTGAACAGCACGTTGGTGGATCGTTCGGAAGTGCGCCGTATGATTCTGGAGCAGACTGTTCCGCGCATTCAGGAAGCGATTCGGGCGCATGAAAAGGAATTCCATCTGAAATAATGATGATGATGACAGCGTGTATATAAAAAAGGGGAAGAGCCTGACAGCCCTTCCCCTTTCTTGTTATTTCTCTGCCGCTTTCTCGTGATATCGATCCGCGATCACAGTAAGCCGGTGCTCCTGCAACAGCTTTTCAAAGTTGCAGTAGATATCTTCCGCGATCTCCTGGATCAGCGGCTCTTCTTTTCTCAACAGCATACGGAGCATACAGCAGATATCTTCGGTCATGAAGATCGTGCGGATTAACTCCTCTTTGTCACACTTTGGTGTGCGGAGCCGGATGATCTGCTGACAGAGTTCCGCTGACTTGTCTGCCGCCCATTGCTTGAATTCAGAAAAGTCATAGTGTTCAAACGCGCGCTCGATCAGCTGCGTACGACGTTGTGCGCAGGATTCCTGTTCGGTCTGCTTTGCAGTCGGTTGTTCTACTTGATGCAGCTCTTTCATTACTTCATTCCTCCCATCATACTGCCGAGCAGGTTCTGAATGCCACCGGCACCTCCCATCTGTCCCAGCATTGGAGCGAGCTGCGACAGGATGTTCTGCGGATTGCCGCCCGCTTTCAGGAATGTGCCCATGGTACCGATTGCAACGTCCGCCAGCTTGTCGATATCCGCATCGCCGCTTTTGGTAATCGCGTATTTCGGCTTCCCGTCAATTTTTGTAATTTCGATGATTGCACTTGCCATACGTTTGATTCCTTTTGTTATAGGTGCAGTGGTTGGAAATTAAATGTGCCTTGGTTGGCAGCTTCTAATCGCGCAGCCCTCAGCTCTTCCTGCAGTTTTTGAATCCGCTGTTCCGCGTTTTGTGTATCCTGCGTGACGGATGGTATGGCGGATCCGGAACTGACCGGAGGAATGGATGGCGTTGCTGTCGGTGCAGGTTCCGTCGTCGTTGCTGGTGGCGCAGCGGATTCTGCGGCAGTAACCGAGGTGCCTGCATCCTCTAAATCAGCAAATTTAGACTCTTGTTGGTTTGGTGTCTCAGTTGTAGTTGCTTCTGTTGATCCCGGCTGTTCCGGTGTGTCTAATTGTCCCTGCGGTGCTGTGATTGCGGGTGCAGCAGGTGATTCCCCGTATACGCGTTTGATTTCGCGGGAAATTCCTTCCATCAGGTCTGCCAGCTTGATTAAATCCAAATCCATGTTAAATCCCTTTGATCGTTCCGATTAATGTTTCCGGCGTTGTATTCAGCCGTTGTGCCAATCGTTCCGCCACTTCCCAGCGGCGAACTCCATAGATTTTCCAGTAGTTGACTTGTTGCCGTGTGACACCGCATCGGAGCGCCATGTCGCGATCCGACTTTCCCAGTTTTGTTTGAAACAGCTCAAATCTGCTTTTCATAGCGATCCTTTCCTCCTTATTTCCGATATTAGCATCTGCAACACTACTTTTGCAAGCGGAAGCAAAACTACTTTTGCGATTTCAGATTGATAGCGGGGAGTTGTCTATGGTAGTGAATAGAGGGCAAGACGTTATGCTGACTGTCTTGCATTGCAATCAACCATATCAAACAATGAGGGAATTCATGATGGAAATGAGCGATCATCCTGTAACCAAGCAATATTTCGACTTTGCAGATCGTATGCCATACGGCGGGTATGGTGATGGCTTTGGTGGCGGCGCATGGTGGATCTTTGCGATTCTGGTGCTGTTCCTCTGGGGCGGTAACGGATTCGGCAATCGCAACGGTGTCGGCCCTGTTGCAGCCGATCTGGGCGTTACCACTGCAGAAAATGCGGCGGAAACTCGCGCAGGTCTGAATTATATCGGACAGTCGCAGGCGTCTCAAAACAATACGCTCGGTCAGATCAAGGACAACATGTCCGCAGGATTTGCCGGTGTCCAGCAGTCGCTGTGCCAAGGCTTCTCCGGGATCAACACCAATCTGCAAAACGGCTTCTACGGTCTGAACACTTCGATCCTGAACAGCAAGTTCGAACTTGCACAGGCGATCGACCGTTGTTGCTGCAATACGCAGCAGGGCATTGCCGCGCTGGGCGCTGCGATGGATCGCAACACCTGTGCGATCATCAGCTCCGGCAAGGACAACACTCAGGCGATCCTGAATGCGCTTTGCAGCCATTGGCAGGAGCAGGCCACACGCAAGATCACCAATCTGGAGTGTGAGGTCCGGGAACAGCGCATTCTTTCCGCCATCGCGGCAAAAAACGCATAACGCCGTCGAGCAGTTCCTCTGGCGGCTCAGTTGAATCCGCTCCTGCTGTCGCGAACACCGTTCAAACAGCAGGATTGTTTTCCGAAGTAGCTCCGCTGGTTGAGCCGACCGAGGCATCGGTCGAACAGCCTGCGAGTGGGAACACCGGAAAGAAAAAGGGAGCGCTGGCATCGGTGGTCACAGCGCTGGGAGTTGGTTCGGGACTACTGACATCCATGATCCCTGTATAGGACTACCGGGAGCATCTCACCTTCGGGTGGGATGCTTTTTTATTCTTTCGTAATATATCCACGACGCGCACAAATCAACAACAGACGGAGTCTGCTCTCTTCCGACAGGTATGATAGCGCGCGGGTGAACACGAAGTCCTTATCGTACTCTGTAGGGCGAAACCGCAATTTTGTACGTTTCGATAGTTGCTGAAATAACTTGCGTACCAGCAGTTCTTCAGGAGATGTCCCATTGACTTTTCGACGACCGGATGTTCTCATCAGTTGAATGCCGATACATGGAGTGTTTTGTGATCTGAAAACTCATTGGCACCGCTGATTCGTTCTTCCGAGTGAACAGGTCCGTATACGTTGCCGTCCCGTATTGTATGGAACTGTTCTGTCGGTGGGTAGTACGTTGTGATCGTATGTGTCTGACAACCCGTTGTTGTCAGTAGAACAGCAACGGCAAGAAGTATAATTTGTGCGGAGTTCATACAGGGATCACGCCTCCTATGTGAATTGAAAGTTGGTGTCGGTACTATTATATTGTCATAAGTTATCACGTTTACAAATGAAAGGAATAGGCGCTATGGCGAACGAACAGAAACCGCATCAGTATCAACCGAAGCTGAATGCGGATGCATTGATCCTCGGCTATCTGGGCAAGAGCCCGGAACCTGTTGCCTTCGCGAAAGGATATCTGGCTGCACAGCCTAAGTAATGAGGTGACAGTTTATGGCACCACGAATTCAATACAACAACCAAGGTCTGATCTCGCAAGGTCCCGTTCGTCTGATGTATCCGCGCCCTGTCACACCGTTGGAACAGGCCCGATTTCAGAAACGCACGGGTATGGAATACCCTGTGTTGAATTCGTGGGCTCAGCAGCAATTCGGCTATCCGCTCAGTCCTGTCGGTTCTACCGCAGCTCCTGTGTATCAAGGCGGATTATTCCCGGCGCATCTGCAGAGTGCTTCAAACGCGTATCGACGGTTGCAGCAGACAAATGAAAGCGCTCCGGCGGCCTCGTACGGTACTCAATTACACAATGCACTGGGTCTCTGGGGTCTTGCGCAAATACCCTTACGCACTTGGGGACCGGCAGCAGCAAGAGCTACCGTGTCAGGGGCTCCGCTGGTGTCTGCAACGGCAAGGGCGTTGACTGCTGCCGGTCCTGCCGCCCGCAGTTTTCAGTTTCTTCCGCGTGGTTTTGCTCCTGGTGTGGGAGCGCTCGGCGCGGGTCTGATGCACGGAGCAGAATGGATGAAGACGCCGCATCAAATTGCGGCAGAGCAGCGGCAGCGGGAACAAGCCGTACGTAATTCGTTCCAAGGCAATACAACGGCAGCGAGACTTGGACGGGTGTTGTACAATCTGGGGGATCAAGCTGACCGTGCATCGGATGCGGTTGGTACAGTAGGTGGTGCAGTCACTGGAAATCCATGGTTGTTTCTGCTGTCAAACGGATCGACGTCCGCGATGGGTCGTTCTTATGCGGACGCCTTGAGCAGTAAGGGGAATAGCGAAGAGCAGCGTATTCGGAATTCGATTTGGAACGCAATGCCGTGGTATGAGAAGCTGGGCGGTGGAAGCGTGTCTGAACAACTGGAGCCGGCGGCTTATGCATCCTATGTCAGTCGAGGTACGTTCAATCCGGAGCTGTATCGATCCTGGTATGCGGCGCAGCAATCCCGTGGACTGAACCGCAAAGAGATCATGAAAGCGCGTGAGGATCTGGTAAAACGGAATCCTCTCTACTTTGAATCTGGTATTTCCGATGCGGATCGGACGAGATCTGCGTCTGAATTGTATCAACAGGCAATGAAACGAGAACCAAAATAATTTGGAGAAAGGGTGCGAGTATGGCAGCGACATACGATCGGAGACGGCAGAACGAGTTGATTATGCGTTCGAAGAGCGCTTACCTGAGAAGGCATTACGGGGACAACATTCGCATTGTTGAAGACGCCAAGGAAACAAAAGAGGCGTTGAATCATGCGATCCTTCCCGTTCCTGGACATTTGGCCGCCGCCAATAAAGTGCCGCTTCCTGCGTTGCGTGCAGAGCGGACGACGCATGATACCACCGGCAATCTGGTATCGAAATCTGCTGGACGACGGTTCTCGATCGAGCAGTCCGGATTTGTTGATTACAGCGAACTGTTGGAATCGGATATCAACGGGTTCAGCAAAAAAGCCAGACTCTCTGCACAGGCAACAGTTCCACCGGCACAGAGCGCTGTGAATACAACTCCTGCCGTGTCGGTGTCAGATGAGGATGATATCTCGATTCTGGATGTATTGGAGGATTAATTGTGTTGCGTAAAACATCCAATGATATTCGGTGCCAACTCTGCGGGGAGCCCGCAGTGAAACGAATTTGTGAGATTCCGGTCTGCGCAAAGTGCGCGACGGAGAAAGAGGCTTATATTCGTCAGATGACGAAATTTGAGGAACCATAATGAACAATGCTGCTCGTCCATATTCGTTAGAGGGCGCGCCGAATCAATATGCACAGATGCTGGCGCAACCCCTGTGGGATAGCTATTCCAATAAGCTGTATCCCGTCACGTTGCGTGATGCTATGATGTGGGCGATTTGGCTGCGATCGAGACATGGCGATTTCACTGCTGCGATTTTGCGTGCGATCGCATATTTTCTGAACGGTGTGGATATCGTCGGAGATCTGGAAGATTCTGACAGTCGGGATCACTTCCAGACACAGCTGATGATGAAGCATAAGATCGAGCAGAAGATCCTCGCAGTCGGACTGGACCTCCAATTCTATGGCAACAGTTTTTCAACGGCAATGCTTCCGATTACGCGGACATTGAAATGTCCGCGTTGCGGTACATTCCGATATCTGCGAAAGCTGCGTCGGGGACGGGACTATGACTTCAACAAAGGGGAGTTTACGACCGTTTGCCCCAGTTGTAAGTACAACGGGGTTCATCCTTACGTCGATTATGTGGATCGTGCGTCAGCACAGCCGTTGAATGTGATCAACTGGAACCCGCTTCACATCGACATCGACTTCTGTGCGCTGACCGACGCTGAAAAAATTACGTATACGCCTTCAAAGGCGGATCGGGATTTCATCGACAACATCGCGCAGTCCGTTGCATTGGAAACACTGCCGAAGCTCCTGCTGGATGCTACGGTGAACGAGTCTGCGATTGAGTTCAACGGAGATTCCTGTCTGCATCTGGCTACGACATCGGATGCGATGAACAAACAGACGATGAAGGGGTGGGGACTGCCACGGTTTCTGACTTCGTTCAAGTACATCATTCAGCTGATGTTATTGGAGCGTCAGACGGAGTCGGTTGTCAAAGACTTTATGTTGCCGATCCGCCTGCTGTTCCCTGATCCCGCGACAACAGCCAGAGGCTCGGACCTGACATCAGGAGCTGTACATAACATCAACCTTGGATATTTGCGATCGGTAATCGACCGATCGTTGCGCTCGCAGGCGTTGCATCAGTCCAGCTGGCAGATGATTCCGACCGCTGTGCAGCAACTGACATTGGGCGGGGACGGCAAGGCGATCGTTCCCGTTGACATGCTGCAGTATACCAAGGAACAGCTGCTGGATACGCTGTGCGTTCCTGTTGAATTTTACAAGTCTTCCCTGCTGAGCAGTCAGGCGCTTCCGATGTCGTTGCGGACATTTGAACAGAGCTGGTCGCGGGAGATCGAGCCGTTGGATGATTATTTGAATTGGTATCTGACGAAATGCCAGCAACTGTTGGGATGGCCTCACTTGGAAGGAGCGCTGATGCGGCAGAGCGTTGTATTCGACCCTGCCCGTATTAGCGCGATGACGGAACTGTACCAGAATAAGCGGTTGACGGAAGCGACATACATGCGGGCAATGCGGATCGATCCGAAGATGGAGGCACGTCTGCGGGTGGAAGAAGCTGTCGCGATGGCGAAGGAGCAACAGGAGATCAGCAATCGTCTGCAGAAAGCCGGATTCCTGGATGCTATGATGAACATGCCTAATCAGCAGGCGATGGATCAGGCGGCGATGAGTGCGCAGGGCGGTGATCCTGCGGCACAAGGAGGCGCTCCTGCAGGGGCGGGAGCAGCTCCTGCAGGGGCGGGAGCAGCTCCTGCAGGGGCGGGAGCAGCTCCTCCGGGTGGTGCTCAGCCGATGGGCGGTGTACCGGTTGCATCACCGATGACAGGTGATCCGATTACCGATATCCAGAATTTGATGTCGGTGAAAGCACCACAGGGGATCTCAATGGAACAGGTACAGGCAGACGCGCAGGTCGTGGCGCAGATTCTGATGAAAACTCCGGTCGGTGCACCTCGACAGCAGATTTATACGATGGTGAAGCAATTGAATCCGACACTGTACGATGTTGCGAAGTCCGCGTTGGAGCGGTTCGACAATCAGGCCAGGCAACAGGGTTTGGAAATGGCAAGGCAACAGGGGTGATGTCATGGAATGGAATAAAATTGCAACATTGTCCAAGCAAGCATACGCCGGTACGATTTCCGGATACAACTGGCCGGAACGTCATACAACCGATGGTGTAGAGCATGGAGAAGACAAAACCAATGAAGCACTGATCGTAGGGAATAAGCCAACTGCTACATACACCGGAAGCACCGTTCCCGGCGTTGCGGGTACACCGCTGACAAGCCCTCCGAAGAAACCGGATTCCGGTACGGAGGCACCAGTCAGCGTGTTTGTCGGTGTCGCGCCAGAAGACATTCTGACGAAAAAAGCTGCGGCAAAGGTGAAGCCTCCCAAGCTGCCGAAAGCGCCGGGAATTCCTACGGTGAAACCGGACGACAACTGGGTGAAAGATGCGTTGAACCGTCCTGCCACAGGGAACAGCGATCCCCTGGTTCCTGCATTTACGATGGCGAAATATCGAGGAGCGGGTTCCGGCTTTCTGAATAAACTTCCGTTGGATCGGTTCGACAATGCGATTCGTACGATTACGGTGAATCCGTTGGGTAAGGCGTTGTTGACGGGTGGTGCGCTCGGTCTTGGCGCATACGCTGCAGCACCTGCGTTGATGCGTATGTACGGTGCTACGACCGGACAGCCGGTGGCGGATGAGTATGGCAATCCAATGCCGATGCATCCAAAGGACCGTTTGATGTTTGCGACTGCGCTTGGGTTATTGGGAGCCGGCAGCAGCGCTGCATTGTCCTGGGATAAAAATCGACCGTTCGGCGGACTGCTGCGATATCAGCCGAAACAGATACGCCCGATGCTGCGCAAAACAGAATCGGCGTTGTCTCGCAGTGATGTGATTCCGATGAGTATGGCGAAAGAAGGAATTTTGACCAATCAGAATCTGTCGCTGGAAATGAAGGCCAGCGCTTTGGGTTTGCTGAACGCAATACCGGCGACCGGGAATCAACCGATCTCCGGTGCGGATATCGTTGGTGCGGCGGTGTCGACAGGAGCGTCTGCTGCGGCAGGAGCTGCGGTCGGTTTTCTGACTGCAGCGGCACTGGGACTTCCCAGCCCGACAAAAGCGGCAGCAGTCACCGGGATCGGAAATGCATTATTACATAATTTGTGAGGGATGACAAATGACATATCGAGAAAAATTGGATTCGATTCGGATGCGAAAGGTTGCAGCAATCGGGGATACGCTGAAACCGGTCGTCAACACGGTACGGGAAGGAGTTATCGGGGGCGTGAACCTGATGCACGTGATCGCCCCGATGCTGGGGATTGGCGCAGGATATGGGTTGTCGCGTATGACCAGTCCGGAGCATATCACGGAGAATGCGGATAAGGAGCTGTATTCCAGTGCGCTGTCGACGGAAATCGCGTCACTGCAGCGGCAGCTGGATTCGATGAAACAGGAAGAACAGCAGTCTGTAACCAGACCGAAACACGATCAGTTCATATGAGTCCTCTTGACATCTCATTAAGGCCTATTCCATCTGCCGCATTGGACCGCATGTATCGGCAAGGACGGCTTGGCGAGACGCACGAGGGACGTCCATTCCTGAGTGATGCAGAATTGACGGTTCCGGAAGACGTGCGTACTGTGATGGCGGGACGTTGCGAATGCTTTGATCTGTCGAACGCAGATGATCGGATCAAATACGGAGATCTGCGGGCGCAGATAGCGGCAGGTACACGGATTCAGTTGGTGTGGGAGGAACGCATGAAGTTGGATGCTGGGCAGCTGCTGGTATACATTACGTATTTGGATTTGGCAGACGTAACAAAGACAACAAACATCGAGGGATAGCATGCAAAAGAAAGCAGAATTCAAGCCGGCATGGCATCAGTTGCAGCTGTTGAATCCGGCATTGACACTGGTGGGATCGGATCGGGCAACGGTTGGACTTCCGCAATTGGCTGACAATCCGCGTACGAATCTGATGCTGTGGAACAGCCTCGCATCGCTGGCTGCCGGATTGACGGTTGGCGGTTTGATCAAAGGCATTACCGGCGCAGAGCAGGCGGGTTGGTGGCGAAAGAACAGAGACTCAGCAGAAGTGGATAAAGTCAATGCGATTCAGCCGCTGTCGCACCCGGATACGGATCTGACCGATACGGCGCAACGGGAAAAACGACGTGCGCGGGAATTGCAGAAGCAGAGCAATGACTTGCCGGATCGCGAACCGAATATGCTGCAGAAGTATCTGACGAACGTCACAAGGTCCGCGCTGCCGCTTGCAGCCGGCGGACTTGGATTGTGGTTCGGAACGCAATCCATGTCCAATCAGCTGCAGGAGTCCAGAGAAAAAGAACTGGATCGTGAGATCGCTGAAAAACGCAATCAGCTGGATTCGCTGCATCGCCAGATCCTGGATATGCGGTTGCGGGGGCGCGGTGTAAAAACGGCAGTTCCGAAACAAGCGTCTTCGTTTGTGAATGATGCTATTACATCCGCGACAGCTCCTGTTCGTATATTGGGGGATGATATCAGTACGACGTATCATGGCATTAAGAAAGAACTTCGTGATGTCAAAGAGTCTTTGTTCGGTCGTTCTCCAAGAAGCGAGACGGATGCCAGTCGCGGTGCGATCGGCGTACTCGCGGATCTTCCGACCTTGAGTGCGGGTGCACTTGCCTTGTTGGGAGCGTACACGACATACCAGTTTGCAAAGCGTCGGGATGAGAATCGGGCAAAGTTGAAGCAGATGCAGTCCCTGGCTGCGACGAACATGACGCATATGGTGCCACGGCTTCAATTGGAGCTGGATGCGGACAACAATGTGAAAGTAAGCGGGAACTAGTCCATCGTATCAGTAACGAGTGGGTTTTCCACTTGTCTAGCGTGTTATTTCAAAAATAACGCGCTTTTTGTGTTGACAAAAAACAGGTCGTATGCTATGTTACCCAGCAGGTTTGCTGGCCAATTCACCCTTAACAAAGGACAGTACACATGGATACACCTGCTGCTTTCGATCCTGCTGATTTGGGAACTCCGCTGAACTCCGCCCCTACCCTGACTAATTTTGCGCAGACACGGTACAATCTGCTTGCGCAACGACCTGCGCGAACATCGACAAAACTGCCTTATATGACATATGAACAGATCGCATCGGATCAGGACGTATACGACCCGACCGACTTCAAGACGGTCGGTGAACGTATTCGGGAGAATGTAAGACAGGCTGTGTTGAGTCGATTTCCGTTGTCGAATGATCAGTATACGCTTCGTATTGAAAATTTGGCGTATGAAAAACCGAAACGTCAGCATCTGCGGGATGAGAAAGAAGCGATCCTGAACAATGCGTCGCTTGGTGACCGTTTGCGCGGTGATTGGGTATTGATTGACAATGCGACGGGAAAGGAATTGCAGCGTAAAACGGCAACGTTGATGAACGTTCCTCGTATGACTGAACGAGGAACGTTTATTCGCAATGGATCGGAACTGGCATTGAAGCACATGTTTCGACTCCGTCCGGGTGTGTATGCGAGAATCAAAGACAACGGCATCATCGCAGCACACATCAATCCTGCGCAGACAACGGGAAGACAGATGTCGATGGAGCTTGATCCGGAAACCGGTGTTCTGTATATGACACGCGGTACACGTATGTATGGCGTACTTCCGATGTTGCGTGCAGCGGGTATGTCAGAAGATGCGATCCGAACCGCGTGGGGTGACGAGTTGTATCAGATGAATCTGAGTAAGTACGGCAGACTGATGGATGAGTCTGACGGAAACAAGAGAGCTGTTACAACGATGAATGAGTATCAGGATCTCTGGAACAACGAAATCAGTAAAACATTGCTGGATCCGGAGACAACAAAGAGTACACTGGGTGTCGCCTATGATCGCATTACGCCGGATACACTGCTGCAGACGAGTAAAAAGATCCTGAAGATCGCAAGAGAAGCGGATACGCTGGATCTGGACGACCGCGATGGTTTGCAGTTCCAGAAAGTATTAGGACCTGCGGATTACATCGCGGAGCGTATCGTACGGGATGGCGGCGGTGTTCTTCGTACGCTGTTCAATCGTATTTCGCGGAAAGGGACGTTGGATGATGTAGGTCCCGGTGAGTTTCAACCGCATGTGGATTCCGTGTTCATGGAAGGAAAGCATGCCGGTTATATCGAAGGCAGTTCTCCGATGGAGTCTCTCGATTTCAATACCGGCGTATCTCGACTGGGAGAGGGAGGAATCGGAGATACACGAGCTGCGCCGGCGGAGAGTCGTGGCGTTCAGGACAGTTTTGCCGGATTTATCGATCCGATTCGCTGTTTTGCTGTAGGGCATACCGTTTTAATTCGGGAACCCGACGGTGTAGAGCGCTGGAAACCGTTGGAAACCGTTACGATGGATGATCTCGTCGGCTGCTGGATCGATGACGTACTGCAGTTCCGAAAGCCGCTGGAGATCCATCAGTATCCGTATGACGGAGAGCTGATCCTGTTTGACAATGGGACATCTGCCTGCTTTGTAACACCGAATCACCGGATGCATGTCATTTATGCGTCAGAGATGGATCGCGGACTACTGGATCTGGCGACTGAAATCGGCACGGATGATCAAGGTATTGTATCACACTTCGTTGTGCGCGCAGACGAGCTGCTGGATAGCAAGACAGTTGTGCTCGCATCATTGACAGTAGATAATACGCTGACTGCATCGTTGTTTCACCAAAGTGAAATTCAACGCGTTCCCTACAATGGGTTCGTGTACTGTCTGTCAGTTCCCGGCGAGCGGTTGTTCGTCAAGTATCAAGAATCATTTAATATTCTTTCTATGAATAGTCCGGAAAGTCTTAAAGTCGGACTTGACGTATACCTGACACACGGTGCACTGAAGGACAGCAAAGGGAATCTCTATACGCGGATGCGTACACAGGACGGATCTGTCAACTACGTCGATATGACGACCGCTGCCAATGCGATCGTTGCAACGCCTGAATTTTATGATCCGAAAGCAGATCCGAACGAACGGATTCCTGCGTTTTTTCATGGAAAGGGCATTGAGTACGTTCCGAGAAAAGACGTCGACTTCTATCTGGCATCATCTAACAATATGATGAGCACTGGTGCCGGGATGATTCCGTTAATTGGCGGCATTCGAAGCAATCGCACGTTAATGGGCTCGAAGTATCCGCTTCAGGCGCTTCCGTTGAAGCATCGCCAAGCTCCTGGCGTACAGCGGTTGTTAACACTTCCGGATGGTACACAGACAACGACGGAGCGCTACATCGGCAAATACCTGGGGGCGAAATTCGCCCCGGTAAACGGTACGATTCTCAGCGTAGAGCCTGACAGCATCGTGATGCGGGGAACGGACGGAAAGAAGTACGAAATCGATCTGTATCACAATTTTCCCGCAAATCAGAAAGGTTATATCACGAATCATCCTGTCGTACAACCTGGGCAGAAGGTGAAAGCCAACGAAATCCTTGCACCTTCAAACTATACGGATGAGAATGGAGTGGCGGCACTCGGTACGAATCTGCGTGTCGCGTTTCGGAATGGCAGGAATGCCGGTACGTTCGAAGATGCGATTCGTATCTCAGATGAAGCGGCAGAGCTTCTCGGATCAGAGCAGATGTATAAAACGCGGGGTGACGTGACACCTGATATTGAATACGGAAAGCAGAAATACCTGTCGCTGTTCCGCAGCAATGAGTTTACACGTGAGCAGCTGGATCAGCTGGGAGACGATGGTGTTGTGAAAGTCGGTACCGTATTGAAGAAAGGCGATCCTATTATGATGGGTGTACAGCACAGAGATCAATCTACCCGTGGGATCGCCCGCAACGCGGCGACCCCGTACCTGTCTGTCTGGGAACATGACTATCCGGGAACTGTGATGGATGTCGCACGCGGTCGTAAGCATCTGACGGTATATACGCAGGCGTATACCCCGATGCAGGTCGGAGATAAGATGTGCTATGACGAGGAGACTCAGATTTTTACCGACAGAGGTTGGTTGTATTTCAAGGATCTTCGGGGGGATGATCGTGTTCTGACGTTGAATCCACAGTCCGGAGAGTCGTACCTGATTAACTTTGTCCGTGCGTATCAATACGCATACAAAGGAAAGATGTATTCTCTGCAGACGCCAGACCTGGACATCCTTGTAACACCGAATCATCGACATCTGGTTGCGCGGAACTGCGACTGCACGTACATGCGGTTGATGTTCTCTACTGAGATTTTCGGAAAGTGTGTATATCATTTGACGAATGTCCGCGTAGAGGATGAGAACAGCTATAAATGCTCGAAGGTCGAAGGTGCTGTAGAAGAGTGGGTGGATTACGACGGTATGATCTACTGTGTGGAAGTACCGTATACCCATACCGTATTTGTTCGCAGGAACGGTAAGACGGTGTGGAGCGGAAACAGCTCCCGGTATGGATCGAAAGGAACGGTAAGCTGCTACGATGAAGACACGATGGTCTATACGGACCAGGGATTCAAACCGTTCAGTCAACTTCGAGTTGAGGATAAGGTCGCGGTGTTGGATCCGGTGTCGAACACTTTCCAGTTTGAACATCCAAGTGCCATTCATTCCGGACCATACAAAGGTCTGATGTACGGATATCGGGATCGTAATCTGGACTGGCTTGTGACGCCGACTCACGATATGTGGTGTAAACGTGCGCACCGGAATCACAAAGGGGACAACACGTATCAGGAATTCGGACGGGTCAACGTACAGACGGTACAGGGATACGCATGGTTGCATCAGGTAGCGGCTCCTCACCGTGATCTTGTGCAGCAGACAGCGCGCGCTAAAGAATTGCTGGATACGATTCGTCGGGATCCGGTCACAGAAGTACGTAGCGTTGCGGAAGCACGACAGCGCGCTTGCATTCGATATGGATTGCACGCGATCATTGAACAGGAGCAGCAGTATTCCCGTACGCTGTTTCGACTCCGTGTTTCGGATTGTCGTACCGCGCAGTCAAAGCAGCGTGCAAGGGAAGATGGATATTATACAAAAGAATATGACGGGTTTGTTTACTGTTGTACCGTGTCGACCGGGATTCTGCTGGTTGCCCGGAACGGAAAACCGATGTGGTGCGGGAACTCAATCGTTCCGAAAGAGGAAATGCTGCGAGACTCGCAGGGTCGTCCAGTTCATATTGAACTCAGCCCTCTGGGAACAACAAGCCGGCTGAATACCGCGTTACTGGCAGACGCTAATCTGGGAAAGATTGCGGAGAAAACAGGAAAACCGGTAATCCTTCCGGACTTTTTAACTGATGATACCATCCCGGATTTTGTAGAGAAGGAACTGAAGAAGCACGGTTTGACCGAAAGCGAGGATCTGTTCGATCCTGTGTCCGGTAAAACGGTGAAAGACGTAGCTACCGGTATCGTATTTCACTATAAGCTCAAACACATGTCGGAATCGAAACAGGGTGCGCGGTCAACTGGGGAGTACACAGCGGAAGACCTTCCGATGAAAGGCGGTAAGACAGGTGCTCGTCGGCTCGGTAATATGGAAGTCTCCGCGCTGGCCGCACATGGTGCAGATCAGGTGTTGAGGGACGCAAAGTTGATCCGGGGACAAAGGAATGACGAATTCTGGCGTTCTTTCCGGGATGGGATGACACCGACACCGCCGTCTTCACCGCTTGTCAACCAGAAATTCTTTGCGCATTTACGCGCTGCCGGCATTTCGCTGGAAGAATACCCGGATCGGGTTCACATGTACGGCGCAACGGATCAGGACATTAAGAAACTGACAGGACAGCGTCGTGTCTCGTTCGCCAATACATTCGACTCCAAGAATCTGCAGCCGGTTCCAGGAGGTTTGTTCGATCCCGCAATCTTTGGAGCGGATGGGGAGCAGTGGGGTTATTATGAACTTCCGGAACCTGTCTTGAATCCGATGATGTTTAAAGCAACGGCAAACGCGCTGGGCTGGAAAGATAAGGAACTGGAGGGTGTACTGAAAGGCGAGCGCCAGGTCAACGGAAAAGTCGGTATCGATGGTTTGCGGGACGCGCTCGAACATCTGGATATCGACAAAGAGCTTCGCCTGGCAAAGCAGACCCTGCGCGCACCACGAGTACCGTTGTCGAAACGGGATCAGGCGCGAAAGAAGATCCGCGCGTTGCAGCCGATGGCAGACGCCGGCGTGAAACCGACTGATTTCCTGCTGACGCGGATTCCGATCCTGCCGCCCCGGTATCGGCCTGTTTCTAAAATGGCAAACGACGTCAATATCGCGGCAGATGTCAATTTTCTGTATAAACGAATGATTGACGCGGCAGAAGATCTGAAAGAAGCGAAGAGTGTACTTCCGGAAGAAGCTCAGATGGATGCGCGCACTTCTCTGTATCGGGCACTGGAGGCGGTTACAGGGCTCAGCGAGACGGATGATCCGAAACTGCAGGCGAAGAACGTATCCGGTGTATTAAAGTGGGCATTCGGGAAGGGAAGCCCGAAGTTGTCTGCTGCGCATCGAAAGTTGTTCGGTGTCGCAGTGGATTTGGGTGGGCGCGGTGTAGCTGTTCCGGATAATAGCCTAACCATCGATGAAGTGGGATTGCCGGAAGAAACCGCCTGGAAGATGTTCGAACCGTTTGTACTGCGTAAACTGCGGCAACGGGGATATCGGATGCTGGATGCGCTTCGGTACACGACAGATCGGACACCGGAAGCCCGAAAGCTGCTGGAAGAATCGATGGCAGAGCGCCCAATTCTGGTAAACAGGGCACCGACGCTGTGGAGGTATGGCATTATGGGATTTTTCCCAAAGTTGCGCGGGAAACCGGGAGAACGTAATACCATCTTCACAAATCCTAATATTAATAAGCCGTATGGATTAGATTTCGACGGCGATAGCGTTAAGAATTTGACTATGATTGGGATAGACCTCAATATCCTAAAACAATTTTTTGAAAAAAATCATAACAGACCCTTGAGTTCTTCGGATTCTGTTGTATATTGGATGATAGAGCAGCTGCAGCACAAATCATCTGATACAACAAATGAAAGGGTTGAATCCATGTTTGACGGTGCTACGAAATTAACGACGGCATGGTGTGCGATAGCTTTAGAAAATCTGCCAACTGTTGAAGGGTCCGCCATTCAGAAGTCGGATAATGTAATTGAATGGGATGTACCCGATGGGTACTATGCAAGTACACTCGATCCCGTAACACACGAGCAGAAAGCCGTGCGGATTACGAAGATTTCAAAACACATGAATCTACGCATGTATCATGTAACGCATTCTATAGGAGGCTGCTATAAACGCGTTATTAACGCATCGGAAGATCACAGTTTGATTACGTACAATGGAATGACGGGCCAGCTGGAAAAAACAACACCAGAGGCCTCCGTTGGAAGGTTGATTCCGCATATTGTGCCCGACGATGGAAACAAGCCTGAGTTTTGTTGTAAGTATATCGACTTGGGCTGCAAAGTTCCACTCGGTTATCAGCTGGGTATTGTACTGGGGGCTATACTCGGTGATGGTTGGGTTGATGCGAATGATGTTGTGCGTATTGCGGCAAATGGCGACTCCATCAGAGCAAAGCTGCTGGAGCTGTGCGCTCTCGGCAAGGCATTGCCTGTATCACGTGATGCTGAGTCTTTTTCTTATAAAGCTGGGCAGGCATTTAGTGATGCAGATAAACAGCGTATAACCGTATATTTGCCACGAGAAAAAGCTCGCATTTTGCGGAACTGGATTGGATCTGGTGCGTCGAATAAAATGATTCCATGGCCGTGCCTTGCTGCGAGCAAAGCGCATATGATTGGGCTATTGGTCGGTTTGCTGTCTACCGATGGTTCCATTGGTTACAGTTTTGCCGTCAGCAAGAAAACGGCACAAAAAACGATTTCGTATAACACGACGAGCCCATACCTTCGTGACGGAATTCAGCAACTTGCTGCACGTTTGGGTATTCGGACGTCTGCGCATCCGTATAGGGGACCGCACTCTACAACAGATTGCTATTTGATCACATTTGCGATCAGCGATGTAGTAAATCTGTATCAGCAAAATAAGCTGTTCCGATTGATTCATAAAGAGTCACAAGAACGCTTAGAGTTGATTGTTCGTGATGTGTTGAATGCGACACAGCCCGATACATTCGATATTGTACCATACCCATATCATCTGGTATGTGAATTGACGTATTCTGGTGCTACTCGAATTACAGGCAATGCATCTGATAATACCCGTATGAAAAAAGTCGGATACATGAACCGCATATACGCGCGGCGAATGGCTCAATGCCTGCGAAATGCGGATTGGGATCATTATACAGATCCGGTCGCATTGAAGAAGGCTGATCGCACGGGACATACGCCGCAGTATGCGAAAAAGTTGGCACTGGAATGGTGTGAACTCGTGGAGAATACCGCGATTACATGGTCTCATGTTGATTCTGCAGAGTTCTACGGTATTGACGATGCCTGGGATCTGACTGTTCCGGGTCCGTATACGTTCGCACTGAGTGACGGTACGATTGTACAGGACACATTAAATTTACACACCCCGGTATCAAAGCAAGCGGTGCAGAATGTGATTCAAAAAATGCTGCCGTCCCGGAATCTTCTGTCGCCGAAAAACATGAAGGCGCACTATCTTCCGCAAGCGGAGTTCCTGCAAGGCTTGTATCTGGGAACACGCAGCAGACCGGATCAGAAACCGGTGCGGTTTCGATCTGCAGCTGAGATGCTGAAAGCGTTGCGACGCGGTGAGATCACATATGATACACCAGTCGAGATTATGGATTAATCTCGATTTGTTGAGTATAGTAACCCTTGTACAACAGGAAGTATGAACAAGGGTTACTTTTTTATGCCTATTGAGATTACACAAGTAAAACCGGAACCACCGCCGGTATCAGTACCGTCAGAACCTAAAGCACCGCCGTCATCCGTTGCGCGAAAGTATCCAAATCTGCCCAACGGTGTTCAGGGGATGAATCAGTTTATGCAGACGTTGTTTCCGAATAAGTGGATGCAGAAACAACGCGAAGCTCTTATGAGTATCAAGAATCCTGTTATACAGATGCCGGATTATTCACTGCACCCGGTTCCTCGTACGCATATATTGAATGGTGTCTACAGCAATGTGGTGAAACAGCTGGCTCCCAGCTTTCAGTGGAATGGAAATGCAACTACACCGCATGCAACAGTGAGTACGAATGTGCCCGCAGCAGTAGATGCGCAGGCAAATAAACCGGGTTACATGAAAGACAGGCTGGCGGAAATCGATCAAAATCGAAAGAACGAGGATTTGCAAAAGCCATCTACAATGCAAATCTCCATAAAGGATGCACAGCGTTTGTTTAAATCAGATGCTCCACAAATACCGGTTAAGATATATCCAAATGACGGCAATCTCGCGTCGGAAAATCAGAGTGCGACAACAACTTGGACTAGCATGCCAGCATGGTTGCGCAGGCTGACTGGTAAAAATGGCGAGATTAAACTGCAAGATGCGATACCTGTCACTGAGCCTAAAACGGTGACATCATATGGTCCCAGACGCGAGTCGCATACAATATTAAATCCGAGTTACTATATTCCAAATACAGCGAACCGAGAGCTCGCTGGTGCGGGCGGCGCAACTACCGGGTTTAGCGGTGCGGACAGCGTCTTTACCCCCTGGGGGCGTTTAGGGCATGCTTATATGCACGAATTGAATCATGCACTTTCGAATCCGACCGCATTGCAGTTCTATTATCTGACGCCAATGGCGCGGTTACAGGAAGAGCTAAATCGGTACAACAAAGAAGGTGTTGATTTATTTCGCAAAAACAGCGTGTTACAGAAAGAGAGTCCCATATCTGACTATAGTCTTGATCTGAAAGAGCAGGTGGGTGCACAGCAGTCGTTTCAACGAGAACATGTGGCCTTAAAACAGCTGCTTCAAAAAAATCCCGGTAAATTTAAACAGTGGAACGCAGATACATTGAATGCGCTGCGGGCACTTCCGGAAACAATCAACAATCCGGATGATTATCAAAAAGTAACGCAGTTCTATATGAAGAACCCGTCTATGATGTGGGAGGGTGCACGGTATATCAGTCAACTACAAGAAAAGATGAATCGGATTAATGTATTGAAACGGTGGTTGGCCGAGAATCCGAAGTCTATGGATCGCGACGATTGGGAACAACAATTGTTGTTGCTGGCAGAAGATTTGGCGGAAAATGAACGGCGCGCACCATTTATCGTTAATAGAAAAGTAATGAACCCGCAAGGTCAACAATCTGTATATAAAATAGCATCCAATAACAACAACAAACAGTGGTATAGTAGTATGAGCAAGAAGAAAAACATCATTCCGCAATATGCAACCAATTTTTCAGATCCAGAATTTGAAAAGGCCTTAATGTCTGAGAACGTGTTATGGAGTGCGTTGCCAATTGCTGCGGCAGGCGGGTTACTTGGGCAATTCGGCGGGGATCTTTATGCCGCCAAGGTGTTACCAAAGTTTTCGCCGGCACTTGGTAATATAGCAGGGCTTGCCGGTTTCGGGCTCGGCGCATTGGCTGGCGGTCTGTATGGACGCAGCGTCGGTAAACGGGAGATTGATCGATATCGTAAAGCATTGGTCAAGGCAAAAAAAGCAGGACATGAGAACGATTTGATCATTTATGGAAGAGCCGTTCCATATGAGGTTAAAACAAGGCTTGAAGGGCCTGATGTAGATCAAGACAAAAAAGACACGAATATGTTAACAAAAGCTGCAAGTGCTGTGTATCGCGAAAAGCTCACGAAGAATGCTCCGATGACCAACGCCGTTGTCGGCAACGCGAAAAAGAACAAGCAACAAAAACGCTCGATGAACGGCTTTCTGAAACGGCAGGAGAGCGCGAAAGAAAGTGAAGATGCGCTAAACAAAAGCGCTGCTGCTGAATTTGATCCGGACAACCTGAGTGGTTCTAATTATGACGCGTTCAGAAAAGCGTGGGCTGTTATTAAGGGTCTTGGAAAAGGTGCGCTTTATGGAGGACTCGCAGGTGGCGGAGTCGGTCTCCTGACAGATTCAGTTCTGGCCGGCAAAGATCAGCGGAACGCTAAAATTTCAATTCTGACTCCAGGCGGTGCGGTGCTTGGTGCACTCGCCGGGATTCCTATTGGAATTTCGAGTGGATTGAAAAACGAGCGTATGGAACGTGAGAAAGAACGGCGGTCCGCGTATCAGCAAGCGCTGATGGACAAACTGCTGCGAGGCGCGGTCGATCCTGCTGCAGGTGCAGCAATGTTGGCTGCTACAAAAGAATAATTGATTTGCACAGCAGAGCGCTCCGTTGTACGTTAATGGTGAAGAGATGTACAACGGAGCTTTTTTATGCCTGCATTTGTAAAAGGAAAACAAGGTGAGAAAGTATGGAGTGAGGCGAAGGCTTCTGTCCATCAATCACATCCTGACTTGTCGGAAGACGACGAGCAGTTCTGGAAAATTGTAACGACGATTTATAAAAAGCGCCGTCCGCAGGATATCAAGAAAAAAGCCAGCACGTTGGATGCAGAGATCAATCGTGCGTTGGATCGTTTGCCACCGAGTGCCCGTGTTGCGGTGCTGGGAGCGCCACTTGCTGCAGCTGGCGCGCTTGGTCTGTACAGTAGCTATAAGAATGCAGCATATATGAAACACCTCGAAGACGTGCGGAGGCAGTCGGGCGCTACAGAAAAAACGCCATTGTTTACAAAAGCGGTAGACGCGACCGGTCAGGGATTGACGAATTCATACGAGGATGACTTCCGGCGCGCATTTCCTGTGCTGTATCCAGACTCAACTGCGAAGAATCTATATGAAGCCGCACATCAATACGGACATTCACGCGACAAGACGCTGTCGCCGTTGTCTCGTGTTCTATTGAGCGCATCTCCATATATCGCTGCCGCCGGTTCTGGATTATTGGCGAAAAAGCTGACGAATAGCCAGTACAGCGGTGCGCTGACAGGCGCAGGTGTTGGTGGATTGGTTGGATTGTTCGCGAATCATAAGCTGTATGAGGATGAGCGTGACGCAGCGAGATTGGGTGCGCATTATATTGCAAAGTCCCGTGCGTCTGATGCGGAGAAAAAACGAGCGCTTCGTATGCTGCGGGATAATCAGCGCAATATTCTGCGTGGTCGGTGGCTGGACATCGCATTGCCGTTGACCGGTGCGTTGGGTACAGTGGGTATGACATACCTGATCGATAAATATCGTCCTCAATTGAAAGCGCTCGCATCACGCTGGATTCCGCAAACAAAGCGTTGACGTTTATTTTCAAATTTGATATATTAAAATCATAAAAACTAAACAGAGGCTACTATGTCCGTTCTTGATCGCGCTCGTGCCATTCGGCTGGCGGCACAACAATCTCACGGGCTGGCGAAGCAGGCATTTGTGCCGTTTACGCCAGCGGCACAGGAAGCAGCAATGAATCCGCAAATGGCGGGAGCACCGATGCCTGCGGCGGGTGGTATGCCAATGGGTCCCGCAGATCCAGGTGCTGCTGCTGGCGGTGGTGGTATGCCTCCTATGCCTACGGATATGTCCGGCGGCGCACCAATGCCGCAGGGGAACGGTGGTATGCAGATCCAGATGGTTCCGGGACCGAACGGAGAGCCGATTGACGCGGAAACCGGTATGATCGTGTTGGATCCGCAACAGGGTATCGAAGTCGATCCGAACACTGGCATCAGTCTAAATCGATCAACGGGTGAGTTCGTCGGTCCTGATGGACAGCCGCTTCCCCCGGAGCAGGCGATGCGGCTGATTGCGCAAGCAGCACAGCCTACCGCAACGGTGCCGGGAGGCGTGCCTCAGGGTGGTGGTGGTATGCCTCCTATGGATATGATGAATGTCGGTCAATCTGTGATGCAGCAGACGCCTATGCCGGATGCTGCGGGTGGCGCGGTTCCGATGCAACAGATGGCGGCTGATGATCCTATGGCGAATCCTGCGGACATGCTCGGTGCTCCTATTGCAGCAGGTGCGCAGCCTCCGATGCCTGCAGGACAGGTGGATCCGGCGCTCGGCATGATGGTCGATCCAACTACCGGTATGCCGATTGATCCTGCAACCGGCAATCTGATCGATCCGACAACTGGTCAACTGGTAAGTCCCGCGACAGGTCAGCCGGCAGCGCCGGTTTCGACGGCAGAAGGACAAGACAGCGAAGCCAATGATGAATTGGCCGAATTGCTGAAAGACACGGATCGTGCATTGGAGACGCAGGATAAGAACATGCATCGCGTGACCCAGGAGGTTGCGGGTATGCGGGCCGATATTCAAGGTTTGCGCAGACAGATTCAACAGGAGTCGGATGATAAGGAAACTCTGTTGGCTCGTATCGATAACCTGGTGAATATTGCAGAGACCGTGTTGAACGGCAGACCTGGTGTTCAGCCGATTGCGGTGGATCCAGCCTCTGTGAAGTAGGAGGGTGTTATGATATTTTTGCAGAAGCACTCGGCAGATGAGGCGACGCCAAATCAACAGCGTGCGCATCAGGTTGCGACAACGTCTCCGGCAACCGGAAAGCAATCTTCCGGAACTCCGAATTGGATGAAAACCGAGTTCAATAATCTCGGCAATAATCTTGCTGCCGGTTGGAATATGTGGCAGAAGTCTCCGGCGAGCAATTGGCTGAGTAAAACGTTCAAGGAATCACCGGCGTTGACTGCTGCCGGACTTGGTCTGGGTATCGCGGGCACCGGGTATGCGGTGCAGCGCATGATGCGGGCAGCGCAGCCGTATCCACAGACGAATCGCGCATTTCAGCAGTATCAGCAGCCACAGTTCGCACAGCAGCAATCGCAGGGTATGGGATCTATACTGCCGTGGCTGGGTGTTGCCGGACTGGTCGGAGGTGGCGCATATCTTTGGAATCGGTATGGGGATCGATTGAAGACGATGTACAATCAGGCAAAGACTTTGAGCGAGATTTCCCCGGATCTGGAAGTGGTTGGTGACTTGGCGCACAAAGCCAATGGCAGTAAACTGCGGCTGTTATGGGAATACATGAAGATGCCCGCAGAGAAGAGAGCGCAGATCTCCAACGCGATGAACGGACTGGAACGGTTGCGTCCGCAGACACAAGCCACTGTTCAGCCCGCTACTCAGAAGACAACTTCTACGCCTAATCCAATCGTGCCGCCTCCGACGAAACAGGATATCCCCGATCCGGAACAGCGGAAGCGAGCATTGAGTGACTGGTATTGGCAACAGCAGATGATACGTGGATAATGACAACAAGAAGGGCGTATAGATATGAACACACTGGCAACGGTTATCGATAAAGAACAACTGGACGCGGAGCGTCCTCAGCAATTTCGCTATCTGCACAAAGAAGCAGCGGTTGACTGGAATACTGTTGGAAGATATGCGTTGGAGGCGCTTCCGGGAGCAGGTCTCGGTATTCTGCTCAACCGTGGTATTTTGCGGAACAAGTCGCTGGGTTCCAATGTGCTTGCGGCAATTCTCGGTGGAACTGCATCGACCGGGATTGTGGAAGCAATCCGTTCTACGGACGCACAGACCGCAGCGGCACAGAGGCAAGACCCATTGAAGTATACGGTATCCAATTTCCGGCAACGGAATGCGGCCAGCCAGTATGTGGATCAATTGAATGAGGAGTTCAAGAAAGAAAACGGTCGCGATATGACTGAAAGTGAACGGGCTCCATTGATGCATAAAGCGTTGCAGGACTTGCGGAAAATGGAGGCAATTCCAGGCACTACGTTGGGTACGGGGGTCGATCTCTCGCGTATGCTGTTACGTGCGGTAGGTAAGCGGTCCGGCGGCCCCGGAGCGTTTTTTCTGAATGACCCGGAAACGATGTATGCGCAGCAGTTTTCTGGAAATAACGATCTCAAGATCGGTTCTGACGTTTGGAATCAGCGTATGAACGCATATCGGACGAGCGGACTTATGTCTGGCGGCGCTCCGACAGTGCGTGAATATGTGAAATCGCTTCAAAGCAACTTGGATGCGGCGAATAAGACCAGTACCTTGGCAAATGCGCAACGTGCGATTATTGCCGGGACGATGCAGAACGCAGAAAGTCCGCAACAGAGAAAATTGCTTAAACAGCTGGATGACACGTATAGGCGCGAAGCGCGCGCAGCTGACCGTATCGCGTCCTATACACAAAACCGGATAAATCAGTATTCCGGATCTCAGGATCTGTATGAAACGCGGGCCGTCGCGAATCAGTACGCCCGATATTCGCCAATTCCAGTTGTGAATAACATTCTGCGTCGTGCCGCACATCCGATTCCGACAAAAGGGCGCACAGCAGCCAGGTTATTCCGAGGTCTCTGGGTTGCTCCGACCACTCTGGCGGGGATCGGACTGGATGCGCTGAGTACACTGGTTAACAGGAGAAAGGCGGATCCGGAGTTGAAGGCTGTCTATGATAGCAGTACGAATACTCCTCCGGCGGTGTATAACGACTAAAGGATGCCACTATGCGGACAACTCCAGGCAGATATTTGATACAGCAAGCGCTTCCGGATCGGTTTAAGCAGTTCGACGGGGCGCTGGATGCGAAAGCCGCCAGCGCACTGTTTACTCAAATGGCGAAGGAACTGAGTCCGGAAGAGTATACGCAGGTAACATATCGGCTGAATAACCTGGGTAATACAATTGCATCTGAATACGGTGGTGTCGCGTCAATTCATCTTAGAGATCTGCGGCTGCCGGACAATTTGCGAGCGATGAGAGACGCACTACAGAAAAAAGTATATGCGATTTCACAGGATCCACGACTGTCTTCACAGGAGCGAAAGCGCGCAATTATTCGCACGGTGCAAGAAGCGACTCCTGCAATCGATAAGGCGGTGCTGGAGACGCTGGGCAGCACGGACAACTCGTTCGGGTTACAGGTAAAAACCGGGGTACGGGGAAAACCGCAACAATTGCGACAGCTGGTGTTCGGCGATTTACTCAGTGTAGACTCCAAGCATCGGGATATTCCGGTTCCGACCTTTCGATCTTACGGAGAGGGCATCACACCGTTGCAATACTGGGTTGCATCTCATGGCGGGCGGCAGGGATATATCGGTGTGCAGAAAGCAACAGCTGATGCCGGATACTTCTCCAAAATGATTCGGCAAGCCGCACATAAGCAGGTTGTGACAGCAGATGACTGCGGTCATCCGAAGCCGTTTACAGTAGATACGGATGATGAAGACAATATTGGCTCTTTGTTATACCGTGATGTGAAAGGAAAGTCCGGTCGTGTTTACCGCGCCAATACACCAATCACCGCAGACATGCTGGACGATCTTCCGGATCGTATTCAAATTCGCAGCGCTGCCGGATGTACCTTGGGGGAAGGTGTCTGCGCGTATTGTGCCGGAATCCGGGAAGGGAATAAACTGCCGGACATCGGGGATCGAATCGGTTTGAACGCTGTCAACTCGTTTCTGGAGAGTCTGACACAAGGCGGTCTATGCTTGCTGAAAGGCACATTGGTCAGAATGAGCGACGGCACTGTAAAAGCGATTGAAGATATCCAGCCCGGAGATTGTGTGATTGCTGCGGATCGACACGGGAGACCGTTTTCAGCTCCTGTTGCAATGCTGCATCACAACGGCTTTCAAGATGTATATCATACCACGCTCAGGCGCGGGAACGAGATGCAGATGATTCAGTCGACCAAGGATCACAAGGTGGCTGTGTTCAATGTTCAGACTGCCAAGTATTCCGTACTCCCACTGGATCAGGTCGCGGATCCGTTTGTTGTACTGCCTGTATCGTCTGATCCCGATGTCGCGTTCAGGGCGGCTTTGGGTTATCGGGTAGAGTCACAGATTTACTATGGACGGGCGCACACGTATGACATTGAGTTGCGTACAGAGGACCATCTGTTTGTCTTAGCGAATGGGCTTATTGTGTCCAACTCGTCAAAACATGGTGGCGGAGAATCGGTCGGCGCGAAACGGATCAAACGAGGTTTGGAAGCCGTCGATCAGTTCATCAACATGCCGGACAACTTCGTGGGAGGCGCGGTGATTGCCGACGCGGACGGTGTTGTGGGCACTGCGCGGACAGCTCCGCAGGGCGGACAGCTTCTTACGGTCGGGGATCGCGAGTACCATATCCCGGTCGGTCAACAGATTACAGCAAAGCGTGGTGATCAGATAGAAGCCGGTGACCTGCTGACAGACGGTATGCCGAACATGCGAAAGATTGTAGAATACAAAGGCATCGGGGAAGGCCGTCGTGAATTCGTCCGTGCATTGACGGATTTGCTTCGGCAGAACGGGGCCGGTACGCTGCGCAGGAATATCGAAGCGTTTGCGCGCGGATATGTCAACAAAGTGGAAGTGACAGATCCAGACGGTCTGCAAGGATGGCTTGTCGGAGACATTGCCGACTATAATCTATTGGAATCCCGTTGGAAACCAAGAGAGGGCACTGAGGATCGAGAACCATCCGCCGCCATCGGCACGTATTTGGAACGTCCGGTATTGCATTATTCGATTGGAACAAGAGTGACGCCGTCTACTGTAAAGACATTGCAAAATGCGGGTGTCTCCACAATCTCCGTCAATCAGAAAGAACCTCCGTTTCGTTCGCTGATGGTTCCTGCTCGTACATTTTCTACGACCGATGACGACTGGCTGGTAGCGCTGTCCGGGGAAAATCTGATGCGCTCCATCCAGCAGCATGTGCAGCATGGATCGGATACAAAGAAGGATAGTATTTCCTATTATCCGCGATTGGCGTTTATGCAGGGAACGAAGCCAGATCTTCTTCAGGTAGATTAATGTGAAAATTGCTCTATATTAAAGAACAAAAACTTAACGCAGGAATGTCAAAATGGCGATTGAAGACACAATGGCACAATTGGCGAACAGCCAGGTTACTCAGAGCATGCCGTCACTCCGCGACTATATCGAGGGATTTCAACTGATTACCAGCAACGAGGAAAACAATGCTGCAATTGGCGTTGAGATCGGCATGCTGGGTAATACGTGCATCTATATCCCTGCGATTTACCGGAATGGTAAGATTTATGACATGGACATCATGTACATTCCGGAGATGGATCAATGGATTCCGTCTCAAGACAACTGGGTGTCTATGCTGAAATCAAAAAAGCCGGATATGTTGGCAGCGTTGAAAGGGCGTAAGACGATGCCGTCAATGGGCGGTGGAAGCTCCGGCGGTGTGAAGTTGGATCTGCCGTTCAATATGATTTCCAAATTGGCATCGGAAACCGGCGGGTTTCGAAAACTGCTGGAGCGCGAGGGCAATCAACGCCTGTTGAAGTCTGCCGGAGATACGATGCTGGAGGTGCTTTTGCGCGACGACGTACCGGATTCGTTCGGTGTACCGGAAGCGACTGAGTTTCTGCCGAACCTTGCAAAGCAGGCCAGTGCAAAGCTGCTGACCGCATTGAAAGACGAGCCGACCGTATACAACGCATTTGCTCGGTATTATTCGGACGAAGAGCTGAATGCGTTGATCGATAAGTTGGAAGCAAAAACGAAATTTCCAACCGCGCAGACACCGGTAGAAGAACCGCAGGGCACCGTCAAGATTCTGACTTCCGCATCGACAGAAGCGCGTGATTTGGACGATGCGGCGAAAGCCAAGATTCTGCGCGATGGCGCAGTGATTCAGGATACACGTGGTTTAATTCCGACTAAGGTATACAAAGCAAAGCAGAATAACGAGTGGACGACTGTGTCCTCGAATGGTCTGTATGAGCTGTTGAATGTCGATGGTGCGACAACGACTGCATATGTTGTTCTAAATACCGAGTCAAACGGTAACAATATGTTGTCCAGCAAATTCGTAATTCCGGTGGATGACGGAAAAAGACGCGCTGCATACCGCTGTGACGCAGCAATCGTCGGGCAACCATATCCATTCAGTGACCTGGATTTGCCTGGTGGTTATACGATCGACCAGATTAAAACAATGTCCATTGCTGGGGGTAGTGACAGTGATGCAGATTCGCCCTCTTCTTACGTGGATGCGCTTATTCTCGATGTGAACGGATCGGGCTTTAAACTGAGCGGACGTGTCAACAATGCTCAGTGGGTACGTGGTGGTGATTCAGATGTACTGAGCGGTTGTAATCTGCTGGCAAAGGATATCAGCCATGAGGTATTTCGGGATATAGATTGTTGTGTGCGCTGCGCTGATAACAACACGATTACGACAATCGTAAAGTTGCCGCATGCCGCAGAACTTCGTGTGCATAAAAACACACTGTATGTTCCGGACGGATGCAAACTGTATCCGATTGTGCATAACGTGCAATCGAATATTCTGAAACTCGTTGATCTGGCGAATGCGCCGGATGCGATTGGGCGGCGCGCAAAGCTGCTCGGTGTGAAAGTATTCAATGCGGACGGCGTGCATACGATTTCCGACAACAGCGGACGTGAGTTCAAAGATCTGAATAAGACTGCGGCTGAGTATACGCTGGTGAAAGAGTATGCGATCGAACCTGCAATCGCAGAAGCGATGGTGAAAGAAGCCAGCGTAAAACGCGTACATTCAGAACGGTATTTGCTGAAGATTGCGGAAGACACGGAATTTTCGATGGCGTTCGCAGGTCAGAATCCGATTCAGTGGGAAGTGGATGTTGCGGATATGGGTGCGGTTATGCCGCCTGATGTACAGCAGACCATCGAACGCGCATCCGATGCCGGTGTAAAGGACATCTTTGACGTATCGTTGCTGAAGATGCTGGCGGAAGATTCGACGACGGTACGGCTTGTGCAGGAGTACATTCCTACGTTGTATCAGGCCATGGACCGTGTTGCTCGCTTGCTGTATCTGACGCGGGCAGGAGACTCGATGGCCGGCGCGTATGGAGAAGGAAAGATCGATGTGCTGGAGCAAAAGTTGAAGAAACTTGCGACGGACATCGGAGATCTGATCATCTATCTGCAGCAGGGACGCATCGACGACGTGCACGATCTGTTGGAAGGTCCGCTGGCAAATACGTTAGGTTGATTGAAAGCGTTCTATGTCTTCTTATACGTCTGCCATACAATTTGACGGTCCCTATGGTCGGTATCATAGGGCCGTCTTTGAGTTGGAACATCCGGAGTACAGCCGCTCTTCTGACATCTGGGTACGAAAACTGGTTAACATGCTGGAACATCGCAAACAGTATACGGACCGGTACCGGTATCAGGATGAATGGCCGCTGTTCGCACGGTTGTTTGACGTATTTGAAAATGATGCTGTAAATTCAATCCGGTGGATGATTGAAGCGCTGTTGCTGACGGAAGCGGATTATGCACAGTTGGAGCAGGTGCTGGGGAATGACGCGCGGTTCAATCGGGTATTTCTGGCCCTGTACCATGAGTTGTTTTATCATATTCGTCCGTATCAGCATAATTCAGCTGCAATGAATCGATTCGTAATGCTGCCGATTATGCAGTATAATGGCGCGAAGCTGGCGATCGGGCATATTTGGAAACTACTTGCGCACGCAGGTGGTTTGAATACGCTTGTGCGGAAAGGATTCGGAAATGAGCCGTTCACTGCTGAAGATTTGGATTACATGATCCATCTTGGGTGTATGCGCAACTGTACGATGATGCTGAATTATACCGCGTCTGGTTCGGCGTTTCTGGAAGATAGTCCTGCGACAACCGCAATGCTGGAGAAAATTACAGAGTTTGAAAGCAGTCGCAATCCGAATCGTCAGCAGAACGGCTTCAAAGAGATCGAAGAAAAAACGGAAACCGCATACGGAACGCTGTTGGACGGTTTGGTGACATTGATTAAAAAACCGCGTCAGCTATCAGAGGCACTGGTCAGTACCAACGGCAGTTTTATGCCGGAGCTTCCGGAAGCGGTTGAAAAATGCACGCCGACTACATATACTATCAATGAGTGAACGATAACGCAGGTGCAAACATGGCAAGACTTTCTGATTACGACAGACAACGGGGTGAACAGGCGCTGAAGTCCTGTATCGAAAAAACCAATCACATCACCGACGCGGCGCAACTGAATAAAGTCGCATCTGATATCCTGATTCAGTCGTTGGGGGATAATCCGGAGCTGCTGCGCCGCGCCTGTGAAACATACAATCATACGAAGTCTTTGTACAAGTTGAGTCACAGCGATGACAGTACACGGGGCGACAGCTTTGCAATCCTGAATACACCGGAGATTTATGAACAGGCAGTCGAACGTCTTCGCACGAATACTCTGATGAAAGCCGCGTCTGCGACGCCGCGATTCAAACCTCGGTTTACACGGGAGGAGCAGGATACCGCTCCGATGCAGAAGGCGGCTTCTGCTCCTGTACAAAAACAAGCGTCTGTCGTTGAAGACAATCGTCCGGAATGGCAGCTGCGTGCGGAGCTCGATTCTGAACTGCGTAAGTGGGGCGACTTGCTGATTAAGCTGGCGTCAAAAGAAGCGAATGCCGGCACCGCGCTGTCCCGTGCGCTGGATCGATATCAAAGTGTGATGACTGTGCAGCCGGCAGCGTTTCGAAAAGAGGCTGCCGCTGTAATCTCAACTGCATATGGTGCGTTTGGTGATTCGCTGATTGCGCGGTTTAACGAGGCACGTCCGATGTTCAAGGTGGCTTCTTACAAAAAGCTGCCACACAAGGGATCTATTAAAGTTCCCCGGCACGAAGTGTACGAACATGTTGCACTGGTGAAGCAGGCGAATGCGCAGATGCTTTATGCTACGAGCATCAAAGAACGCGCGTTGCAGGACGTCCTCGGCTGTCTGAAATCTATGAATTTCGACGTGCTGCGAAAGCAGGCGGGAGCCGGCGGTATTCTCGCAAGCTCTATGATGTTGAATACACTGGGAAATCAAATGCCGGACGCGTTTGGTGTTCGTGACGGTGATAACGAAAAAGTTCGGGAAAATTTGAAATCGGCGCAACTTCGTAACAATTTACGTGAGTTAGAGACCAAGCGTGTATTTTATGATGCGTTGGAAGACGATTATATCTCCAGTTTTCCGCTAGAGGATATCGTAAAGGCGTACAATGCCAGCTTGCAATCGCTGCCGCCGACAGAACAGCAGCGTCCGGGTTGGAACAAGCAACTGCTTATCAGTCGCATGACCGAACGTCTCGGCAGAGGGAATATCCCGTCTGCGGCGGATGAGGAAAAGATTTTGCGGGCTGCGGAAGCGCTGTCTCGTCAACAGCGGTACACAGACGACCAGGTGGATTCTGTTAATAAATAACGCAACGGAGGCGTTCCATGATTCAAAAAGTTTTGATGTCAGGGTATGACGATCGGAGTGAGTTCCCATCGTCTGTATTGCTTCCGACGTTTTCAAAGGGATTCGATCCGGTTGTACTGCGTAAGCAGGCTTCTATCTTTGAAAAAGAATACGACGCATTCGAGCGGAAACCGGGGCATAGCTACATCCATTTGATCTCGGTTGCCGCAGGTGATTATTATGGTCCGAATTCTCGTGCGGACTTCTACAACGGTTGCAGCTATCGGCACAAGTTCCCGCATCCGGAAAAGAATGCGACGGCTTATATCGACTTGGACGGTGGTATCGGAAAGTATCACAATCCAACGTTTATGAAACATGGTGGTGTATATACGGAGCATTTCTCTTCGCGCGACGGTGCAAAACCGCAGGGTTACATCGTCGCAGCGAAAGTGAATCCGGATATGCATCGTGGAGAACTGATCATTGGTGTAAAGACGGATCTTTGGCGCGATGACATCGAGCAGCTGTCCAAAGGTCATCCTATGAAGTTCTCTATCGGATGTGATGCGGAGCATGACATCTGCAGTTATTGCGGGCGCGTCGCACATACGGAAGGTGAGCACTGCGATCACTATAAATACCAGCGCGGACAAATCAACGATGAGGGTGCGCAGTATTACGTCATTTCAGATAAGACGCTGTATCACGACATCAGCCGTGTCGCCTCTCCTGCGGAAAAGATTGCGTTTTCTATTAAAAAAGTTGCCTCCGCAACTGACTTTACACAATGGAAACCGCATCCGATTCATCCCGCGTCTGTTTCTCTGATTCTGAAAACTGCGCATGGTCAGGAGCGTCTGGACACACTGCAAAAGCTGTCGAAGATCGAGAAGGAAATCATTGCTACTGCTGAGAATGGATCGTTGGATCGGAATATTGTCCATTTCTTCAAACAGCATAAAAATGCATCGAACATGGACAGTGCCGCAGAGCTGAAAAAGTTCCTGCAGTATAGCAGGGAGAATCAGTTCCTCGGCGCGTTGGAGGATCGGAAATGTGTGTTGTCCCCGGAAGATTTTCTGGAATTGTTTCTGCCGGGACAGTGCGGATGCATCGAGGGTGCTGACGCTGAATCTTTGCGAAAGCACTTACCCGGTGTATTCAGCGAGCTGCTCTCTTCTCCTGATGTGGATGCGTTTTGCGAAGACATGACGTTTCAACCGAAACCCTATAAGGACTGGAATCTGACGGCAGCGGTTGATCGGTATAAGGAACAAAAAGGGATGGATCCTTCACATTTTGTATCTGGTATGTTGGAGAATGTGGTGGATTCCGTTGATTTGAAAACAAATCCAAAAACTATTATTGTATGCTGTAGGCGAGCAGATACTGTGCCGGATGTTCTTGCAAAAGAGTATGCGAACTATTTGGTGTCCGCAACTCGCCGGTTTTCGCCGCTTGAGTTGACAATGACGTTGTTGCAGCAGATGCTGTGACGGAACATTAAATAAAAGGAACCATAAAGATGGCCAATACGCTGACTGACAAGCTGCTGCAGAAAGTCTCCGTCGCCGCAGCCCTGCAGAAGAAGGCAGGGCTTGAGGATCAGACAGAGCCTGGCGTGAAGCAAACAGACGCGAAAGATCCGGCGTCTGCCCAGAAAGGCGTTGTCTCCGATTTCACCACTGATGTGAATTCGAATGAGAAGCACGACCTTCCGGGCAGCAAGAGCGATGCCGCGACATCGGCACCGGACACCGGTGATAAAACCGGTATCGACATCAAGATCCCGAACAACGAGGATCCCGAAAATCAGGAAGTGAAAGATATTGAGAACTCTCGCACCGTGGTGCAGAAGCAGGCTGCCGCCCTGCTGGTGACTGCGGAGAGAATCGCCGGTATGAATGAACAGCAGACCGGCGCACTGATGCAGAAATTCGCATCTGCCGAGAGTGATCCACAGGCCATGACTGGCCTGCTGGAAGATTTCATCGCCAAGCGCGCGGATGCCGGCGATCCCTCCTGTCAGGCACTGATCGACTGGATGTGTTCATACTACGCGGGTATGGATGCAAAGGCTGCAGATATCGATGGTCTGACCAAGCGCGCGTCTGCGGAAGGACAACAAGTGACGTCCGAGCAGCTGTGCCAATGGCTGGATGAGCAGGTGTTGCGTGATCCGACTTGCCTGTTCAAGTCCGCAAACGACGATGAAGATGACGACGACGATGACGACGATGAAACCGGAGAAGGTGCTACACCGAGCGATGGCGCTGCTCCTGTAACAGTTCCGGCAACCGGTGAAGAGGCTGCACTTGCTGCCGCTGCTGCGGATGATGCGGCTGCAGCCAATGCTGCTGCAAGCGACGCTGCAGCTACCGCAGATGCGGCTGCTACGGTTGATCCAGCTGCCGATGCGGCTGCTGTGGAAAGTGCAGCGATCGAAGGTCAGGTTGCCGAGCTGGTTGGTCAGCTTACCGATGCGATCAAAGCAGAAGTTCCCGGCATCAGCGATGAAGAAGCTGCACAGGTCGCAATCGCCGCAATTCAGGACGCCAGTGCAACCGCAGACGCACAGCAGGCGCTGAGTGCGACTGACGACAGCGGCGCTTTCGTGGTCCCTGATGAGCAGGCTGCTGCGGTGATTGACAAGATGGCGAGCACCGCATCGGATTTCCCGCTGCGTGGACCTGCCACCGCAATGCTGAATCAGGCGTTTAACCTCGATCCGTCTGTCTTTGCATCTCGTGCAAAGGCGCTCGGTAAATGCTAAGGAGAAACGAAATGAATCAGGACTTCAAAGTGATTACACAGAACGCTGCGGACACCGTGGCTTACGTCAAGGCCAGCAGCGATCTGATTCAGAAGCAGGCTTCTCTGATCGACCGCCAGCGCGGTGCGATCGACACACTGAATCAGCAGCTGGCAGCTGCCAAGAAGGACGCGGAAGCGCTGTCCAAACAGGCATCTGCTTCCGGTGCTCCGGTGCTGGATGAAAAGCTGCTGAAACAGGCGTCTGAGAAGATTTGCCAGATGTATGGAAACACCAAGTACACTCCGGATGACCTGGTCAGCGCATTTCAGCAGAACCCGAACAAGCTGCTGAGTGTGATGTCCAAGATGGCGAGTGACTATATCGACAATGTCGTTTCCGGCGCACAGGTCGGACAGGTGGTCGCGAAGACTGCCTCGAACGAATCTGCTGCCGCTGCGCAAGGACCTGCCGATACGGCTCCGAGCTATCGAAGGTCTTTCGTACAGGTGTGGCGTGGAGCTTCGAACAACTAACACAAACAAAGGATTGTGATCATCATGAACGGTCAAACAGTCTCCAACAAAAATTATCCGCTCGGCAATACCGCAAACATGCCGCCCGCATGGAAGCGGAAGAATTACAATGTGGTGTACCAGGGCGATGTATCGACCGATACCCGCATGTACAATTCGGTCACGTTCGCCGCAGGCGGTTGGTTCCCGACCGGCTCGGTCTGCTCGATCGACAAGAACAACGTCGCGAAGACCGGCGTCGCAAAGGGCACTGCGGGCAATCACCCGATGGCCTATGTCGTCGCGGTCGGTAACGATCGGATGGAAGTGCAGAGCGAACGTGGCAATGCCGCCGGCGGTCTTCTGACCCTGCTGCCGTGTGCGGGCTACTATCGTGTCCGTACTACCGTGTTCGACGCGGACTCTTCCCTGACCTACGAAATCGGCGACCTTCTGTCTGTCGGCGAAATCGAGCATCAGGGTAAAACCTGCTCGGCAGTCACCAAGAAGAACAACAAGCCGTACGAGAACGTCATTGTCGGTTCCGTCGATGCCCCGGTGGATCTGAACAAAGAAGGTCTTCCCGCTCTGTCGTTCACCTGCTACTGGCTGCCCGCCCAGGAAGCCTAATTCACAAAACGTGAGGAACAATAACGATGGAAAATACAAGACTTTCCGCCGCAGCGCAACGCGCTGAGAATCAGGAGATCATCGATCAGCTGTTTGATGCTGACGTTTCGATTCAGAAGAAAGCCAGCGATCGCCTCTCCGAGTGGCTGCGCACCTATCAACGGCAGGACGGTATCTTCCGCAAGATCATGCCGCCCACCCCGGTGACTGATGCGGATTTCGACGTGGCTGTCGACACCAACGCACCGTTCATCATTCGCCAGATGGTCCCGAAATCGGCTGGCGCGATCAGCGTCAACTACGATACCGGCACCTTCGCGGAAGAGATGGACGCACCGCGTTACCGGATCTTCATGCAGCGGATCTGGACCCCGAAGTATCGGGCAGACAAGATCTACCTCGTGTCCTTCCGTGGCTCGCTTGTGGATGTGTTCCACGACCTGATGCTGCAGGACATCCTGGCCCAGGAAGACCAGATGGGCGTCGGCCTCTGCAATTATGCGGTCGGCGATAAGGGCGTGATCAATCCGGAAATCGGTTGCCGTCAGTACATCAACGTCGGTGCATCCGTCACCACGCAGAGTGTGCAGTACGCCGTGAAGGGTATGGTGCTCGGCACCAACAACCTGAATCCGTCGCAAGCGCTGGTTCACCGGTCGTTCTGGTTTGACCTGATCGCCACATTCCGTGCCGATACTCAAGGCCGTACCTTCACCGAGCCGACTCTGTTCGGGCGGATTGGCGCACTCGAAGAAAGTCTCGCCGGTATCAGCTGGAAGACCGCGCTGGATCGTGGTCTGATCCCGATGAAGGCGATGTACATCTTCGCGGAACCGCAGTATTGCGGCGATTTCGTCACTTACGGTGAAGCCTCGATCTTCACCAATACCATCGACGATACCTGGATTGAAATGCATGCGCATGAAACCATCGGTATGTCGATTCCGAATGCGGCAGCTGTCTTCCGTGCCGACTTCAAGGGCAGTTCGCAGGACAACTGGCTGGATGAAGACGACGATGAAGAGGAAGAGACCTCCAGTGCCAGCGCGTAATACGAACTGACACTGTTATGAAGGCAGGTAAACGGGTGGATTGCCTGTTTACCTGCCTTCTCACAAATAGAAAGGATAGAGTATGATTTCCCCAATTAAAACCGTTGTTGAAAACTGCACGGAGCGCGCTGTCAACTATCGTTTCAGCTGCATTCAGATTTTTCTGGGACCTGCCGGAACAACCGGATCCAAGTATGTGTGCAGCGGTGATCTGTTTACCCGGATGGAAAACAACGTGGAGTCAGAACTGCTGATTGTGGATGCGTTGAATGGTCGGATCTCGATTTCGTACGAATGCGATAATCGCTTTACCGTGAAAGAGGCGGATCGGTCTCCGCTCGTACTGTCGATGAGCGCCCGGAATAAAATCAAGGGCGCACAGAAAGTTGTTCCGCTGGCTCCAGCCAAACCTGCGCAGTTGATTCCAGATGCTCAGAAAAAGGAAGCGGCGATTCCGACCGTACAGAAAGAGTCATTCAGTGAGGTCGGTACCATCCCAGCTGCAGATGAACGCAAGGATGCGGCACCGCAGGAATCCAAGCCGGAGGCTATGACAATCAGCAATGTGCAAGCGCCGGAGGATCTGCCGATGGGGAACCCGACAGATCGTGCATATGCTGGAATGTTCGAGCAGACAAAAACCCCGGTTACTGAAATGAAGACGGTGGATGTAGCCGGCAGCAAAAAGTCTGCGGACAGCCCGCTGGATGCGATGGCCGGTCATCCGGATACACTGAAAGTCGTGGAAATCGGAGCAGATAAACCGAAGCGCGGTCGGCGTCAGGTGAAATAATCCGAGTGGAGGCAGAAGATGGATCGAGTCACACTGTTTAAATCGTTAGAACGTCCGGTAAAGTGGCGGCAGGGAATGCCGGGACTTGTCCTGACATCCGGGATGTTGAACAAATTTACAGTTGAACTGAAAGATTCGCCGTCTTCTGCATCCCATCGGAAGATTTCAGCTGCGGATATGGTCTTGACAATCCGGGATCTTCCTGCGTTGCATATTGTGCGACTAAAAGCAGACCCTGTTGTCATTCCGCCGGACTCCACGTGTATCGACGTCGGATTGTCTGTTCCGGGTTGTATGCCGCGCGGTTATTATCAGCTGCACTGCGTATTTCGGGATGAAGCGCAACAGCCGGTGAATGTGTATCAGGGCTGGCTGTGCGTCGACAAGGCGGTGGATCCCAAGCCTGACCACTATATGACACTGGACTCCGTTCGTATGCAATTTGCCGACATCTGCGAAGATGACAACAAGCTGCTGGAGAGCGTTGAAATCGGTACCGGCGATATTATTGAAGCGGTAAATCGCGCGATTCAGCAGTGGAACAATCGTGGTCCGGTGTTGAATAATTACACCGGCGCGTCATTTCCGTATCCGGAAGTGCTGCGGTGCGGTACGATTTTTATGCTGATGCAGTCGCTCTGGACTTTTTTGGAACGGAATCGTATGACATATCAGTCGGGTGGTGTTACTGTAGATTTAGAGAGACGTGCCGATGCAGTCAAGCAATTGATCGCTGTCTATCAGCGGCAATGGATTGATGGAATGTCTCAAATGAAGAACGAAGAAAATCTGCGTGGATTCCAAGGATTGAATTACTACGTATAGGGAGAAGGCTTTATGACAGGTGCGGGGAACAATGTACTGCGTAAAATCGCAGGTGCGCGCAAAGGGGAACGATCGTTCCGCAACGGAACAGAGATTCCGACGCAGGTGAAACACTCGTATGATTTGTCGAACCCGGATGTTCGAAATCATTTTCAAAAACCGATTTCGTTTGCAATTAAAGGACCGAGAGCGTCTATGGATGCATTGGGCCTGTATCCGGAAGGGTTCCTGGACCTGGAGGTCGGTGTAAAACGATGAGACACGAGTTGTTTCAATTCATCAACTGCCGGGAGGTATTGAACGGAGACCTTGTATTTTGGGGTCTTCGCGACGGTTATATACCGATGCGGTTTGATGTGTATGGAACAACGACCGGAAAGGAGTGGACTCCTGTAAAACTGGGCGTTACGACAGACCAGGTCATGATTAAGCGGTACAATGACGGACTTACAACCGCGTATAAAGTGATTGCCACATGTACAGACGGCGAACAGGATGAAAGTCCAATGGTACAACCGTTGGTGCTGGGTAGGCAGGCCAGAATTCTGATTAAAGAGGTCAAACGCCGAGAAGAGATCCTGATGCGAGCGCATCCGTATGGAGCACCATTGGTATACATTCTGATGCGACGTAAAGCCGGCGAGAGCTGTCCGTTGTGTGGGAACGGTGTTTGCAGTGGCGGAGGTGGTGTTGCGCTGAATCCGGCCTGTCCGATTTGTTTCGGCACGGGAATCAAAGACGGTTACTATCTGTGGCCACGTAGAGAACGGATGTTGCTGGTGCCTCCAAAGGATGATAAAAAAGAAGCGCCGCAGGAGATTCAGCGAAATATCGTGTTCAATGCGTTTCGTACGGTGTTTGATGGACGGTTGCGCGAATACGATCTGATCGTAGTCGGTAACGAGATTTACGATGTTGTAGATCAGACTGTCGCGGCATCCATTGCGAACGCACCGGCAGCATATACACTGACAACAAAACAATTGGCACCGGAAGAGCCTCGATACCGTCCGTTGATTCAGTACATTCGACAGCAGATTGGAGACGCGACAGATGACTGCGACGACTAACTGCGACCCGATGCACGGATATTGTGTATTGGTCTCCGCGATTCAAACGCATTTGAGCCGGAGGGATTTCATCAATCCCAATCTGACGAACGAACTGCTGCCGGAATCCCGCGAAATCGTCTTTCAGGATGCGACAACGGCACTTCCGACCGAATCCGCGAATCCGATTATCGCATTTAACCGTGAGACGCTGTTGTTCAAACCGTTTCATCCGAACAGTCAGGTACACGGATCGTTTATGAGTACCGCGTGTTCTGTTACGATTTCGACGTATGCGGATGCGCTGACGAATGAATTGGGATATGAAGTGTGTTACTACACATCCGCGCTGATACAGGAGCTGAGGTCTGAAGGTGCGTTTGTTCAGGACATTCAGTTTTCGTCAATTACACACGATCATATCCAGCATCCGAATTTTTACATTGGCAAGGTGTCGATCGGGTTACAGCTCCCGATTCCCATTTGGAAAACGACAGGCATACAAGATATATTAAGGCAGGTAAGTATTATCAACACTCCTGTTTAAGTGTTAAACAATGAAACAAAGGTGGTAACATGGCTTCAAATGCTCGGCCAAGAACACGAATCACCCAGACGTACGGACCCATCGGTACCATTGCTGATCGCCGTGCATTGAGTCCAGTGCTGATTGCGCCGCGTTACGCGGTGCACGGCGTCGGTGACGGGTATGCGGATGGTTCTCTCGGAACATACGATGTAACCAACAATGAACTGAAGAATATTCCGTGGCCTGCAAGTGCGGGAAATTCGCTGATCGACGTGGACAGTGCGACGCTGTATGTGTCGAATGCGCTGCTGAAGGTGAACGAGACACCGCTGACAGCATCCAGCACTGAAGATGCGCCGAATAAACTGGTGTTCGATCAGGCAGTTCAAACGGAAAACGGTGTCACACGCGCTCCGGAACTCGGTGGATACGATGTACGGGAAGGCGATACGCTGTATATCGCAAAAACTGGCAGTGAGACCGTGACTGCTACCGTTGTTGATGTGCAGGCACAACAGACAGCCGCAAACGTATCTGCCGCTGTATACGGCTCTGACAATACCGGCACTGGTACTGCTCCTGCGACAACCGGGTCTGTGTTCACGGGATCAAACGACATCACGTACTTGCTGGAGATTGTCAGCGTGAATGGCGGAACCGGATCGTCCGGTTCCGGCTCTGCTGGCGGTACGCTCTCGGCTCGTGTCATTGCGCTTGCCGGTGCTACATATCAGGCAACGATTGCATTCACTGCAGGTGAAGCAACTGCGATTGACGCATATGGTGTGAAGCTGACATTCGCATCGATCACATCAACCGCGTACAAGGTGAATGACCGATTCCAGATTTCCTGTACAGCGGCAAAGGACGGTGCAGTTAATATCGTCATGATCAATACGGAACTGCCAAGCACGCATCTGGATGGAGATCTGGAAGTCTCTGTTTGCAGCCGCAATGTCTCGGTCAGCGATGTGGCGGTGGGCGAGTCGATGTGGCATGCGACGACCAGCAACATTACGATCGAAGATTCAATCTATGTGGCGGTGGGCGAGTCTCGTTATATGCTGATGGAAGGTGATATGTACGTCGCCTATCGTGAGCAGTTGCTGGATGAATCGCTGGAAGTGATTGATGCCCGCAGCGAATATGCCGCTGAGTTTGCCGGACTGGCGGTTCCGGAGAATCCAATGGGCATGTGGTATCGGCTGGCGTTGACAGCCGGCGGTACTGCGTTCTATATGATGTCGGTTGCAGAAGATACCGATGCTGGTTATGAACGTGCGGTTGCGCTGGCCGGTAAGTATGAGGAACTGTATGCAATTGTTTGCTTCCGGCAGACTGCTGCGGTGCAGGCAGCTGTCAGTGCAGTCATTGACAAGTACGCTGCTCCGGAAATTGCGCAGTTCAAGCGTGGCTGGTTCACACCGCTGACAACGCAGGTGAGCACCTATTATGAAAAAAATGATGACGGCAGTATCATCCTGGGTACGATCCACGATAGCGAACTTAACCTGGAAGCGCCTGGTAACGCTGTTAGCGGCGGAGTTCGTGCCGGTGATACGGTCACGGTTGTTAACAGCTTTAACGCGGTTACTGACTCCTATGAAACAAAGAGCTATACAGTGGCTCGTGTCGTGGATAGCTCGACTGTGGCGCTGACAAATGCGGCAGACGTCGATATGATGTCGCAGGTTGTGTTCAGTCGTCAAATGACGAATGCGCAGTATGCCAATGCGATGGCGGCGGAGGCGCGGTCCTGGAACAACTATCGGATCAATCTGGTGTGGGCCAGTTCGATCAATGCGCTCGGATACACTGACATCGATCTGGCATATCTTCCCGGTATTCTGGCAGCGCTGCGTGCCGCATCGGCACCGCATGCACCGCTGTCTGACGTCACAGTTCCCGGTATCACCGTTACCGATGTAGAGAAGTTCACGGATTCGGAATATGAAGCGATGAACGATGGCGGTGTGTGGATCGTTGCGAACGACTCGTTCGGCAATGCAATCACGTATCACCAGATCACGACACGTACAGACGGTACGATCGCGGAAGAAGATTCCGTTGTGTCAAATGCCGACAGCATTGTCCGGGAATTTCGGTTCGGATTGCATGAGTTTCGCGGAAATGCGAACGTGACCGATGCACTGCTTGCGCAGATGCGTGCTAATATCTATGCAATCGCGGATCAAATCATGGGACGGACGTATGCGGCACAATACGGTCCGCAGATGACCGCGTTTGAAATTGTCAGCCTGGAAGAAGATCCGGCGAACAATACCGGTATCATCGGAACATTCAGACCGACGTTGCCGAAGCCGTTCCTGAACGGTGATTTCACATTCAACCTGGTGTAAGGAGGTAACATAACATGGCCCAAGTGTTTGACACAGGCGGTACAATCGATGCAATCTACGGTACTTCAGGTGGGAATACAATCACCTTCAGTAACCTGCAGAACGGCACCAGCAGTTACACACTGCAGAACGGGTATCTGATCGATGGGTATTCGATCGGATGGCAGCGTTCGATTCAGCTGAAGCGCGTGTTCAATCGAAACAACCGCGTCGCGATTGTCGGATACGGACAAGGACAGCTGAGTCTGAGCGGTCTGATCGGTCGCGCAGACGACTTCGAACAGCTGATGGACGCGACTTCAGGCGAAGACGTCTGTAATCTCCCTGTTTGCACAATCGAAGCAAACAGCGGGTTCAAGACATGCTCCAGTGACGGTTCGTCCAGCGACAGCGGCGCATCCGTGATCAAAGTATCCGGACTGCTCCATGCGCAGATTCAGATCACAGGACAGATTCAGGACAACGGCATTCTGCTGCAGACCTGTAATATGACCTTTGCGATCAGCGGTGTGGAGATCAACTCGAAAGATTCCAGCGGATCTGCGAGTACAAGCACTGGCGGCGGGTATACCGGCAACTATGTGGGAGGCCTCGCAGGTACCGGGATTCAAACCACCGTGTAACAGGAAAGTGAGTGCGTATGTGGCCGTTTCCGCAAACTTACGCACCGGCGCTCAGTCTCGATACCGGTATCGTCGTTCTGGCGAATCCGGTATTGAACTGGTATCAGATTCGACCCTCCATAACACTGGAAGAGTATCCACAGTTTATCGATGCCACAGTGTTGGGAGGGCAATCTTTTTCTGTAGCCGGTGTACAGCAGCAACCGACCTATCAGGTCGGAGAACGTGTGCTGTACGTGTGGCTGACCGACACGCTGCAGCAACAGTGTATTGCGCAGGCAGTCATCCTCGGTAAGCTGGATGTTGCGCAGGCGTTCCGATCCAACGCACTGCAGTCTATGTTCCATAACGGGCTGAATTATCGAAATACCGATTTCTACGATACGCATCGAATTCAATACGATCGAGCGTCGTATATTCGAGATTTCTCGAATTCTGGACCGATCGATATCTGGTCCGGAGATTGGTCCGTACACGGAAAACAGACCGGCTTGCTGTTGAGCGACGATTATACGGGACTGCGTGCTGGACAAGCCGCAATTCTGCTGAACGGACTGGATCGCCGACTGGAAGAAACGTCGTTGTTGCGTACTGTTAATACGATTGGCAGTACAGAAGACTTGTGCATTGTAAACAAGTCCCTGATCTATGTGTCGAAACGTGCTGGAAATCCGCTGGACGCCTATGGGAACGGATTTGCCGAGAGTGATGTCGAAGTAAAGCCGCAAGATGCTGCATGGACGCCGTTGTATCGCAGTCTGGAGCAGGAAGGTGATATTCTATACGGACAGGAGCTCGTTATGCGAGCCCCTGACGGTAAGACGCCGGTCAGCGTTGTGCGCCGGGGATATGACGGCAGCTTGCGGCATACGACCGCATTCGCGATCAGCTTGGAAAAGCGCGTTGATACGCATGTGTTCGAATATAAAGGATCTCGGCTGGAGCGCGACGATGCATTGCAGAGTACGGAACGAAATGCGGAAGAACCGACCGCCTATCTTCAGCAATCTCCTGATTTGTGGGAGGACGGCTGTATCCGGGATACCTGGGAGGAAGTGTATGCGTTTGTGGATGAAAACAGCGCACAGGCTTCTGACGAGCTGATCGATATATTCGAGGATGAGTTCGGCGTGCATAAAACTGCTGCGAACAAGTCTGTGATTCGTCAGTTACCAGACGGCAGTATTGTATTGCGGGACGCGTGGGGTTCGGAAATCAGGATGAGTCACGGCAATATCCAGCTGTCTTCTGCAAATAATTTGACTACGATCGCAGGTCGCGATCGGCTTGACATCGTATCCGGTGTTCAATCTATTGCAGCAGGTCGTGGCATTGAATTCGGTACGGCAGAAGGCGATGTGCTGATCAAAGGACATCACGATGTCAAGATTGCCGGAGGATTTGATGGCGATGGATCGACAACCATTGAAAGCAAGGGTGCATCCGGTGTTCTGCTAAATGGGAATTCCGCCGTTTACCTCAGCGGCAAGGATATTACGTTGATTTCCAAAGATCCGGCGTCGTCTGATTATATGGGCGGTGGCTCTATTCAGCTTCTAAACGGGTCAGGACCGGTTGTGCTCGCAGGATCTCAGGTACAGGCATACGGAACGACCGGTGTGCAGCTGGTTTCAGACAATACGGCACTCATGGTATCCGGTGGACAGATCGTCGCCGGTTGCAGCGTATTTCAGTCTACCGGCAATATCACGGCTTGCAGCGGTGACGTAACAGCTGTTGTGCCAAACCTGAATCGTGGTACAACGACTACGATCACCGCTGCAAAGAGCTACAGCCCGTCCGTTGTCGTAGAGGGCGGTGTTACGGCGCAAACGGTGATTCAATGCAACGGACCGATCATGACCAGAGATGCTCTGATGGGTGATAATGTGTATGCACGGCATCCCAACGATGAAAAAACACTGGTAAAACTGCGGTCGAATATCCAGCAGGCGAATCGTCCGACATCACAGAGCGAACGCATCAGCAACTCACTCAGCCGGATTTCAACGCAAATCAGCACTGCGCTCAGTGCAATCGATATCAAATCATTTCTGTCCAGATTGTTTGCATTTACCCATACAAGCAAAGCATATGAGATCCAGGAGCCTGTGTTCAGTGCAAAAGGATCTGGCGGCACTGCATTCACAGGTGTCACAGCCATTGACAACCGTTCCAACCTTACCTATATTTATCCAGGAGAAGCGTTCTGGACAAGCTCTGGGATGACTGCCTGGACAGAGGATTGGTTGGTCGGAGAACCGCCGGAACAGACAGTAAAAGCGGTAAACGGCATTAAGCTGAATACCCCAAACATAACATAGAAAGACCGTACAATGACAGTAAAAGAGTTGACCAAGGAGTTGAATGAGCTGCGGGCGGAGTATCAGAAGAAATCGGAAGAAGTGGAGCAGCTTCGTGCAAAACTGGATCAGCCGATTCCTTGTAAACGGTGTGGACGGGATGCTGCAACAGCGCCGTTGAAAATCGATGAAGAAATCAAGAAGGAGTATTTTCGCTCGATTCTCGGTCAGAGACCATTTTCGCATACGTACCGTCTGTACGACAATCAATTGCTGATCACTTATGAAACGATGAAGGGCGATACGTTGGTCAATTACGGTCTGAGTATGAAGCAGACAGACGCAGATCTGCTGCCTCTGGCAAATCTGATCCTGATCGGATCGCTGGTACGCGTCGCGGTGATCGATGAAGCCATGCAGGAGAAAGTATTGTATGAAGCATCTGCGGAGGACAGGGCCGCTGCGGTGAAAGATGTCAGCGCTTCTATGAACAGGCTGGCGGCCTGTATGGACCAGATGCTGATTATGACGTTGCGGAATACTTGCACCATGTTCAATGCGCTGTGCGCCGGTTTGGTGGAAGTGGGGCAAGACGAAAATTTTTACAAGGGCGCTGGGCTGTATTAAGCGTAGAAGCAAAGTGCGCCGGTGCGATCGATTATTCAAAACCGGTACACCCGCTGCTTGAAACCGTCGTTCAGCGCCGATTGGAAGCCAGATTAGAGCAGGAATCGTATCTGACCGCACCGTCTGTAGACGGTTCGGATCTTTTGTATACGACCAATCAGTATGTATCGCATGTACGGAATTTATTGATGCCATGGAAAGAACGGGATCGAGCGCTTCGGCAGAAACAGCGATATGCTGAATGGTATCGCAGGTTTGGCGCGGCAGTAGAACGAGAACAGCAAGAACAACGGAAACAGTAACTATGCTCGATGCGGCAACTCAACAATTAAACGGTGTACTACCTCCTCAGCTGACTACGTTGCTGCAGCCGGTGATTTCATATTTGGTAGACTCCGCGCTGACAGGAAACAGCTCGCTGCTGCGGTTTTCGAATATGAATCCGAACTTATCGTTCGAGATGAATTATCAAACCGCATATAACCAGCAACAATATAAAGCGTTGTTCGACAATGTGCGGAAAGAGCAGAGTCGCAGGCTGTCCCGTACTGTAGTGGAGGGACTGTACCGGTCTCTTGGATACGATGATATCTCCGCACAGTATCGCGCAAACACGACAGGAGGGAATCTGCTTGGATGGGGCGTTGATTCATTCCTGTCAAACTCATGGAACACGGGTCTCAGTACCATTTATGAAGCCGCGTTTCAGCGCCGTTACATCGAAAGTCCGAACGGACGCTCCGCGTCGTACGCCGCACGGTATCAGCAGCTGGGAGATACGCTGCTTCGTATGCAATTTCAGGAGGGCGCGTTCGGTAACGCCAACTTTGCGGATGTGGGACAACTGACATCTGCATTGATCTCATCCGGGCGTTATGATTCCCTTGGAACGGGTGCAGATGAAACGCCGGGCCAAATCGCTGCAAAAACACGGCAGATTGCGCGTGACACGCGGGAATACACCAAAGCGCTGAATTCCCTGCGAGATGTGCTCGGTGGCGATTTCCAACAGATGCTCGGTGTGCTGGATAGCCTGTTCGGCGGCGGTGCCATCAATATGAGTCCTACCCGACTGCAGAACATGGCGAACAATCTGCGCCATGCGATGACCGTATCTGGAATGGATATTCAAAATATGGCAACACTGAGTGCGATCGGGTTTAGCTATATTGCACCATTCGGCGGTACGGAGACCCAGGGGCAGTCGATCGCCAATGCATCTGCCTATTATATGGGAGCAGGCATCAGCGTGGAGGGGGTGAAATCCGATGTGTACGGATCAAGCCTTGCGATGGCGCAGGCGAATCGTGTCATCGCAGGCGATGCCCGGTATATGTCAGCAGCATTCGTCGCGTATGTAGATGCGGAGAATCAGCGGAGACGTGCTGCCGGGCAGTCCCTGTTGGATACTGGAAGTGCGGATGCGTATCGGGAATTTACGGCAACATTACGACAGGAAAATGTCGCGCTGAACGCCAGCTCTCTCGGAGATTGGCTGTCCCGCAGATATGGAACGAATCCTCAATATCTGAATGCGATCTTAAATTCCGATATGGTGACGAAGTTGAGCGAAGAGCACAACATGACGCTGGATATGATCGGACAAAGCGCTCGTACTGCAAACGAACTGAGGGCACAGCAGTATGGCGCATTGGTAGGTCCGAATGGCGAATACCAGCAGTTCGGATCTGTCCGGGAGTTGCTCGGTGGTGACTACACCAATATGCGGGCAAACGACATCTACCAGAATGTATTGGCAAATGCCCGGAATCGGGGAATGACGGAGCAGGATGCTCGTGTATTGGCAGAGCGGGTTCGCGACATTCAAATTCAAACGGCGTGGAATCTGTTTCCAGAGATGACGCAACAGGAAGCGGAGCAAACTGTTTTGAATGCGCCCCGTGCGGAGCGTTTGAGGAACGCGCGTATCTACAGAGATCAGATGATCGATCAATACGGAGAAGCGATTTCTATTCTGGATGAGAGTGGACGCGCAGGCGGGTTTGAAGGAATTCTGCAGCATATCATCAGTCGTACACGTGCAGGCAGTGAGGAGCGTTCCACATTGTCTGATATGTTGCTGGGAGCGGTGGGGTTGTCTTCGGACACTGTGCGCATGATCAACAACGCCAGCGAGCTGAACAGCATGACGCTGCGCAATCTGTCAGATCGAGATCGCGCACGGATTCAAGAGCGGTATACCGCGATCACCGGCGATCAGAAAGAGACCGACCCCACAAGACAGTTGCGGACGATTTACAGCCGTCTGATTCAAAACGCGCATTTGACCGGAGATATTGTCGCCGGCGCGAAACGCACAGGTTCTACGTTGACGGATGCGGAGTATGAGCAAGCGCAGAATGCTGCACGGGTTGCATTGCTGACGCTGCAGCAGAATCCGGAAGATCGTGAAGGGCGGGAAGCGCTGCGGCAGTGGGCAACCAATACGGAAAACGAAACATCCGGAAACCTCGTTCAAATGGCGCTCGACACAAATCAGATCAAAGATTTGTATACGAGTGCGGGGAGAGAGCGTTTGCAGCGTGCGGTTGATCGCAGATCACGGGTAAATCAGTATGTGAATGAGCAACTGTTCCTGGGAGATTCTTCGATTACAGAGGAGCAGAAAAAAGAATGGTTGGATGTTGCGACACGCGTATACACCGCGTCAGAGCATCTGACGAACGCGCAGCGTTCACAGCTGCGAAAGCATATTCGGATCGAAAACGATGAAGTCGTTGTTTCCGGCGTGTCAGGCGGCAAACTGACAGCAGAAGCGCGTCGCGAATTGCGTGCGCGTGGTTTTGACGACGAAGCCCTGGCACACGCGGAAACCATGCTTTCCAGCGCCGCTCAAACCGTCAGTAAAGTATCCGCAAAGGAAACCAGCCTGGAGACAAAGCAGGCGATGGTACTGGACCTGATGCGACTGGCGGATTCCAATGATCCGGTTCAGGGTATTTTTGAGTTTTTGCAAAATGATTTGCCGATTCTATTGCAGAATCTGCGCAGGGGGTGATTCATGCCGTCATCGCTTTTTTTAAATCCTCGGATTATACAGCAATCGCTGCCCACTACCGCAGTACAGGCGTCTGTCAGTTTGCGGATCGGAGGAACATTGACATCGTTTAACATGGTGAATGTGTCTCAAGGACAGCAGCGCGCACGGTTGCAGGTGGATGCGACTGCGGACGGTGCGTTGTATGCGATCGGCTGCAAAGGAGGAATCGGTATTTATGAGGCAGAGTTTCTGGAAGGTCCGTATACGCGGTGTACCGGCAACGGATCTGATGGAGACATCCCGGATTCTCTGATGCGTACTTATATCAACCTTCAGACGATGTCGGAACGGAAAGCGGAAGTCACATTTTTCCGAGAAGGGATCGGCACCAGCGGCGGAAGCTCTCAATCGATCGGACGGTTCGTCGGCATTCTGAACAATATGGTGGTTCGATTGGTGGACGATCAAGGTATGGTCTATCTTTCAGTCGCAGTAAACATTCTGGGGTCCTGGCAACCATGAGCAATGACATCAATAAAATCTACGGGATTCTGACGGACGGTGTTCCTGAGGTGGGGCCATATTATCGGTATACAACGATCAGCCGTCGCATACTGGCTGCAAACCGTGCAGTATATTTGGAGCGCCTGATCTCTGCAAAAGCGCCGTCTCTGCAGCGAAAAGCGATGGCGGAATTCTGCATTCGCTTAATGCAGAGTTCGGAGCAATGGGTTTCGCTGGTCACGGAGTTTGATCCGTATAACACGTACGCATACGAAACACAGGAATCGGACGAGCCTGTTGTACTTCCGCTGTTTCGGGATGTTGTTCAGTGGGCATCCGTATGTCCGTTCGGAGTCGGCAGCACGATACAGCTTGCCGGCGATACGGATGTGGATCGTGTCATAAAAGCACTTTGTGCGACGGTGCGGTATGAGTGATACATTCAACAGCTCGTATATGATTGAAAAGCTGGAGCTGCACATGGGCGACAGTGTGTATCCAGTTGTACAGATCCAGATTCAGGCACAGATCGGCGGATTTCCGGAATGTCGGGTTATGGTAGCTCAAGGAATCGAGCTGCTGAGCGCGGAAGAACAGGGTTCTGCGTTGCCTGAGATCGAATATGGATCGGAGGCGTCGGTTGTATTGACGCTGTCATCGGAAGAAGGTGAATCTACTGACTACGTATTGATCTATGGGAAGATTTTACTGACCGCCACGGATCTGGCGCTGACTGGTGAAAGCATGGCGATGCATCGGACCTTGAAGATCGCGTGCGCTGCGGAGTTTGCAGACGCGCTTTCTCCGGGTACACTCTACTTTGCCGCAGAGGCTCCCGGCAGCGTCAGCACGATTACAAAAAGCGCTTTTAATCGTGTCGGAAGTTTGTCTGGGCAGCTTGCCATCGATCAGAATATCGCGCAGAGAAATGGAATGCCGGAAGCGAATCTGGCGGAGTATACCGCGAAGATGCTGGATTATATCGGCACGGATAAACAGGCGGTTCCGTCGAAAGTAAAACTCATGGACGTTGTAAACACCAATACGTGTCCATCCATGCGATTGTCCACCAGTAAACTCCGCCCGCTGACCGATTGGCTGGAATCTCAGATTTTACGTGGAATTCAGAGCAATACGTTTTATCAGACATTCACATCGATCATTTCTCAGTTCTATCTGTCGGTAATTCCGGATTTCCTATCGACCAGCATGCCGGGGCTGAAGATGAATGTGATACCGCTGATGGCGTGGGGTAAGGAGATTTCACATGCGTTTACGCTGGGTGAAATCATCAACCCGAAACATACGATTCAAAGCAAAGGACGGAACGAGGTTGACGGCGTTGCCGTCAAATACACGCCGTATGTGCCGCAACCGCAGACACAAGGTATGGTGAGCTTGAATCAGACGGTTGTCTGTATGGAGAGTGTTGTCGACGGAAAGCCGAAGTTGATCGAGGGTGATTATTCTGAGTTACGACAGGCGGGCACAACTCGTTCGATCGTCATGATCACACTGCCGTTCTGGCTGTCGTTCGGGATGCGCGATGCGTATGAATCGGTTCCGATTACCGCGAATAAAACGCCGGTTACCAGTGCCGGAACTCCTGCTACGAAAAATACTGCGACAACGACACAGACGATTCAGTATATGAACAATTGGGCGCGCGAGTGGGCGATCCTTCTGGCAAAATCTTCGTACGCGGCATTGAACCGTGCGACGTCGACTGCCGTGTTGAATGTACCGCTGATCGTATTACTGAATACCAGAAGCCATTTGGGGCATGTTGTCAGCGCTGTGATTCCAAGCACTGTAAGTACGAGCGGCATCGTCGATGACAGCGATCCGGAGCGGGATACGGTTGTTGGATTATTCCAATCCTGGAGCTTGTCGATTACATTGACAAACAGTACATTAAACGTAAGCGCTGGAATCAGTTTAACGCATGTGCGGAATCTGGAGGAAAATGAAGCGCTGGGTGTAGATTCTACGATTTATAGATAAAGGAGACAGCCATGCCGGAACCAGGATTTCATACCAATCCGGGCAGCGCCGATATCAAACAACCGCAAAATGCGCTGTTCAACCGTCAGCGAACACCTCGTAATTTAGATCCTGGGTCTGATGGCGACAATCCCGTCAATCAGGTATTCTCCACCGTATACCAAGCGCGGAATGCATCTCCGGACACCGAGACGGATCTGGATCCAGTCGACGAGCTGCTGTCTACTGCACCGTTGACGAAACGTCCAGATTCTGCGGCGAATACAAGAGTACCTGCGTGGAAACGGTATCAACAGGGGGATCAGACGGTTGCCGGTGCGCTGCTGCAAGAGTTGACCCCTACGATCGATCGCGCGATTCATACATTCGCGAACGATGATCCCAGCTATAAAACGCAGGCTCGGATTTTGTCGTTGAATGCAGTGAAATCCTATGACCCTTCTAAGAAAACACAACTGTCTTCTCATGTATTCAACCATCTGCAACGACTGCAGCGACTGTCGGCGCAGCGCGGCAACTTGATCTACGTTCCGGAGAACGCGGCGCTTCAACGCAGGGCGATTGAAAAAGCGCGGGACGAATATGAACTGGAGCATGGGGAAGAACCTACGGTTGAAGAACTGGCTGATCTAATGGGGATCAGCATTAAGAAGATCAATAAGTTGATGAGCTATGGTGGAACAACCTCGGAAAGCGCTACGCAGGATGAACATGGGGACTCGCTGTCCGGCTCCTCTGTGGAACATGCGTTGGATCTCTACGATCGGTATATTTACGAAGAGCTGGACCGTGTAGATAAAAAGATCTATGAATGGTCTACCGGATTCGGCGGCACAAAACGACTGAACCGAGCTGAAATGGCGAAGCGGCTGGGGATCTCGGAGTCCGCTGTCAGTCAACGCGCGTCCTCTATCGCTCGAAAATTCAACGAGGACCGCGAGATGATTCGGAGAGCGTTTTATGCCAACAACTAGTGCGAATACCGTCAATCAGATCAAACTGCAACTGAATATATACTTCCAGCAGCTTGCGGAAGCAGACGCGCCTCCTGTGGACGCGTTGAATACGCTTCCGGAGCTGTCTGATATGTCGTCTATGCTGACTTCTGAGATGCGGGAAACGCTGTTGAAAGAAGATGCTCCCGAATATCAGGTAATTCAGGTGCTGCAGTCACTGAATGAAGCTGCAAAGACGTATAATGCATTGTTGATGACACGCAGCACCAGAGAAGACGCGCTGACGACGTTTAAGAACTCAGCAGTGGAGATCACAGAAGATGGCGAATGATTTTTTATTGGATTTACCCGTGGATCAGGCAGTCGATACTCTGGACGTCGTAGTACAGCGACAGCATACGGTAGACCCGCTGATTCAACGTGCGATGGTTCTGGCATTGCTGCGAAATGACCCGCAACTCCGTATTTTTGACGGAGAGGGGATCTATCAATCGCTGACGAAAGTGACAACCGGTGCAACATCCGCGCTGCAGAGTGAACTTAACAGCTGTCAGACATATTTAAAACAGCTGTTGAATACGCCGACTGTTCAGATCTCGGATTTGTATTTTACGATCGACACGTCCGGAACATCGATTCAGGTAACATTGCATATGGTAAAAACGACAGGAGACACGGTATCCGCCGTGGTGATACAGTAATATGGCAGAATCATTGAGCACCATTATCTTTCAGGAGCTGCGCGCTGCCTATCCTTCGGTGGACTGGACAGTCGGCAGCGTTGTACGTGAATTGATTGCGGAACCAGTGGCGACACTGGGTTCATTAGCCGATCAATATATACAGGACGCGGAACAGCAACTGAATCTGGCGGCGATTCTCAGAAATCCGGCGCAGTATTCCGCTGAGTTGAATCTGTGGATGGAACGCCTCGGTCTGGATTCGACAAGAAATCGCGCGGCATCCGGGACTGCTCGGATCATGATGACAAAATTGTCCACTCCTGTGTCGATCATGGAAGGCACGATCCTGACATGGAATAACGTTCAGTTGACAGTATCCGAGACTACGACATGGTTCATATCCGCTGCGGATGGTGCCAACGTGTTGACATACCGGGGACCCAACGCATATGAAGCGGTGATCCCGGTGACTGCCTATGATCAATCCAACATTGCGCTGTCGGAAGGGTCTCCGCTGAACTGGTCGGACGCGCCGAGTACGGTATACGACGTCTGCGTCGGTTCTGCAATTACAGGTGGACGCGTTGAAATGACGGATGCGGAGAAAGCCGCCGCAATTCAGGATGTTTTGTTCCCAGCGGCATTCTCCGGGGAATACAGTATGAATGCAGCGCTTCGCCGTAGGTTACCACTGGTTGTGAATTCTGTAAAACCGGGCAGGAAACAGGACAGTGCGGTTGGACAGGTTCCTGTCTATGTAAAAACAGTGAATGCGCCGGAAGTCTGGGATATCGACGCTGTCTGCCGATCGGCGGACGGACAGATTGTATGCGACATTGATGGCACCGGTGTGTATGAAGTGGTAGAGGTCGCCAATCAATACGGGATTACCTACAACTTTCAATATGATCAATCGCAAGCGACAGGGGACGCGAATAGCACGGTGCGCATCGTCGTAGACGGCGTTCGAGATCAAACTCCTGTCGTTGTACGGGTTCGTGGTTTGAAGACCTTGAGCGCTGTACAAACCGTGTTTGCGGGCGAAGAGCCAAGTACGCCTTATACATTTCTATCGAAACTCCCGGTCATTGTTCAGATTGACCTGGAGCTGCATGTAGCTGCCGGCGATACAGTCACTGACGAGGTGCTGAACGAGCTGCAGACCTACATCTCCAGTCTTCCGCTTGGCACGGACGCTTTGAATGACAGTACGATCACCGTATTTCTGCGCGAGCGCGGTATTACATTGACGACTGCGACTTTCTACACAGCTCGTATTTTGTATGGGGACGCACCGAGGATTGTGACGACGACCGGCGGCTTGAGTCTCGACAGTTTGCTGACATCGACAGCGCGTCCGATCGCTGTTTACTGTTTCAATGACGGGATTACTGTGAATTATGCTGGATAATCTTACAACACTGCTGACACCGGAATGGTGGAAGCTGATTAAGCCAAAGCAGCTGCCTGCATATGCAATGCGTGTGCTCAGAATCGCAACGGATCGTCTGTCCAATACGGAACAGATATCCAGCACGGCGTCGGAGCATCCTGCGACCAGAGCCCGGTATATGGTATTGGACATTCCACTGGAACGGATTGTGCAGAATCAGTATCGTGCCGGTGATGATGTCAATGTACTGACTGTCGCAGGTTCGCAGAAAAACTCCGAGTGGACGTATTATATCGACGCGCTTCCAACCGGATTGACGCTGATTGGATCTACAACAATGGATCAATTCTTACTGCGCGGCGCGGATTTCAAAGAGTGTGACACTGGCTATTTATTTCGAGATAATCCGGCGGAGCACGGCACGATCATTCACCGAGGAAAAGGAGTACGGTGCGTCTTTCTGGCGGTAGGCGGTCCGATGCGGATTACACACAGACCGCAGGATGCGATCTACTACAGCACGGCGACAGATCCGATTGCGATCAAGGCAATCGGCAACGCGCTGACCGACGCGCAGGTTACCTGCGGCATCAGCGGCACTACGGTCAACGCCACGCGGTCCGTTGGCGTTCCGATGCACGCAGATCTCGTATATCGGGTATGGACAGAGGGATCGTATGACTTTCTGCAGCTGGACAGCGGCGATGTCTGCGCGTCCCGCTGTGCGCATAAGAACGACATACAACCGCAGTCATTCATACAAAAGGGTGCTCAATGGACGACGGTGGATCAGCAGTCAGCTGAGATATTTTACTTTCCGCTGTCTGGATCGTACGCTGCAGGAATCATGGGCGATATGCGGGTAGCAGATTTTCCGAATATCCTGGAAGAATACCCGGATTTACCAGTAATTTCCGGTGTGTTTCAAGGTGCGGATCTGGCTGAACTCCTGAAAACACGTGGTTGTAACCTATTGAATGTGTGGTATGGTATACCTGATAGTGGGACGCAGCGAGCGCTTGGTCGGTATCTGGTACAAGACGGCATGCAATTGACACAGCAATGTATTACTGCAGAAATTACGATGTCTGAATGTTCGCTGTCGGACAGCGGTGCCGCTGATAATTCCGCAGAATCCGTTGCGGAGTCGATATCGATGACAGATTCAGCGAAAGTTCAATTTATTGTGTGAGGATTTTTTTATGTTGCTTCAAAGTACCGAAGTTCTGTATCAGGCGCTGGGCGGCAGTCGTCACATTGACGGCATGTACTTGTTCCACAACACGACAGGGACCGCTCCCAGTGTTCCCAGCAACGCCACGGCATCTTATTTCTTTTCCAACGTATCGACGTTCGGCGGTATTCTGAGAACTACGCAGGTGACTCCTGCCGGAAGCGACCAAAATACCATGTCGTTCATTTCTTCATCGGCAGGCGCGGAATCATACGGAGCGTCGTTCGCGGACGGCCGTAAGGTATACGCGATTGCGCTGGTGATGCGGGGATCGACCAAGGAAGAGGATCTGGTGTTGTCGTATACGACGATTGATGCAGTGACAAAGGCTGCGAACGCTGAAATTACTGCGAAAGGAGTGCTGACAGTATGAGTGTGAATTGGCCTTCTACCATCCCTCAGATCACAGATGGTGTGACACGATTCGCGGAAGCGGACTTGAATCCGATCATTCAATCGCTGACGGACAGAACTGATTTTTTGTACAATGCGACGGCGACATCGACAGAGACCGGCGGCTATATCACAATGGACATCGGATTTACGTCCGACTGTCAGAAGGGGATGCTGATCGCATACGATGACACGACCGGTCGATATATTCCTGCCGCTGCGCAGTGGGCTTCAGAACCAGCGGCTGACGGGAGTATGCTTCCTGCTGCCAGCGCTTACGTGGCAGGTGTACTGTTGACCGATGTCGGAGAGAACACAAACGGAACACTGCTTCGTCGCGGTGTGATCAGCGATCCGGATTTGATCCAACGGATGGTCCCGAATAAAGTTGCCGGACGTTATTTTCTGACAACAAACGGAAGCGCATCCAACAGCAATTCGTTTACCGCAAACCTGCCGGTGTTCTGTTTCACTTACACAACATCCGGAAAACTCCTGTTGGATCCGGGGCTGCCGGAAACGCGTGGACATTCGCATACCGCACTGACATTGAGCAGTGCGAATTGGCGATCCGTCACATCAGGCAGCGGCGGTTTTCCTGCTGGAGCCAAATTCTACTATCTGGATACCAACGATGCGCCGGTTCGTGCGTTGCTCCAATCGAATACAACCGGACTTTCCTTTACGTACAATGGAGCGGAACAGCCGGATACCGTGTGGGGTGTGCATAATAACACACTGTATGTCAACCTTACAATCAGTACGTCGGATGTATGTATGCTTCACGGAATTACTCCCTACATGGGTACTGATCCGGAAGTACGTGCGGTTGCAGTCGAAGACGGCAATGAACTGCTGACGGTGAATAAAGTTGCCGGAACCGTCATTCTCGGCATGGATTTCTCCGTTTCGGAGGAAAATGATTACACGGGAATCGGTGTTACATCGTTCAATAAATCCGGTGTAAAAACAGGTCCGATCGTACAGGAATTGTATGCAGGCGCAGGGATTGCGATCAATCCAAGAACCAACGCATCCGGAGAGACCATACCGGGATGCCTGGAGATCAGCTCCTCCACCAGTACGCAATCGTTGATCGATATGATGTTGGTCAACGCGGACGGTGCGATGCTTGGCGGAGCTCCAAGTAACGTATGTTACGTACTTCCCGCCGGAATCAGCAGCTCGATTTCCGGAACCGTGCGCATTCCATATCATGAATCCAACAATCAGCAAGGAAAAGTCGTCCTGTGGTTGAAAGGAAACGGAAGCGCGATTAACGGTATTCGCGGTTCGGTCACTATCCAAAGACCCCCTACCGCAGGCAATCCGGTCAGCATCGCAGCGGAAACCGAATTCATCTTCAGCAATATCAGCTCCAGCAGTCCGCAAAGCCTCTATTATCTGGAGAGCGACGCGCTGTCCAATCTTCCAAGCAATGGATTGTTGGTGTTGAAGATTGCGGCGGTAAACCCGACTGCTAACATTTCGATTATGACAGTCGGTCTGCAGCTGGTATAAGGAGGGTCTATGGGAAGATTGTTGCGAGAGTGGCTGGATGAAAACTATCACAGAGCATATCCATTGGATCCTTCCACAGCTTCGGTATCCGGTACGCTGCCTCCGTCTATTCTGCTGGATATGACTTTGCAGGTCGGTGGACAAATCGATCCGAATCAGACTTGGATCAGTTCTGTGATTATGGATGGCGTATCCGCGCAGTTCGGGCTTTCCACCAGGGTGAACGGTACCACTATCAATCTTGGCACCATCTGCACGGTTGCGTTGGACACACCGCCGGGAACAGAGGTGGAGGTTCAAGCGCATTTGCCGCGAAGCGGTCATATCATCAATGGATACATCGTCGTAGGCACATTAACCGCTATGTTGGATACGATGTCCGTCGCAACAAGCCTGACCCTGGAGCAGGGTAAAATCGCTCCCGGTTGTATCTTGGAAGTAACAGACTGGCTGGCTGGGCTGGTCGTAAACAACGAGTTGTTCGGCGGCGTCGTAAATATACAGGCAGGTACTGGAATTACATTCGATACGAAAGTCGAAACAGTAGACGGTGTGCAGACGCCGACCGTTACGATCTCCTGCAGCGATTTTCAGATGACAGATTCCAACAGTCAGATCATGAGCGATACCGATCTCGCGAATTATATTTATGATACGTACGGAGCGCCGATTCGCACGATCAACGACGTACCTCCGGATGATGCAGGAAATATCGAGTTCGTCGTTGAAAACGGTGATGATATTGGACTGTCTGTTGAAGGAGTAGGATTGACAGGCGCGCTGATCATCAAAGATACCAACGGAAAACCATGCTGTACGCAAGCCGACCTGCAGGTTATTATTGATAACATAGGAAAGCTGAATGAGCGTGCCGCCCGCATGGAATCGACACAGTCTAATCTGGATACCATGCTGAATATGATCAGTACATATCTGACACAGGTGGGTTGATGCTGAAATTTATAAATGGTGATGGTACAGAGTGCATTCCCGCCGATACAACCGCAGAGGCATGGCACACACTCTGCGGTCAGCGTACCGTACAATTGATTGCGGGAAAGAACATTCAATTCGAAGATACCGATACGGATGCGCTGATGATCGCAACGTCATTCACAGACACTCCGGAACATCGATACCAGCAGTATATTCACAGCAAGCAATTGGCGATGGCTTACGGAAACGAACGCGCCGGCGTTACTGACGTAGACTATCAGTTTACCGTAGGATATGAAGGCGCGATTTATGCACCGAAAGGGCATCCGTATGTAAAAACGATTCAGGCAGTGTCTGCCGCAGGCGACGGCAACCTATCGGTACTATCCAGCGAATGCGTCGGAATCGATGCAATCGCCAGCCGAGATCAGCAAAGCATCGTATTCTGCAAAGACGGCAGCAATTGCGATCCATGTGAAAGTTATGTAGAGCTGAACGCATTTGTGTGGCGACTGTATCATGCGTTAAATGACGTTGCATATCATCTGCTGGGATTTGATCCAACCCGACAGTATTGGGGTACACTGATGTCCTATCAGGGTATGGTGGCGCGTTGGAACACATTTATCTGGCAACAGTCCTATCAATTCCAAGTAGTGCCGTTGCGAGATACTCTGACAATTGAACTGAGTTATACCTGTGTCCGCTGTACGGAAAAAAACGTAAAGATTCATGCAGTGTTGACGTTGCAGCATGCAGAACCCGCTGCAGAAGGATACGGCAGCTCGGCGTACTGGCTCGCGCTCTATTCACAGGGTGAAAGCAAACGCGGTACATTCGAACCTAAGATCAAGCAGACAGTAGCGTACGAAAGCGGTATAGCGCTAGAAGAATCTGGCTATGGTTCAGACGAGATACCATTGACTATGTGGACATCTCGACAAATCGACATTACAATCGATGAGATGCACCAGAATGACTATTACATGAAAGCGTTTGTTCTTTCTTTGTCACAGCAATATTACAGATCGAATGCACAGGAAAGTTTCTACCTGCCGGAGCCTGCTCCGGAAATGCCGGAACATGTGCTGCAGTTGGACGTTACTTGGGAATCAGAAGAAGGCGTTACAATTGCAAAACAGAAGTCCGATATTCGCATCATAGCACTTCGAGCCTATGTACCCGCAACCAGTAGCAGCAGCGGAGCGTCTGTATGAAATATATTAACACATTGCCGCAAAGTCGGAGTTTTAATCGACCGTGGTTGACATTACATACATCTGCCGGAGTAGCGGCGGGTGCAATCACCAGCATTCAAATTACGACAGCGTCCGATGCTCCGATTTATCTGGCAGGTCTGGATATTGAGAATGGCGTGTTGAGTTTATCGCTTCGGCAAAACGACTTGCCGTTCGCATCTTTGATCACAGATCAGAGTAACGAGATACTGCGTATGACGGCAGAACACGAGAACTGCATTTCCGCGATTGTCCGTACTGGTGCGTTGGACGGTGTTACCGCGTCGTACCGAGATCCTGACGCGCAGATCAGACGCTGTTTTATATACGTGCATCCAGACGCGAATACAACACCCCGTACTTACGAAGTCATGATCGATGGCGTACTACATCGTTATACGGATACTGTAGAGCTATCCATCGACGCGGCTGCGCTCTCCTATCAACGAAACGAATTAGGAACGGTTACTATTTCCATGTCCGCAGATCAGAGAAACCAGTTCAATCGTGTTTCCACCGATGCGGAAGAGATCGACGACACGCTGATTACATCGATCAACGGAATTATGCCGAATGAAAAGGGAGAGATCTCTCTTCGGCTGTCGTATGGTACGTACGGTACTGTACCACTGACTCGTGTCAGCAATCGTGTTGCAGTCATTCAGGCAGACCTTGTCAGCGCAATTCCTCCATGCGATTCCGAAGATTACATAGATACGGTCTTATCTCCCGGCAATGTTCGGGACTTTTCCAAGATGCCGTTGGACGACGCGTATACGTCGCGGACAGTAGATGGTAAAACAGAGTATACGCGCAATTATCTGCTGCTGGAAAATCGCAAATATGCGTTGTATTATGCGAACGGTACCGGTGTAACACTGTACGAAAGGAATCCGCTTCATGATTCTGAATAATTTTGCACAACCATCGTTCTATCCATTTACGACAGACAGCAGTCGTATCCTGTATGAAAATTACAAACTGCCGGCTGGTATGATATATGGTGCGTTGCTTTGTCCGCGACTGGCAACGGGCGTAATTCTGCATGTCTCCAGAATCCATACAGATCCGATTTCATCAGATACAGAATTTCGCCAGCATTGGTACATTGCGGATGAAACGGGAACCGATATCTGTGATGTTCTGTTCTCCAATCGCAGCGATACGCTGCCGACTGGCTTGCAGTCGGGACAGCCGGCAACAGGATATGCGTTGCAGAACGGAGAATACTGCGGAGTCATTCGTGGTACATCGATGTTCTATGCGTTCGCAAAATTACTTCCAATGGAGTTGGAGCTGAATGCAGATGCATTGGTGTTTGATCCGGCAACCGTCCGTATTCGTCATGTAAACGGATTTTCTGATATGCTGCTGGAGCAATCACCGGTCAGAGGGATTATATTTGATTCAGACGTATTCGACGTATCAGAGGACGGAACTGTGTCAGTACAATCCAATATCGGCGTATCTTCCACGCAACGTCCGATCACCGCGCTGAAAGTTGTCGGTGAGAACGGTGTCCTGTCAGACGCGATGACCGGTGAATCAATCGCGCTGGTATCGGATATTGGAAGCTCAATCAAAATTGTGACGACAACAAATGACATTCAGATTGGAAGGGCAATGGACTTTCTATGAGCATTTATAATCCAGCTCCGCTGTTTGTATCTACACATACTGCGTATCGAACCATATCCGACGTCATCTTGGATTTGCAGGTCAACTGGACGGCTGCGGATCGCGTGGAATCCGGTTCTGTTGCGCAGGGTAAGACCATGTGCAGCGGCACGATTACAGCCAGTACCGCAACGCTGACGTTTCAGGGATGTTCGTATTATCCGGTATTGGCGCAGTTTTCCAGAACGGTGACAATTTCGCTGACAGGAGACTTGGCAGAGTATGAGGACGATGGGATTTATCTGGTGATTCGACGTCCTGACGTATCGGTACAAGTTACCGATATTGAAGTCGAGCCATATCTTGTGATGTATCCGGATGCACAAACGACAATTACACCAAAACGTCGTAATTTTAACGGATTGCACTATAGTTTAGAGGGACTGTCCGCTGCTTTTAATCAGATTCGAAATGCTGATTTTGTCTGGGACTGTGTTTTTTATTTATACGATGTCGCTGCAACCGACAACTATCCAATGGTTCGGTCGGATTCAAGCCTCGTTACCGGCATGGCATCGCACAATGATGACCATTTATATGCGTTCCGATTTTATCATCCTTTTTTGGAAAATGTAGAACGATTGTCCATCGGGGATCATTTTGCATACAATCAGAACGATTCTTCGTATACCAATTGTTTTACAGGCGGATCTATCTCATATGGCACCCCGATCCACATGCGCTGTATCCGGGAGTCAGGCGGAGAGACTGGTACTGTAAAACTGTACTTCAATGACGTGCTGGCAACCGAACTTCGGGGAAACGTTGTACCGCTTCCCACTGACTTTGCATTCTATGCAGACAGTGATTTGGAGTTCCAATCCATGTTTATAACCAATACATTTCTACAACGGACATGGACGATGCCGAACGATATTATCTGGGAAATAGCGCCGGAATCCGTTGTGCTTCCAACACAACTGAACAGCAGTGATTCCGTACAGATTACGGCGAATGAAACCACAATATCCGTGTCTGCATCGGCACCGCTTGTCGTGCTGCCAGGAACAGAGAGAAAAGCGGGAATCCGGTGGATCAACGGATTGAAACCGGTCAACGGCGATATCTCAATCAGCGGTTTATCAAATATGCAGATTATAGTAGGAGCGCCAAGCAATGAGTAACTGTCCTGAAAGCGATAAAATTCAAAATGCTGTGATACCGGATCTGAATTGCGATAGCCCAGCACCAGAATCCATTTTACGACTTCCGACGAGGTTGCCCGGTGTCATCAGTCCCAGTACACTGGAAGAAACTTATCAATTGGCATCAGATGATGTCACGACAGCGTGGAAGGCAACGTATTATCAAATCAATCCAGACGGTGTATCTACAGATACAAACACTACGATTTGCGTAGATAACACTGCAACCAATTATGACAAATTCACATGGGTGGATTGGCTCACACCTGCGCAGCAATTGGAACAGGATCGGAATTGGATTAAGCAACCTGAGTGCTCGTCGGACGGCGGTTCCAATGGTTTGGTACACGGACCTGTACGGCCTCCAGCAAGTCGACAACCGATCATCGCACTTCCGATGCCAAGTGTTACAATCACGAACAAATACAGCGGAGGCGGTGGAGGCGGAGGAGGCGGTGGAGGCGGTGATGAGCCAGGTGCTAATATCTCAGTTTCAGGTGAGTTGCCGATTTATGTAACGCGAGTGTCAGCAAATTACACAGTTCGTTTGAGTAGAGAAATGTTTTCCAATGCTGGAAATGTCCATTTTTCCTGGGTTGGTAACCAAGTCGTCGGATGGATTGACACGCATGCCATTGTGTCGCCAAACGAGACAATCTTTGTTGAAACCACTGGTAGCGGTTATGATATTGTAGTTAATATCGATGTTAACTGGGAATGCGTTCAGATCGACGATTCGTTGGCGGATTTTGTCGAAGCGGTGTACAGCGAAACGGGCGTGCTTTTTAGAATGAAACCACTGCCAGAACTGGGGGATGGTATTCTTGTGATGAAAGACGGAAAGCTCCAAGTTTATCCTGTCCCGTCCAGCGCGGTACTCGGTGGTGACGAAAATGGACAGCTCACCAGCATTCCATATTCTGATTGTGAAACAGCCTGCGAAGAACCTTCCAGCAGTTCCATGTAATGTGTGCGTAAAGGAATGTTATTATGTTTTGGCGTAAATGTGGAAAGCTGATAGCAACGAGTCCGACAGGAGGATCGTTAATAAATTGTGACGAATGTCCTTGCCCATATTATGGAATTTTTTTTGTAACCCAGTACGCTACCACATATGATCCTGAAGGCGGTTCATCTGAGATGGATTATAGCAATTATTGCTATAAAAGTCTGGAACCACATCTGGCTGGAATTTTTAATAACGAAACAGCCATTTCATTGAATGCAAATTACGGAACAAAAATTTGTATTCCCATCTCAAGATCAGCTGCAATGAGCGGATTAGTTGGATCGCGATCCGGTACAATAGATTCCACTGAATTCTGTGCCGAGTATAATGACGATTATACAGAGTGTTTGCGGTATAATAAAGTATCATATGACATCAAAATATATCGAATAGGTAAATGCTTTGACGATTACGATGCATTTGCAGAATATTTTTATGGACCTTGTGGTGTAGAGCCGGACAGTAATGGAAACTATCCTGCTATTTTTAACGGTGATCCGATAAACGGTAGTTATACATCAGCAGCGGGTGATTGCTTATATACGTACTGGACGCCGCTTGCGCAAGAATTGCTGATACCTAGAGTACAGGTAGAAACTACTATGTATGGTATAGATCATCAGATTCATCCACGCGAACAATACATTGTCACGGATGATGATACTGGTAGTATGCGTGTCGAGTATGACTGCATGACGTTGCTTACAAATGGAAATCAAACTTATTATAAGATAGGAGGATCAGGTCATTACAACGAGGAAGGGTATTGGGAATATGAAGCACCTGATTGCTGTGAATATTGGAGTGGCAGTCGCGATGCATTATCAGAAATAAATAAAAAAATCAATGAAGATAAGGGAAATAAAGAGAGCTTTATCGAAAAAGATCAGTATATAGATACAATACCGGGACGGTACAGCACGATGTGTTTGAACCGTACTATATTCACATGGATTGATGGGATTGATGTCCATGGTTATCAGAACTATCATAGACGATATGGTGTTATTAAATTTATAAAACCGGATAACGCTCGATCTGATGCTACCGGAGTTCGTTGCATAGTCACTGCCTATTATCAAAAATACAATCGTGGTGAATACTGTACGCTCACGAATGGTGACCCACCAGAACCGCAATATATGTATAAAAATCAAGAGGTGACATTCCGCTTTGGAGATACAATCGAAACTAATATCTTGGATAATCAAGTAACATTCAAAATTGTAAATTCGCAGGAATGTGAGGACGATTGTACCTACGGAAATCGTCCGGAATTTAATTGGTGCTCTCATATGGGAGATGGCACACATACTGAGGATTTTATTCTACATATTGCTGCAATTGAGTACACATTTGGTTAAAAAGGAAAGGACTGGTAGTTATTATGGATTCTATGAAATGTTGGAGTTGTGCTTTAAAACATTTGGCAGGAGCGCTTTCTTATGGGAAAGAAGTGCTGTCTGGACATACGTATGGCGCTGAACTTGATCATCGACCGGATTTGATTGGAGAGCTTGTTAATTGCGAGCATCACGCAGAGTTGTTGAATCACACGTTATTTGACGCGGTGGCTATGATTCGAAGAAAACTACAGGATCATCGTGGTATTTGTACACCGGATGATTTGGACGCGATTCGAGCGCTTTACCTCACAACGGAACGAATGGAATCAGCCACAGACGTTGAACAGCGGGCAATCGATAAAGAAATATCTGCGATCGGTTCTCAGTATCAGGCTGTAAATCCGCTACAGCAAGTGATCAGAAAATCGTTGGATGACTATCCGGGAAATCCAGAAGTGTTGGACTTGGTTATTACTCAAGTCGCTAACCAAGAGCAATTCGAATTTCAGTATCAATCCATTCAACAACATGCGAACGGCTATCGACGGATTATCGCGGTGCGTCCGCTCTGTTCTTTAGACCAGTATACAGACGTTATCGTTACGCAGCAATCTTTATATCAATTATGCCAATCCACGGAGTTGAGTGATGTTTTTATTTGTATGCGCGGATGCCAGGCATTCCTCCATGATTATTCGTTACAACGGCTCCCACCGACGTACGCGCAGCGAATACTTCCAACGTTTCAGGAGGTTCGACCTGCGCTGAAACAGATATATGACGCTGCATCGGACTATGACTCATTTATGCCGCAACCAATTGATAAGGCACTGTTCACGCAGTATATGACTGATACTGTAATAGACTTTCCATTGTCTTGGTATTTCGCATATAAAAAAGAGGACCGAATCTACGATACGAAAATGCTGGGAAGTTATATCGATCGTCCCATCTGCTGCAGCACGCGTGCTGCACTTCGGCATCTGCCTATCGTCACATGGCAGGGAGTTGCGCAGTTTATAAACGTACGTACATTTGCCATTGATCAAAAACTGATTCGGCTTTCATAGAAAGTACAGAACATGACTCCTACATCTATCCTACTGAAAAATGATCAATGTCCCGGCGATCATCTGATGTTGACTGCCGCTGTACGTGATTTAAAACTTCAATATCCTGATATTCGGATCAATGTTGCTGCAAATGGGGCAAATGCGGATATTTGGAAAAACAATCCATATCTGGACAGAACAATTACCGCGAATAACGCAGATCGTGTCGTTGAAGCGCATTATCCGCTGATTCAATATTCAGATACCCATCCGTTTCATTTCATTCACGGTTTTCGCCAGTATCTGCAATCGGAACTTCGTCTGACGATTCCACAACGCGGGTTCTGGGTTGATCTGCACTTCACAGAACAGGAAAAAGCGAAACCGCCGTTTCAATTAAATACCCGGTACTGGATTCTGAATGCGGGCGGTAAGAAAGACTTCACGAACAAACAGTGGGAGTATGACCGCTTTCAGCAAGTCGTAGACAGGTTGAAAGACGAAGTCACCTTTGTACAGATCGGATACAACAGTCATTGGCATAAACATCCAAAATTGAAAAACGTCGTCAGTCTTGTCGGGAAAACGTCCTTACGACAGGCTCTGACGTTGATTTATCACTCTGCCGGTGTTCTGACCGGGGTGAGCTTCCCATTGCTCGCAGCGTCGATGGAAGGGCCGCCAGAACGAATTCGTACGGTTCGACCCTGTGTCTGTATTGCAGGCGGACGGGAACCTGTGCAGTGGCAGCAGATGCGCGGAACACAGTTTCTGCACACATGTTGTATGCTGGACTGTAATGCAAAGGGTGGTTGCTGGAAAAGCAGAGTCCTTCCGTTGTACGATGGAAAACCGCAGGATAAAAGTCTTTGTGTACATCCTGTAAAAACCAGTTCCGGACAGATCATTCCGATGTGTATGGATTGGATTACGGTAGATGAGGTCGTAACGGCAATACGTCGTTGGGAAACTGGTTGGAAGATGTCGAACTCCTGACACGATATCGCATTGACTTTAAACAAGTTCCGTCGTATCTTATGTGACGGTAACGATAGGAGAGCTTCACGATGGATACAAAAAAGCAGACTCTATGTGTCATTAACGGAGGCGGTCTCCGTCAAATTGAATGCGCAACAGGTTGCTTGAAAGCACTGCAACAACTCGGTGTGCAGCCGGATTGCTACTGGGGATCTTCTGCGGGCGCTGCGATTGCCGGTTTGATGGCATCGGGGTTGTCTGCAGCGGAACTGGAAACCATTATCCGGAAAACCAGGGTGTCGGATCTGTATCAACCGTACTCCAAATGGCGACAGTTGCTGGGTTTTATTCCAGGTTACACGCCGGCGCTACTGAATCCAGACGGTATGTATCGATTGCTGTCCGCTCACATTACACCGCAAGCAATGGAGAAAGCGCTGGTGACAGTAACGCGTTGTCGCGATGGAAAGTCGATGCGATGCGGTGCTACTGCCAAGACAATCATGGCCAGCGCTGCGATTCCCTGTGTATTTCCTCCGGTTGAGATCAATGGCGTACGGTATGAAGACGGAGGTGTGAAAAACATGATACCGACTCCAAAAATCTCGGAGATCGACACATATGAACACATCTACTTCATTCTGTGCAACAGCGACATCAACAACGATGAATCTTCCGGTATGCTGGCAAAAGCGGTGGAAGCATTCAGCCGTACAATGGATCGGGAAGAAGTAGGTTTCTTCGAAGCAGGTTGGGCGGAGCTTCCGAATGTGACTGTGATCAAACCGACCGCCTATCCGAGCAGTCTGTTGGAATGGTCGGATTGCTATGGACTGATCAACCATGCATATGAGTACACTCTGTTCACAATGCAGACCAATGCGGCAATTACCGGGAAAGGAGTACAGCAATGAAACGAATCATACTGCTGTTGGCGACCGCCTGTATCATATCTACTGTGTACACAGGTTGCGCTGATCTTACGCTTCTGCAGGAAGATCAGGATGTGCACCTGCAACCAGTCGGAGAGTGATCGATGCGCTTTATCAATTTTAACACGGAAGACGCGCAGCAGGTTGTCGAGCAGCTGATCGAACAAAATGACGTACAACACTTGCCGGCTGCTGTCGTACAACAATCGGATCAATGTTTTGTATGGCGTCCGAACGGACGGGAATCCTGCTGGGAATGTACCATCAAGCATCTGGGAACGGCTGCCGCGTATGCGACAGAGCTGCGGTCCTATCCGCAGTATTTTATCCGTATGATCGGTGAACTGAATCATGCGTACATGGAGTGTCCGGAATCATATCTGGCAGATCGGATCAGAGCTGTATACAAAGAGGCGCTGCGATCTAATGTTGTTCCGAATCTGGAGCCTCTGCTGACGCTGGCGTATCAGCGGTTTCAGGAAGTGCTTCCGTCTTAATCTTCAATGTCTGTAGCCGGATACACAGCGTATCGAAGTTTGGGACGAACAGGGGTGCCGTATTCAAGTGAATACGAGCATCCCTGATTTCATTTGCAACCTGAATGATGTCATTCGACAGTGGATCGGAGTGTCCAATCAATTCACTCGCTGACATATCGAGGTGCGCCTGTACTTGTTGATACAACAGAAAGGCGGATCGTACCTTTCCCTCCGCAACAGCCAGCGTATTCATCATGAGTTTGATATACGACGGATATCCGGTGTAATATTCTTCAAACAGGATTTTTGCCCGCATCAGGTGCTTCATCGCACAGAGAAAACAGCGGGGTAAAGGCAGTTCAGAGGACACCGGCTCATTATGAGGTCGTAATGGCGAGGAGGAACCATTTTGTAAAGCCGGTGCCTCTGAACTGGTTTTATTGGTATGACATCTACAGGCCATGGTCTGCTTACTGGTAATCTACCTGTGTATTCATACGAATACAAACAAGTATGGGTTTACTTCTCAGGAAGAATCCAATCATCCCGCAACAGATCGTTGATCGTCGGCATCCATCCAAATTGTGCGATTTTATTCTTTGAATCACCTTTGAAAAACACTGGTTGTATCTCCCCGGACAATGCCCCGATCAAATCAGCGACCTCGGTGGACACAAGATCCGTCAGCAATTCTGTGCTGCTGCACAAACAGTATGTACTGCCCTGTTCACGATTCTTACGAATCTTCCTGCTTCAACGAAGTTCTATCGAACTTCTCTACAGGCACTACCGGTATGACCTACCGTGTAAATTCTGAAGCCCTCCTGACGGAGGTTCAGAGCAGCGTTCAAATCCCTGTCGATCTTCAGTCCGCAGGACCGACAGGTATAAACCCGATCGGACAGATCTAAATCTGCTTTGAGGCTGTGACAGTTCGAACAAGTCTTACTGGACGGGAAATACTTGTCAACTTCGATATAATTGTTACACTTATACTTCAGTTGACGATGTATTTCCGACATACAGGAGTTTTGTACGCCCTTACGGATGTACTTGTTCTCTCCAGTATGCATACTTTTAACGTCCAGAGTTTCCAGACACACAGTACCGTGGTTCTTGGCTACTGTAGCTGTAAACTTGTGAACTGTGTCTTGTTTAATATTTTGAATTCGTTGAAAAGTACGAGAAAGTCTCAATCTCGCTTTCGCTCGATTGTGAGAGCCTTTCTCCTTACGGGCGAGGAGACGCTGTCTCCTACGGAGTTGTCTCTCTAAATCCTTCAGTTTTCCAGGAGTATCACAGATTGTACCGTCACTCGCTACCGCCAGATGTTTACAGCCTACGTCTACTCCTACGAAAGATTCGGATTCCGTCCTGCGGTCTTCCTCGATCTCAACCGAGATCGTTACGTACCAACCGTCCGCTTTTCTACGTACTGTATAAGACATAATCTTACAATCAGAATAACGAAGAGTCTCCATCATTCTGACACGCCCGATGTTTGGAAGTCGGATCTTCGATCCGTACAGTCTCGCTTTGTCATTACTGACATAGAAGCTGTCTTTAAGACCTTTCCGATGAAACGTAGGATGACTTCTAAATCCCTGAAAGAACGCTCTAAACGCTCCTCCAAGATTCAACAACGCCTTTCGAGCGGAACCGTTATATACTTCAAGAGCCCAATCCGGACGCGTCTGCGTCCACATACGACTCAGCATATACGGGTCACACTTCTCACCCTTTTCGTAGAGCTCCTTCCATTTCGCTAAACCCCAATTGTACGCAAAGCGAGCGGTACCGGCTGTCTTCGACAGCAATACTTCCTGCGTACGGTTAGGTTTTAACTTAATTGTATGAGCTCTTTGAATCATAGGATTATAGCCGTTGTGTTTTCCTACTATTCACTATTCACTATACAACGAATCTCAAAATTATCAATCAGCCTCTTGAAGATTCTTCAAGAATTTACGTCGATTTCGTAAGACCTCGTGGATCCTTTCAATCTCGAACATTCAATCTATTACAACAATCTCACGTTTCAGCAGCTCAATCGTATTCTGATAGGCTTTCAACAGCACATCAGGTGGCAGTGAATCAGAAAAGACCGATCCGCTGCGAGCCATTCCAGCCATCGTGATATCTGCCACTCGTTCCAGTACGTCGAACAGATTGACGTCGTCCGGTACACGGTCGGTTAGATGGTGGCGCTCTTCAGCAACGTGACGGCGATGCCACGGAAGTTCTTTGAAATTCCCGCCGTGCTGCTGGACCTGTTGAAAATCTTTATGGAACTGGTCAATCCCATCGATTTTGGTCCAGTCGTGTTTTTCAGCTATCGCGAGCAGGCGTTCCGCAAAATACCGCATAGCCTGCCGAACGTCGCCGATATGCTGTTCTGAACTGTACAGCAACTCTTCCTTTGTGACTTCATGTTCCGCACTGCGCGTGTCCGCGCTCCTACTTCTCCGGATTTCCAACACAGTTCAATCCTCCAGAATAACCCAGTCTTCCAGCAGCATATCCGACTGCGAAGCCAACCAGCCGGTCAGGATCGCTTTTCGTCCGGTGCTGTCGTGCGTATACATGCAGATCGTGCCGAGGCCAAGAATTGTTCCGCCGTTTTCGACAACCAGCTTCTTCAGAGTCTCATCCTTGCACCACTCCGCTTTGATCTCAACCGCAGGTTTCAGCCAGAGGAACATCCCTTTTCCATTCCAACCACTGCGTGTAACCCGTTTTCCCTGCTTCAAAGCCTCAATCGCATCACCAAATGTCATTCTCGCACCCTTTCCTGTTGCACTTATAACACAACATTTGACAGTTTTTCAGATGTTTCGATCACTTGCTCCCATTGCCAGACACCTTCCGAGCCCGGATAGTATACACATGCCGGCATATCTGCTTTCGCTACATACAAGACATCTTGATACCGGTAATACAAGCCGTTTTTAACATCCATCCCATAAAAAAACGTCTTTGGGTCTTCTTTTGTCCCTGCGGATGCGTCGATCGGACGATAGATCGCCAGCATTCCCGCTGTACCGGGAGCTTGATGTTCTAATGCGTCTACTTCTTGTATGACACGGTATGGAAATCCGTCGTGATTGACAATTTCAAGCGCTTTATAGTGTTCACCTGCTGTCCATGTTGTACAGATCGGTGCCAACTGCTCAGCAGTCACATCGTCTTCTGTCGGTATCGACATCGCAACTGCTTTAATCTGCAGCGCACGGAATAGCTGTTTTGCCGCATCTACCGGACTTATCACCGGAGGCGGTGGGTCTGCCAATTCTGGAAGACCGGTTGAACCGGTTATAATTCGTTTTCCAACTGCCTGCCCTTGCAATAAACTGAAATACAGTTCTTTTGTGATTTCAACGTAACCATCCGGAACCTCGTATTCATTTGTTTCCGGATTCTTGGAGAAATGAATCTCATCAATATAAAAACCATCTTTCCAGTAATATCTCACGATGTCCTCCTTAGTACCCAATTGCAATGAACTTTGCAGGAATTGCGCCTATTCCGACCAAATCCCCGTGTGCATATACACTCATACCGGAAACCGTGCCGCCACCAATGCTTACAGCAAGGTCGTATCCGCCCACAGAACCTTCTACATCCGCCTCATAAACAATGGCCGTACCTGACACAAACGCAGTCGGGAATACGATAGGGAACACAACTTTCGTATAGGAACCAGCGGTGACTTGCTGTTCTCCCCATTGTACGATCGTTCCACCGGGCAGTTTGAAGTAGCCGGAACTGGTTTTGGATTCCGTGATGTCCGGAGCCGTCAGCGCTCGCCGCCAGGCTGAAAACGTGCGTACGCTTGAATCGCTTAGAGCATTCACACAAGTACGAATGAATACTGTATTTATATTGAGAGGAATGAACGTTTGTGTCAGATAATTACCATTTCTGAGTACCTGCAAGGTCCCGCCGTTTTGTTGATACGTTTCAGGATAGTTCAGGTGCGGTGTATCTCCTCCGATGAAATAGAAACCGTGGTCGATGACCTCGTTGAAATCAACCGCCCCGGACTTTGCCAGTGCGTTCGGATAGAAACCGCGTGTAGTCAAGCCAATTGATTTTTCCCTGTCCGTCGCCGACATCAGGCCCGCCACGGTGGTCGTAGCGAGGTCCGTATCAACGATTACCCTGTTCCATGCACTCCACGCAGAGTTGTCTCTCGAATAAGTGCGAACAAACGTCTTATTCGTATACAACTGCGTGAAATACTGTGTAACATATTGGAGTTCAGCAGGAGCAACGACAACCAGAGTGCCAGCATAACTATCCGTCAGAGGGCCGTTCGTGTGTACAGCGCCTTTCAGAAAATAGCTGCCTGCTGTCTTGTATGTGTTAAAGTCAGTAGCAATGTTAATGTATGTTGCCGCTTGTTGCAGAGCATCCAGTTTCACCTTGTCCGCCGCCGCCATCAGGCCCGCTGTTGTAGTTGTCGCGGTATTCAACTGCTTCCATGCTGTCTCGGTATCCAGCTGATACGCGGCAAACGCTTGAAGTGTCGTTTCTATTCCAGCACCGGAACCAAGTGCAATGCTGTAATCATAGCTCTGAAACGCGGGTGCATTGACATCTAATGTGCAGACACGCGTGGACGAAGTAGCAGCGGTGCTCGTGTTCGATTCCGTTTCCCATACAGGTGCATTAAATTCCTGTACGATTTCTGTACTGAATGTGGATTTGTCGTATCCTGATAAATAGATTGTCTGTGGAAATGCTCCGATATCACTGGTTTGTGCGCGAAGAACGATTTGATCGATTCGATACGGCACTTGATCTTTTCTTATCCAACGAACAGTTCCAAATGTTTCCAATCCGAGCGTACCAGACACCCCGTTTGTCGTATCTGAATCGAACAGTGTTGCAATATCACCACCCTCAAACGTACCGCTTAACTCCATTGTCCACGTTGCGTCTGTCGATCCAGCATAGCTGGCGGGAGATACCTGAGTTGGGACAGGACCACTGTTCAACCAATAGCTGTTTGTTGTATCAGACGGTGCATCAGGCAACAAGCGCGCGTCATTCACCACAAACTCTGACTTGTTTATAGGAATCCAGACCTTACGCTCTTCGGTGGAATTAATCCAGCTCCAGGCTTTGAACGTTCCGATCATATTGCTGGTATTCCAGCTGAGCAAATAAAAGCGGTGGAACTTGTAAGGAGTCGAGTTGTTCGGAATCGTGTACTCCTTAGCGTTGTTGTCCGGGAAGCTCTGACCGGTCTGCTCATCAAGATCGACCCAAGTTGAGCCGTCGTTGGAGCCTTGGATCTTCCACCCGGTCGGGCAATCACCGTTACCTGAGCCTTTGGCGATCGAATAACGACGAAGTAGAACGCTGCCTTCCGTTCCCTTATACTCCCAGCAAAGCCAGTCTCCGACAGCAGCGGAATACGTGCACCAAGTTGTGCCCTGATCGCTGTCAAACGCCTGCCAGCCAACACGACCGGAATACGCGCCACTCCAAGTAACTTCCCAATTGGGATCGGAAGTCGCTGACGTTAGGTTTTGCGGAGCTGCTTCTTCGGGGAACACGCGGTAAATCGCCAGATCATAATCGGATGGGTTGGCTGGAAGCAGCTGTCTGGAGTCCGAAGGAACGAATCCTTTCGCTGCAACCTTGAATCGGGCCTGCGATGAACCGAAGGGTTGCGTCGGGATTTCCATCACTCCAGTCGGATAGCGCAAGCCCTTCGACCAGCGGAATTCATCCAAGTAGCCGATGAACGTGTTGTCCTGATTATTGACCAGATTCAGGTTGCCGAACTGCAGGTCCTGACCGACATAGTTAGGAGTGAAATTGCCTTGGACAACGAGCTGCCCGTCGACGTAGACTTTGACTGCGCTCCCGTCATATTGGACGACGAACCAGTACCAAGTGTTCAAGCTGAAGTTAAAATTGCCCGTGTAAGTCCCGGAGCCGTTGCCGAGCCAGAGGTTGGTCAAGCTCTGAGAACCGAGTGACAAGTACGAACCTTGAGAATTGCCGAAACTGAAGAACATGAAGTTGACAACCGACTTGGTCGGCTTGGCAAAGAATTCCATCGTCCAAGTGGCGGCTTCATATTCAGCAAGCCACGGAACCGTAAGCCAGCTAAGCGAGCCGGACGACTGGTTTCCGCTAAGGTCCAGCGCCTTGTTAAAGTAGCCGCTATCGGAAACCTTTGCTACGCTTCCGTGCTGAGTGATCGTGTTCTTTCCGGTAGCATCAGCCCAAGTTGAATCGTCCAGATGCAGTAGACAGAGCGTATCTGCATCAATGCCGGACTGATAGTCGTAGACCAAGGCGTGTCCGCTTTGCGAAGTCGGAACTGAATCAACTTTGGGTAGCAACCGGGATTCGTCCAGCTTCGGACCAATTCCCCAATTATAAAGTGATTCCCCATAAGGTGCATCCGGCGGGGTGAAGTTTTCCGTCCAGCGAACCACATTCGACAGTCTGAACTCATCGATCGTGCAATCACTGACATAAGAAGTCGAATAGTCGTAGAACGAACCAAACCACAGTTTGCGGGTGAAATCGAAATGCTTATCCGATTCGCCGGAGCCAAACAATTTGCCATCGACGTAGAATTTATATGTGGTTCCGTCATACGTCAGCGCAAAGTGATACCACGTATCCAACTGTAAAGAGTGTGTTTTATAAATGACACGCTGATTGTAAGTTGCTTGAATATCGATGTAAGACGAATCTACACGGATAATTGACGTTTGAGTTTCATTCAGATTAGTGCCGATCAGGATGAGCGGTGCATTGCCACTGAATCTCCCCAGCTTCACGCGGAAATCCATTGTCCATGCAGTTGGCGTGGCGGTCAGACCGTTGAATGACAGCGAACTCACCACTGCGTGATTAATGGAAAGCGCCCCCGCAAAATACCCGGTGGGAGTGATTGAGGCGTTTCCCTTCAATGTGCCCGTTTCGTCCGTGACGACATCCCGGACATCATCATTGAAATGCATCAGACGCAGCGTGTTTTCATCAGCCACTTTGCCATCACCGCGTTGCACCGCAAGCAAGCTGCCTTCGTACCCTTCTGGAAGTGTGTCCAATACAGGCAGCAACCTAGAATTATCGATGATGGTGCTTGCATCCAGTACGACATTACCGGATTCATCAGGAGCCACTCCATTGACACTTTGAACCAGCTCGGACTTGTTGAGCTTGCCCCATTCGCCGACTGTCTGCGGCCTGGTCCACGGATAATCCGACTGAAACGCCGCGCCTTTATGAAGAGCGCCGGAAGTCAGCCGGAGCGCCTTGATTTTGCCGTTGATCTTTCTGCTGTCAGATTCACCTTCCCAGCCGACGTACTGGGCGACGCTTCGCCAATCCGCGTTGACCCAAGTTCCGGTAGTGACGACCGAGCCGTTGCGAAAAATCGTATACTTCCAGACGGTCCCGTCCTTGTAGATTTCAAACGTGAGGTGCACGTCTTCGTTGAACGGCCAGCCGGTTCCAAGGTTCGGACCGGCGCCGATCTGAAGTGAGCCATCGCTGTCCAGCAGAAAATCCATCCGCAGGGAGCTGGAGCAGCCGAACAGACATTGCATGCCCTTGCTGGCGACGTTATAGACGATATCCAATGTCCACTCGTCGGTTCCGTTGAAGAAGTCGGAAGGCAGCGTGTTGGCTGGAATTTTCAGATAGGCGTTGCTGCCATCGAACACCATATTCCCTTCCTCATCGACTGTGACATTATGATTTTCCAACGTCACGGGCGCGGCGTTTCCGGCCGCCTGATCAACGATCCCGTGATCGCTGGTGGAAGGCTGAAGCAGAAGTCTGGTGTTCGCGTCGTTGCCGCCGCCGATGGTGGCGGTCGCGTCAAAGCAGGGAATATCACCGTTGGCGGGATCCTCGGGCAGCAACCTGGAACGGTCGATTCCTTCCGTCCAGACCGGCTGACCTGCGGGAGGCAGGAACGGTAACTCCCGTGGAGTAAACGAAACACCGCGATGCTCCGCTTTGTTGCTGATCCTGAACGCCCAGATTTTACCGACGAAGTTGCGGCCGGTTCCTTCCAGATTCGATCCGATCGGAAACCGGTCTCCGGACAACGTGTTCGGAGTGGTAACGGAGGTCGCCAGTACCGCACCGTTGCGATAAATGACCGTTTTCCAACTGTCGCCGTCCTGAAAACGTTCGATGGTCAGCCGATGCCTTGTTCCGGTGGTCCAGCCGGTCGTATCCGGGGCGATGCCGCCTTGAACCGCCGTCGCTCCGGATGAATTGATATAAAACGCGCTTCGCGTCATGCTTCCGTCTCCGCCGAACAGCGTCGCCCAATCGCTTTTCACCTGATCCAGTTGAAAATCAACCTCAATCGAATATTCGTTGTTGCCGCCCAGCGTCATGCCGAGCGTATTCGGTTCGATGATGAGCGCGTTTTCTCCGCTGAACACCAGTGCGTTGGCCGCGATCGCGACATTGCCGGAATTGGTGATGCCGACCGGAGCCGCGTTTCCGGCGGCCTGATCAACGATCAGTCCGTCACTGGTTGCAGGTTGAAGCAGCAGTTTGGTATTGACGTTGTTGCCCCGGTCCGCGCCTTCCTGATATTCCAGAAGATTGCCGTTCCGTCCGCCGGTCGGCAGCAGCCGGGCTTCATCGATTGCCGTATTGGTTGCAGCGATTGTAACGTTGCCACTGGTAGTATCCGGTGTGATACTGATTCCAGCGCCGGCGATCAGGTCTTTTTGTCGAACAAGTATATTGGTTCCAGCCATTGCAGAAAGCTCCCTGTAGAAAAATAGCGTGATATTCCATTATAAAATATCACGCTATTGATCGTTCACAAAGTAATATCTGACAATTTCTCTATCGCCTGTTCAACCACCTCCCACTGCCAGACACCTTCCGATCCTGGATAGTATACGCATGCCGGCATATCCGCAAGTGCCCGATAAATGACACCCTCATAACTGTAATACTTCCCGTGTTGTACATCTTGTCCGTATGTAAAGGGTGTTGGATCTTCCAGCGTACCGCCGTGATCCAAGTCGATCGGACGATAGATCGCCAACATTCCCTCTGTACCGGGAGCTTGATGTTCTAATGCATCTACGTCTTGTATGACACGGTACAGCGCGTTTTCGTGCCACAAGATCTTTCCCTGCTTATAATGCTGCCCCGCCTGCCATTGATCTGCCATACTGGATACTTTCCGTACCGTATCATCATCATTCAACGGAATTGCCGTCATGGTTTGATCGATCCACAGCGCCTGCAGTGTCTGCTGTGCAGTTGATCGCTGATACAACTCTTCATTTACTTCCAGAATGGAATATGGAGGCTCTCCGTATACAGCAACGTCAATGGACCATTCCTGCAGTCCGGTTTCATCTTCAATTTGATTGATTGCAGCAGCATGCTTATAATAGAACGGATACCAAAACTCCTGCACCCATTTCTGCAGCGCAATGCCTTTTGGTCCTCCGCTCTTCGCTGCTGCATGAATTGTAGGTAGTATATCGTCCGAGATATACTGATTCATGTAATTTTTGCACTGCTCCCAGCAGCGCTGTTTTACCAGAGATTTCTTCTCTTCGAACGTAAGCTCTGTTGCGGGCGATTGATACAACACCCAGGATGCTGTGTCATCGTCATAATAATACTGCTGTTCGAAATCCGGTGGTTCCTGCAGAATATAATCAACTGGCAGAGGGCCTGGGAGTGCTTTTACGACCGTTTCCCTGGAATCTTTTTTCCAGTATGCATGCAGACCTCGGTAGTCCTCTATTTCATGATCCCAAGACTGTGTCTCCGTATTAAAGCACCAGCAGTGGTGCTCTTGTCCGGTTTCCGGGTACGGGACTTCCGTCATCCAAGGCTCCAGCGGTTCATTGTCGGGCAATTCCCATTGTGTGAGATACTCGTTTTGATTGTGATAATTGAACGCATACGCAATTTTCATAATTCATATCCTTCATACAGTTGTTTTACGGCGAATGGTCCGGCTAGATCAACATACACACCGTTTTTTGTATATCCCACAGTTCTGATGTTGGACGGTGGATTTGATTCATCTGCATATACGATTCGATATAGCTCATTACGACCTGTCAACACGTAGATTGTACCACTCAAACAATTGTTGTCTGACGTAATTCCGACAGTTTCTACGCCGTAAATGTTCAACGCTTGTTCCGTGCCGTCCGGATGATAGTAGTAAACGGCGCTATTTCGAACCACCATTCGTCCGGGAAGCAGCTTTGGTTTTGTCTGACTCGTACACAATTGCCGTAGGTACAGCGTGTTCGATGAATACACATCGACATCCCAGATAACATACGGAGCGCTGCTGTCTGTCGTTTGGTAGCAGTACATAATGCCCTGGCTGATGATATCTCCTTGAAATGTTCTGGTGTTAGGCGACGTATCAATCAACGTTCCGGTCGGCGTTTGATTCGGAGTCAACGACGTAATTGCAGTGTTCATAATGTATGCACCGAGCTGATCTGTGGTTAATGCTGCGGTGCCGTTATTTTGATTGTTGATCTCCGTGTATGTGTGCCAAGACGGCATCTGTGTGAACGATAGTTTATAAGCTGCTGTTCCGCGCAATCTATAGATACCGTCAGCTGCTTTTACATAGCTGTGTCCATACTGCGTAAGATCCTGTCCCACGCCCACAATCTCAGAAGAGCCTGCGGTCGCGGTCAACTTTGTGATGTTGTAAGAGTCCTTTGATGTGTTCTTCGGTGCTCCTACATAGGTATAACCGTCTGCTGCGATGTAATAAATCCAATTTGCATCTTCTACCCCCACAATTCCGTTTTGAACCGGTACAGGTGTAATGGTCGGGACTTCTATCACAGACGTATTGTTGTACTTGAATACACGTGTTTGATTTACGACAACGAAGTCACCCCAGCCTTTTGCGCAGCTCCAAAATGCGGAGCCAACATCAAATGGTCCGGCAGTCCGTGCTGTAGCGACTTCCGACGTACCGGTAAGTCCATATTCCAGTATCAACTGGTTGGACAATTTCCGGCGTTCCGCACCACGCAGTAGCTTGTTTTGTGAAATATTCATATCAGGAGATCAGTTTAACCGGCATCGTCGCATATACCGTATCATCTGTGTTCATAAACGTCATCGCGTACACAACACCATCGGATAAATCATCTGTGATGACGTTGCCGGCAAAAGTCATTGTAGCACCTGACACATAAGTGAAAATCAGCACAATCGCGGTATTCTCCGGAATATTGGAGGTGACTATTGTGTAACTATTCGCAGAGATCGGATCTAATATGAAAACTTGTGCGTTGCTGCCGTTCAATGAAATCGTGTTATTGCTGGCTGCTACATTCATTTTTGTATCCTGCAACACCGCATTTCTTCCATTCACCACCAATTGGTCTTTATAAATAAAAAATGTAGAACCGGCCGTGCCGATTAAATCGCCGTCCAACGATACTGTGTATCCAGAAGATGCGGACCCACTGACACTAATACCGGTTCCTGCAGCCACGGTCGTTCCGCTGCTGATGTCTGGTCCTGTGATCGTAAAACTGTTCCACGCATTTTTTGTGACGGTAACACCGTTGTTGCCGGTCAGTGTAATACCAATTGCATCTGTGGTCAGTCCGATCGTTGTCGTTGATCCCGACGTCGATCTCGTCAACAATCCACCACTGACTTGTACACTGGACACAAGGTTGGAGGTGTTCAGGCTCAACGTTACCTGATTCCCGTTTTTGGAAGCAGAGAGCGGACTGCTTGCCGTAATGTTTGTCACGACAGTGGAGTCGATTGCCACCGTATATACAGAGCCGGTGCTTGTCACGTCAATCCCAGTACCACCGGTAACAGTCACGGGATCCGCTTCCGTAGACCCTGTCACTTTCTCCGGAGCAAATGTCGTTCCTGTATTCCGATACAGCGCGTTGTCGGACCCCCAATACAGCCGTGTACGTTGATCTGGTGAAACCAACTGCGATCCAATCAGTGTTAATGTAAGATCTGGCATGCCGATTCATCCTATGATAATCGTTATCTCTTCATTGTTATAATATAAAACAGGGTAGACGAACTGCCTACCCTGTTTCCTGCTTTTATGTGATGTAATGTGAACCGTTACTTACCGGTCAATCCGTTGATCTGATCCTGTACGCTGTTGATGAACATGTGCCAGGGATTGTTCGTTGCATCCTGCTTTGGATTTTGCGCTTCCCACGCACGATACTTCACGGTATAAATACGGACAATCATCTCCAGCTTCTTGGCAAGAACCGCATTGTCCGTCGATTCTGCCAGAATCAGCGGATACACGCGGTCAAATTGTGCCAATGCGGTATTGCTGGTCAACTTTCCGCTAAGCGCCAACTGGAAAAATGTCCTCGATGCCTTGTCCGCCACACCGTTGTCACAGTAAATACCCAGCAAAATCGACTGAATTGCTGCGCTGTTGTGTCCCGTTGCAGCGTATGCCTTTTCAAGATCTTCAACCGAATAATTCAGATGCCTCATCAGTTGCGCGCGTTCGAATGCAGCAGCCTGCTTGCCCTCACCCGCTTTAATGGCAGCTTCCATCCAATCTGTGCTCTTTATCTTGTTGACCCACGGATTCACGAGCAACATACTGTGAGCCTGCGCGATATTCGCATCGGTAGCCACACCGAGATCCGCAAGTTCTTTCTGATACACGGACAGTATATCAGCATACGCACAGGAAGGATTCGCGTAACCGTATTGAACAGCAGCAGCCGTAGCGTAATAAACCTTCACGCGGAAATCACCTTTGCTTTTGACCGTAGGCTTCGCTGCAGTCAGAGTTTCAGCATATACGTCAGCCTCGCTGTTACGGCAAATCAGCAGCGGAGATTTCCGAATATCACCGCTCAGGATATCGGCTTCGCTGATCTCGATTGCGGCTCCTGTTGCCAACATCCCGGCGATTAACGCAATCGCAAACATGACATGTTTCATTGTTGTACCTTCTTTATGTGTTTTGGGTTTTTGTATAAGGACATGTTGTCCGTACCTTCTGAACCATCGCCGTGCAGCGTAATTGTTCCTGCGATACCGGCGGCTTTCCATCGTTGCTCCAGCGCGACGATTGTTGCCCGATCTTCTTCATATGTCGTACCGGATGTTCCGTTCGTCAAATAATATACACGCGGTCCTGTGATTACGACATAATTGGAACCGCGAAATGCCGCCAAGAGTGTAGAAAGTACGCTTTTTACGTTTACATTGGCTGTACTGAGATTTGTGATGACATATCCGCCGGCACATGTGGCTTTCCGTGGGATCAGGTGCGGAACCTGTCCGTCCAGCCTGCTTCCAGGAACTTGTACCACCCAGTCCAACCGTTTCGCATTCATCGCAGTTGGACCGAAGAACAGCTCTCCGAGAATCGGCATCGATGGGTTTACGCTGTGAATCATAGCCGCTGTAAAATCCATGAACTGTTGATCTTGAATCAGCAAGTGCGACGATGTCCGTCGCCAATGACTGATGAACCCATCGCAGACAGCTGCCAACTTCAGTAGATAATCCATATACTGATCCGGATCAATGTACACGGGAGCTTTAATTGATTCCGGACCGCCGAATGCAAACCAGACATTGAATCCCATATCCTTCAGATAAAGGGCCAATGCCATCAGATAATCGGAACTTTCCGTTCCCGCGAAGGTCAGCAACACGGCGTTGTATCCTTCCTGCTTTCTCAACATCAGGTTATCATACAACAGCACTGCCTGATCTTTATTGCGAGGAAGCTGTACTTCTGCAATCATCCGCACATCCGTAGGAATCATACCGACAGCTGTGCACGGCCAATCCTGTTCATAGATGTCCATCCACTTCTCCAGAATGTTCCGATTTTCCCGAAAGAGGGACGGATCATTCGAAAGGCTGTACTGATCGATGATTTTCTTCCGTACGTTACGAACGAACTCCGCACCGATTGCAAGACGGTCCTTGATCGAGTCTGTCACAATTTCAGAAAGTTGAATGGGTTGTGTTTCGAGCTGCTGTATTGTTTGAATCTGATCTGCTTTCGGAATATCGGAAGAAGTTGCGATTGCGGTGTGTACGATCGCAGCGGATGCTGGGAGTTCCTGTCGTTGCAGCGCGGTATAGGGGATCGACGCCGGTTCCAGTTTCAAGACATCTTGCTCTACAGAAGGAACGTCCTTACTTGTTGTTAGGATGCGTCCGTCTCCCACATACGGAGGAAGTACAATATCCGCGCAGCACGCGCTGATCCCTGTACACAGTATAAACAAAATACGTTTCATAGACGACAGCCTTAATTACGATGTGGTCTTGTTTTTCCGGAATACGTGACATACATCACAAACGGTGCGGACCATCCGCCCGCGTAATTCACCTGATCCGTATTGCTGGCTGAAGCGGTTTCCGGGATCGTTGTGACATCCAGATCCGTTCCAAGATCACCGGTTTCATAGATACCATCGGTCAGATACAGTCGGATTGCGATTTTTGTGCCGGCTGCGATGTCTGTCAGATTGATCGTATTCTTGCCGAAGAGAGAAACCGGGTTGTTGAAGTTCATTTCCCAGCTCACATTCTGCAACCGTTTTACGGTAGTCCATGCACCATTTGGAACGACTTTATACTGAAGTTCTGCGATTGTGATGTTACGTGGTCCGGATGATTCAAACCGAGGTGCCACTTTAACATACACCGTAAATGGCATATCAACCGTCATTCCGTTGTAATAGGTTGCCTGTGACAGCAACGTCGTCGGTTTATAGTGTACCGCGTCGCCGCTCAGGAATGCGATGTAATTGCCGTTGAAGTTATCCTCAGAGAACCAGCAGGCGCTGGCTGTCCCAACACCGACCATACACAGAGTAACCAGTGTCGCCAGGATATGTTTGAATGTGTGTTTCATACTGGATCAATCTCCTTTTTGCTCTTTATAGTCCCGCAGCTGTTATTCGCTGACAGTGTTCGTTTCATTTATCGACCGAGCTTCAGAACTTTTAGCGCTGAAACCCGTCAGATCTGCTGAGATATCGCTCTTCGTCGCCCGTACAATGCCTGGGATAGCGGTCAGACCCTGTTGATTCGGCAGAATAGAAAGCGCTCCTTTGTTAACTTTACCAACGAAGATTTTACCATGCGGAGAGGGATCTTCCGTCGTACCTGGACTGACGGAAATATAACCGGCCCATCCATCTTCCCATACAATAACGGTCTTATTCTTTGTGGACTCTGTAACCGTTTTGATCAGACTTTCGGAGCTTTCGGTCTTTTTAATCACCGCTCCTGTTTCCGCGTCATATTCGGTAATAGTGCTCCGAGAAATTGCACAGCCTGTTAACAGCACAACGGATGCAACCGCGATAATACACAGCTTATACATAGTACACCTCTTTTTTGTGTTCCGTGTATTCCGTCAGTTTATAGTTGACGGAATACACATATGGGATGTTACAATTAAAAACTAACATCGGTATATGCAGGATACACGGTGCGGTACCAATCTGATACACTGGTATCCGACGTATTGGACAACCAGCGGTATCGCAGATAATAAAATCCGTTCAACGTTCCAAGTTTCGTCATGTTCACCATAATCGGAGAACCTCCGAATACTTCATACGGAAACCCGGTAGCCGGACAGGTCTCAAACGAGGATCCGCCGTCTCCGAGCACATATTGCCGATCGCCTGCCGTCGTCTTTGTGTTAATCAATTGTGTCACGGAAGAGTAGTCACTGCTCTTAGAATACTGGATTTCCAAGTGCAACGGAGTATCAGACTGATCCATCTTCAACAGCAGCGGATATGCAACTGCTTTTGCTGTATCTCCGCTGTTTGCAGACGTTGCGCTGACGAAATTACCGGCAAACTTCACCTCATAGGATCCGGTGATCTCTGATGTCGTGGCGTTGACAGCATTAGATACTGCAGAACCGTCATCCATTGCAGCCTCCAGCAGGGCGGTCTGGGTGGCAGCAGATGCTATCGTGAATGGTGCATCGGGTGGAGTGAAATTTGATTGATACCGTGCTATACCGGAAAAACGAAGTTCATCGATATATCCAATAGTTGCAGTCTTAGAATCGCCAACATAAGGGCTAACTGCCTCAATTCTGATATCGTTATCTACAGCGAAATCAAATGTGTCAGGCAAAGTTTTACCAGCGGCGGTCCATTCACTCGGTAAAAATTCTACCTGAAGGACGCCGTCAACAAAGAATCGAAATGTATAATCAGATTCAAGGACAAAAGCCATATGAATCCACTCATTGCGAGCCAGATTTCCTTCATACGTATTTGTTTTTGTAATCCGATTGTCTACACCCGCGCCATCTAAGCCGATATACAGACTCGGACGTACGACAGTATAATCATCATCTACCGGGAGTAATTGAAACATGAATGCTCCACGTGAAGTAGAAATACCATCCGCTTTATGGTATACGGTAAATTGCAGTTGCGGGCTTTGTCCTGTTAATGTCCGATCATCCGACACATAAGAAAAGTATTCAAATGTATATCCCGTAGCGCCTGTTGTATCTACTTCTGAGATTGCTGCACCAATTGAAAATACTTGATAGTCTCCTGATACAGAAGCGATCACACATTCGGCGCTTGTGGAATTAAAATGTGGAACAGCGGCACTGTACGTAACTGTCGGCAATTCCTGCGTACTGATATCACGGATACCATACACACCGTTACCTGTCTCGCTGATCGGAGTTTTTCCGCTTTCCGTCATACCCGGAGTTGCGCTGTCAAAATGGAACAACGCCAATGTATCCGTATCTCCGCTACCGGAGCTACTGGAGCTACTGGACGAGCTGGAGCTACTGCTCGATGACGAAGATGATGAAGATGAAGATGATGAAGATGAGGAGGAGGAAGAACTGCCGTCTCCATACATCGCTGCCTGATAATAAGCAGAGAAGTCTATTCGTAACTCGCCTGCGGATGTCCATTCGATGACAACGCCGTCTGCATTCGTCAGAACAGCTCCTGTCGTACTGTCCACCAACTGTACGATCGCACCGTACGGTATACCCTCAGTATCCGCGTTCGCTGTAAAGACATACTGATCATCCAGTTCATCCGCAGTGAACGTCAGACTGTCCGCAAATTCCAGGCTGTCGATTTTACCCAGCTGCTCTTCTGTGATGATATCGGTTGTTGGTATCGCCACCCACTTTCCAGACGACTGTCGATACTGGACCAGCTGATTATCTGCTACAGTGGTGGGAAGCAGCCATTTTTCATCTTCCGTCACACGTGTCGTCAGCGCGGTAACAGTGCCGGTCAAATCCGTGACAGTCTGTTCCGTTGCATATGGTTCTTCTGAAACTTTATACTGGACAGTAGGAGATCCGAACGGTTGCGTCGGAATCGTCATTACACCATTCAAATATCGAATACCGCTGGACCAACGGAATTCATCAAGCAAGCCTACAAAGGTGTTGTCCTGATTGTTGACCAGATTGAGGTTGCCGAGCTGCAGATCTTGGTTGACGAAATTCGGTGTAAAAGCACCTTGCAGCACCAATTGTGTATCTACATACACTTTAACAGAGCTGCCGTCATACTGGATCACAATCCAGTACCATGTGTTCAAATTGAATGTATAATCCGCTGTATAGGTACCAGAACCGTTACCCATATAAAGGTTCCCAAGACTCTGAGACCCTAGGGTAAAATAGGAGCCTTGCGAGTTTCCGAATGACAGAAACATGAAGTTCACAAGCGATTTGGTCGGCTTGGCAAAAAACTCCATGGTCCACGTATTGACGTTGTAATCTGAAACCCATGGAATTGTAAGCCAGCTGAGACTTCCGGACGACAAATTCCTGCTTAGATCAAGCGCTTTGTCAAAGTATCCGCTGCTAGACACGTTTGCGACAGATCCGTGCTGTGTCGGTGTATTCTTTCCGGTAGCATCGGTCCAGCTCGCCTCATCCAAATGAAGCAAACACAGCGTCGCGGCGTCGATACCGGTTTTATAGTCGAATATAACCGGATGTCCGCTTTTATCCGAAGATACGGACGAAAGCACGGGATTCAGCCTTGTCTCATCGATTGGTTTATACAGTTCCCATGAACGTTCAATGGATCCAAATGATTCTGTAGGAACTGTATAACTATCAGTAGATTCGCATGTGTTTGTGATTCGTACTTCATCGATCAGAACATCGGAGTCCATATTTGAAGGTAAAATCGTCCAGTTTCCTGCCGGAATGGTGATCAACGCATCGGAACTCGTTGTAGCGTTTATCTTCTCACCGTTCATGAATACATACATCGCGGTATCATTCCGGCACATACGGAACCAATACCAGCCTTGATTTTCGAACACTTTCCAAGGCAGGCCATGTGAGTCGGCGCTATATCCAAGGGCGCTAAAATTTACTGCACGAAATGGTGATACATCTCCACAGTGGTAGCCCAGACTACCTGCTGGTGTAGTTACAGCCACACCAGCAAGCCAGTACGTTGTTCCAGTACCTCCAACGCCGCTGGACCCGTTCCCGGCTTTGAATCGAATATCTACTGTAAAAGGCCCACTGATCGTAGGCATCGGAATTACCAATTTGTTAGCAATCGAGCTGTTTTGTGATGAAGAGCGGCGTACCGCCTTGCCCTCAAATGCATGTGCATCCTCTACCAGCTCTAACGCAACGCCCTGATTTGTGGCCGTCGTTTTCCCGGTGGCATCAAGCGGAAGACCCTGTACGATTTCATTCAGGGGGTACAGGCACAGAAAATCATCTCGATCCTCAATGCCGCGTACTTGTAGCCCTACGCGCCATCCGTTGTTATTTTGCCCGTACGCAGACGGATCCGGTAACAGCCGGGGGCTATCTGTTGTCACAGGGGTTTTGTCGCTGACTTCATAGCTTTTGGTCAGTGTCGTCGCGGGCTGCGTCGGAGGCTCGAAATCAGTAGTCCACTTGGCGTAATCCAGTACGATAAACTCATCGATGTTTCCATAGGCGGTAGCCAGGGAGTCGGCAGAACCAATCCGCAAATAGGGCTGCGTGGCATTGAACTCTTTGCTGTTCGAGTTGAGCAAGCTGCCGTCAGCGAACAACCTCCAGATATTTCCCGATCGCGCAACCGCGATATGCACCCAGCGGTTCAGATAGTCTGAAGGCATCGCTGCTTCTGCCAGCTTATTATTGCTATCGGCATCATACCAATAGCTGCTGAAATGGGCTGATGCTTTGTACAGCTTCAACGTACCATCTGTGTCGATCCAGCACGCAAGCCCGCCTACGCCATAACCTGGAGTTCCCGTGCCTGATCCAGCTTCACCGTAGGTCGAAAAAATGCCAAACTTGCTAGCAGCAGAAGTAACATAAATCCATGTATGAATCGTAAAATCCGCAGCACCGATGGGCGTCGGCATCTGCACATAGACAGCCCCCGCAGTCGTGTATCCAGTCCCCTGCAGGGAGCCGGTTCCAAACTTATTGCGTTCCAGTGAAATCGACAGACCTGCGCGACTTGTGTCATGCGTTACGGTTCGCGCATAGCTGGAATGATCGGTAAAATCTGCGTCAAATGGACAATACAATTGTGTATGCGCGTCTGTTCCTGTGGCAGCGGCTTTGAATTCTACAAAATGCCCATTTTTATCCGCTGAAACAGAATCGAGGTCTGGAAGCAGTCGAGTTTCGTCCACCAACGGTAACCGTGTTCCGGTATCGTCTACATGGAACAGTTTACCGTTATTCTCCACAATCACTGGATTTAATTGATCGCTCATAGTATTCTCACAGGTTGTATTTGTCAGACACATAACTCCAGCACTGGAGCAGCTGTTCGGTATTCAGCACGGTATTGTATAAAGCAAGGTGATATACGGTTCCATTGAACGGATATCTGCTGTCTACGTGTCCCAATCCATCCGTTGGTGTGTTACTGTAATAATCGGTACCTGCCGAATCCAGCTTCGTGCCGTTCAGATAGTATTCCGTGGTACTTCCGTTCCGAACGATCAGCCAGTGCACCAGAGTCGATTCCGACACAGTGGATAATGACACATAGTTGGTAGTAATGGAATTTGCCCCGGCGATAAAGTTGCTGTTGTAATATCCGTATTGTACGTCTCCGCTGATACCGAGAAACACGGAATTTGTCTTGGATGCCTGCATGACGAGTGAAATCGTATATGCACCGGTCGTCATATCCCATGCGGTTGCCGGTGTAAACAGGTCATCGGAGCTGTCGAATACAGCACCTCCGTTGCTCGCAGTAATCGTACCCGCCGCGTTCAAATCATGCCCGCCACCGGTACTATCCAGCCACGTGCCACCGGTGTAGTCTTCATACAGAGCAGTCGCTCCAGCGGGCATCGTCCGATCGATCATAGATGTCGCGGATCGAAAGAATCGAACCTTATGAAGTCCTGTCAGTTCCAATCCGGCATAATTGATACTGATTAAATTGTCGCTGTACTGAATGCGGCGATCCAGCGTGTAAGGGTGTCCGGCATCGTCACGAAATTGCAACACACCAGGTGCATCAGCGTCATTAAAATTATGTGTAATAACGACGGTACCAGACGGCGTGAATGAGATCCACTCGCCGAATGACAGAGCTTCGAGATCCGTTTTGGACGCCGTGTTTTCCAGTTTTGTCTTATCGGAAGCAGACATCAAACCAGACGTAGCGGTCGTCGCATCCGGTATTGTCACAGCTCCGGAATCGTCCGGCAAATTTCCGTTTACACTGGTGACGTTGCCTTCACCAATCGACAGTTCGATATTGCCTTCGGCATCAGGGCTGACGCCGTTCACTGTTTTCGGGGGTATCGATCCATCTGGAAATTGAAGATGTTGTCTCATTTATAAGTCACTCCGTAAAAGTCCCTGTTAACATCCAATTTATTTTATACGCTTTTGCCGGTGGATTTATAACCCTGAAACGTAATGTAAGCGTACCGGTACTGCTTCCCGCGTTGTGTGCAAATGTATTATGGCTTACGTAGACTACAGGAGCGCTCGTTAGTTCATTCCAATTGACTGTTGAACCAGTAAAATCAATGGTGGCAACCACGGATGATATGGATATGATCTGCAATGTTTTGGTGATATTTTCGGATTCGGCGGCATTGGCGGACATATCGACCGAACCGCCCATCGTGTACATACCGTTCACACCCATTGACATCCACGTATCTGATGTGTGACGTCGCATATAAATGCTACCGTTCGTGTAGTCAAACGCCAGTTGAATATATGTACTGCCGTTTACTGTATTCAATCGTGCAATCAACATTTGATCGCTGCTGCTCGCACCCGGTGGAGTACCGTTTGATACACCTCCCCATGTCCAACAACTCATATAATTTGTTGTTAAATCCGTATATCCTTGGATTGCGTCCAACGGAGAACTCCACGCCCTCCAGGATGCACTGCTTCCTTGTCGTGATCGCATGTACTGAACATTCGGATTATATAACGCATTAAGGACCTGGACTACAATTCCGCTAGGCTTATAACATATTACAGTCATCATGTAATCGCCGCCTGCCGTGTCGTTAGACGGCAATCCGCCTGCGCCTGCGTCTACGTAATAGGTTCCGGGCGTGTCTACGCTATTCACGTTCTCATTTGACGCAACTGTTCTGGTATATAGTGTAACAGCCCCTGCGCTGTCGGGTTCTATCCCATTTACAGATGTCACGGTACCTGCAGTTGTACTTAATCCATTCAGCTTTGTTTTATCGGAAGCAGACATCAAACCAGCTGCCGATGTCGTTGCAGTTGGGATTGTAACAGCGCCCGACGCGTTCGGATTGTTTCCGTTTACGCTTTTCACAGTGCCCGCCGCTTCCAGTGCATCGCTCAGTCCCGTCACATCCGCAATCGCATGCGTATGTGCAGACGGCGGGAACGAATCTGGTTTATCCGTTACGTTGTTCCAACTGGGAGCGCCACCAACGGCACTGCCGTTATATGTCAGTTGATCCGAAGATACGCCGATGCCATTCAACACGCTCATATTGCTGTGTTCGTGCATCAGCTCCACCGCAGATGAAACCTGGCTGTATGATTTGCTGTTCTCAGGGCTGGTCCCGACATTCTGTGCGAACAAAGCCAAATTCGCATTGTCTACCGTACCGTCGTCATCCGCATCATATTCGGATTTCAGCATATCGCCAGCAGGATTCGACCACGTGGCGCTATCTGCTGTCTTTGTCAGCACCTGTCCAGTCGTACCACCGGCAGGTGTCGTCAACTTTGCTGCCAGCGCATCCGTAAGTCCGTTGATGGTACTCTGATCTTGTGTATGTGCAGACGGTGGGAATGTACTGGGTTTTCCGATCAGATCCGTCCAGCTGACAGATCCGGTAGCTCCTCCTGTACCGCTGCCGCTGCCTTGGACAAACACCACAGTCCATGTCCCGGATATCGTCCAACCAGTGAAATCGACCTCTACGTTGCCGGCTACCTGCTGTAGATCAGGTTGAACTTGTTTCAGATTCTCATCCAGTATTGCAAGACTTCCGACTGTGGTATTGGAAACCACCAGTTTATTTCCTTCAGTCAAGTCGGAAGCTGTAAACTGAATGCTGTCTCGTGCGTCGATGCTGGCTGCATCTGCAGGTTCCCATTTCCCGCTGGTCGCATTGTACGTCAAGACTTGATTGTCGGTCGCTTCCGCAATGTTCGCAGTATCGGACAGATCCGCCAATGATGACGCACCGCTCCCACCACCTCCAACAGCAACGCCGTCATACGTCAGTGCTCCGTCCGTTTCTCCGAGTTTATCCAACGTCGTTTTATTTTCGTGCGTATGTGACTGGGAAACGGCTGTTTCTACCTGTGTTGCCGTCGCAGTTCCGATGGCGTCGGCGACCGCTGCATGATCGACAATGCCGTCGTTATTCGTATCGTAAACCGACTTCAGCATGTCTCCGGTAGACCCGGTCGTATCGATTCCATCGAGCTTTGATTTGTCTGCTGCAGACATCAGGCCGGCTTCTGTCGCGGATGCATTCGGAATCGTGACAGTACCTGTCTGTCCGTTCACGGAAGATACCTTGGAGTCCAGTGCATCCTGCAGACCGGACACATCGGCGATTTGATGCGTATGTTCCGATGGCGGAAAGGTCGTTGGTTTGTCTTCCAGGTCATTCCAGCTGGATACGCCGCTTCCGATCTCTTCACCATTGAATGTCGGCTTGTTGTTTACTTCGCCGAACTTATCGAGTGTTATTTTATTTTCATGCGTGTGAGCTTTTACAGCAACATCTGACAACCCTGTCACATCACTGATGATATGAGTGTGTGCGGACGGCGGGAATGTGGACGGCTTATTCTGAATATCGTTCCAGTCAACGTCAGTCGGTGTAGTACCGCCACCTCCCTCAATTTCGGACAAATTGATAACGGTCCATCGCTCCCCAGCAGCCAAGTAGGGGGTTGGATCCGGTGTGATGGTGGATGACTGATAAGGTGCAGTGTTTCTAATACGAATATAATCCAGCCAACCTTTGAAATAACCGACCGGACCTTTTCCGATCCACAGATTTTCATTTACTGTAGGCAGGATGACATTGCTGATCACAGAACGACGCACATTGTCACAATACAGTGCGATCGTAGACGCTCCTGCATTGATATAGTGCTCAATTGTCAACAGGTGCGGTTCTCCTGCGGTGAATCCTTCAATCGTTCCCCATGCCGGAATGTTGACCGCATTGACCTTGCCATCAATCATACCCCAGTTGATTACGTAGTCGTTGTTGTCTGTGAACAGCGATCCGATTTGTACATACGATGATGTGACTTCCTCAGATCCTGTGATATACAGGTCAAAACACCACGGATTGCTGCCGGTCAGTACGGATTGTACATTGTTCTTATCGATTTCCAGATAGGTGTTTCCATCGAACAGCAATCCGCGATCGTCAACACCAAGCGATCCGTGCGCTGTAACAGCCGCATGCGTCACGACACCGGCAGCAGTATCCGCTACCTGACTTGCAGTTGCCGGGGATTGGATCAACAGTTTTACATCTTCACCGTTGCCTTCCGCGTCCATCTGCTTATAAATCGGAATATCATTAACTGCGGGATTCACAGGAAGCAACCGCTCCGAGTCCACTTCCGTGTTGATGATACGAATCGCTGCGGATACACCGGACGGTTCAATCGCAATGCCCTTCCCGGCAATGACGTCTTTACGTCTGATCAATATGGAATCGCCTGCCATACTTAACCCTCGATAATAAAAAGAGTGCCACTTTTTATTATAAAGTAGCACTCTCTGTGACAGTTTACGATGTGGATGCGATTAGAAGATCACTTCCCAATCATCCACAGTAACCGCAGTGTTACCGGTCAAATCCAGCACATACTGGTTTTCTGTCGCGGTACGATCCGCCGCCACCGGCAACACGGTATACGGAGCTGTGATCTTGTGGACACCGTATGGAATCTGTGTCGCGGTCACCGTAACCTTTCCGCCCGTGAAATTGGACGAAGACAACGTAATCGGCGCTTGTTTCTTCACAAGCGAAGTGGCAAGGGCATCGATATCCGCGATAATCGCAGAGCTGCCGGTATCTTTCTTCAATCCGGTGCCGAGCTTCACATCCAGAGCACCGGCTGTATTGCTGATTGCCGAGTCAGCGGCAACTTTCACACCGCCGAGTGCAGTCTCGGCAGCAGCCGGCAGCACAGCGGGCAGGATTGTATTGGTGTCCTGCACAACGACTGCCTGTCCCGGTGCAGTACCGATCTGCACGACACCGGCCACGGAAGCACTGGCCGCAGGGACGCTGAGCACGCCTGCGGTATTGGTGATGTTGGTCCCGGCTTCCACAACACCCTTTGTACCAGCAGCGGCGACAGGGACACTGATCACACCGTCTGCGACGTTGATATTGGATCCGATCTGCACGACACCGGTTGCCGAGGTAGTCGCCTTGTCGATGTTCGCACCGGAAATGTTGGTGATGTTGGAACCGTCAAATGTCGGTGCCGAGTCTGCCAGCGCCTTCGGTGTAATGTACAGCGCCTCGCTGGTTCCCTCGGTAACATCAGTTGCCGACGCCGCCTGAATATCTGTTGCAACTACCGCATAGTCTGCGATGGTGTTGTCGGTCTTCTTGTAGCGGCGGAACGGCGTACCCGTTGGATATGTTTCACCGTCAAGCACCAGTTCTGCCTGCAGCAGAATAACGTCGAAGATGTCGATGTCCGCCGGGTCTGTGATGGCCTGCCCAGCAGTCAGAGAGATAACACCGTCTGCCGCGTTTACGGTAGCTTCCCACCGTTCCTGAACGCTGATCGATCCGATCTGCGAACGGGGGATGGTACCCTGATCGTTCAGTGTCGGAACACCATTGGCAACGCCCTTTTCCGATGCTTTGATGAACTGCATCGTATCGACCGCGAGGTTTCCGGAACCATCGAGCGTCAGCCCGGATGTCGCGGCATCCGCCACCTTCACACCACCGATGGCGTCTGCGGTTGCCACCGCCAATGCGACATTGTTGCCAGACATTGTCAACCCGGTTCCGGTATTTACTTTCAGCCCGTCCGATGCGGCGGACAGACCACCTGTCGCGGAGAGCTGGAGCTTTGCAGTGTCCAAGAACCCGGAGCCATTTACAGTCAGCACTTCCAGGTCATTGAATGTCAGTGCCGTGCCGCTCAGTTTTACAGGACCGGCGGAACCTGCAGCGAGCTCAATACCGTCAGCACCGGTTGCGGTCATCTTGATCTTTGCACCTGTATAGTTGCTCAGATCTACGGAGCCGGATTCCAGCGCGTCGATTCGGGTGTTCAGTCCGTTGATGGTCGTCTGCAGATCTGTGACCTGCGCAATGGTAACTGCGCCGACTTTCAGTTTATTGTCAGCAGATTTTACGATTGTGGCGTTGTCATACGCCACTGCGATTGTAATCGCACCTGTTGTCGCACTCTGTACGACGGAGATCGGTTCTGTCGCCAGAACCATACGAGCAGAAAGTTGGATACCATTTGCCATGAAAATACCTCACGTTGTTAGATTACTACTTTCCATATGCCCTGAATATCGAATCCGGTGACATCCAAAATGTACGCACCAGTTTCATCGATTCCATCTGGAACAATTCCGAAATACACGTTGCCGGGAGACATAATACCGCTCGGAACCAGATCCATTTTGATGTGGAGTTTTCCATTCTGTATCTGATCCGGCGTGAAATATTTCGTGCGAACCAGTCCACGATTTACCAGTGTTTTATCCTCCTGGATCTGATACGTGTACCAGTTGTTGCCGTCCCCCTTTACCATTAAAATCTGACCGCTGTAGGCAGTCGGATCTGTCGTTGCGTACTGTTCCGCCTCCTCATACGTCAGAAATCGTGTGTTTTTCTCGTATGGAAGTGCATCGACGCGTTCCATACCTACCGGTATTGTCACATAACTTTTTTCCGCCATCGTTGATCTCCGTTTATGCTTGTTCGATCGTCACGTTCCATGTCTCCGGAGTCAGCGCTTTTGCTGCCTGATACAGATATACGCGGTATGTCTGTGAAGCTGCTTCCGTCGCACCCGCCATCAACAACGATCCTTCTACAAAAGCACCTTCATAGTGCGTACTGCCTCCAGCCGGAATGACGGAAGCCAATTTCAATGTAGTTGGAACTGCGATGTAGATTCTGCGCGTTCCAGTCTGCAGCGTCAATGCAAACGAAATACGGCTTGTCGATGTAATAAACGCGCCTGTTTTCGTACGGATAAACGCAGAATCGAACGCGGAGCCATCTGCGTTCTGATACGTTGTCCCGATTGTGGACGGATCCGGATTTTCGGTCGCATCATTCGCATCGATACCGTACCAATATTTCTGCAGCCACTTTACAGTAAAATCTGCCGTATATGCGTTATCTTTTGTGTTAATCGCACGAATACGCCATGTATGTGTTGCGGTTCCATTGTGTGTAACCGCATCTGCAGTCGCTGTGTAAGAATTCGCAAACGGATCATAATTCTCCACAACTGTCACAGCTTCCGGTGTAACCTGTTGAATCGACAGTGAGCCCGCCTTCACATTGCCAGGATTTGTAATCGACCATGTAAATCGCGGATTTGCAGGCATAGTCGCACCGACTTCCAACTGTGTGGACACTCCAGCGATTGTGAATGATCCGAATTTCGGTGGACTGTACGGATAAAACATCTGGGTAAACAGTTCTTGAAATGACTGTTTATCAATATTAGTAACGCCGGCTTTAATATCTCCGACCGTTGTCTTCACGGTGGTTTCTCCAGCCGGTGTTTGATACAGCTGATCCGCTTCAGTCAGTACCGGCATTTGTTTTTCCGTGTCGTCTGCCGGATCTACAGCTGTTACCGTAATGGCAGCGGCATTGATTGTAGTTTTATACTGCTGATTTGGGTCATCACCGACAACTTCCGTCTGAATATTATTACGGGTATTTTTCACCCATGTGGTATCTTCCGTATCCGGCAGCTCCGGTTTATTCCGAATAAAGCTCAACTTGGAGCTGTCGGTCTCCGCCCAGTCGGCCTGAACTTGAACAGTGCCGCCTCCACCAGAGCTGCCGATCACTTCCAGTACCAGCTGACTACCAGATCCCGGTTGCAGCTGATACAACTGATATTTGCCGTCATCTCCCTTTACGGATACCGTCTGTCCCGCATATGCGGTTTTATCTGACGCGGCGTACGTACTGGCTGCTGCCAGGGAATCGAAAACAACATTGGCTTCCAACGGTTCATTGTCAACCCGCCGAAATCCGATCAATGTTGATATGTACTTATCTGCCATTGTAACGCCTCATTTACAGTTGAACTAAAAAGGTATCCGCAGACAGCGAAGCCAGCGCTTGATATAAATATACACGGTACGGCACTGTTTTTGTATTTCCGGCAATCGGTACCGATAGTTCGGCCTGAATGAATGCGGTCAAATAATTGTATTGCGTAGTCTCCGACTTAATGCTGGACACAGTCAACGTGTTCGGAACAGCGATATAAACGCGTTGCGCATGTTCCGGAATCGGGAGTTTGACCAACGTACCTTCCGACAGATTCAAGACCTTGGTATCTGCCGCATTCGTACGGATGTAAGCACCGTCAAAGATAGAACCATCCGCATTCTGATATGTGCCATCTTCAATGTCTGCAGGATCAGGCTGATCTCCGACATTTTGATCGGTGTGGAAGAATCCTGCATAGCTCCATTGAAACGCTGTAGCCGCTGCAGTCTGGTTCCCTTCTGTATCGGTGAACGATAACTGAAACGACAGCGAACCTGGTTCTGTCTTTTGATAAGGGGTCATGTTGTTGACCGTCAGCGATCCTGCAGATACGTCAAATCCAGATCGCAGAACAGTACCGCCTTCTGCCGTCAGCTTTGTGGTATCTGCTACAACCTGATCCGTATTGGTTACCTGAAATTGGAACGTTTCTGTTGTCTCTGTTGATTCACCACATTCCAGCTGGTTGTCTTGAATAGAAAAGGATCTGATTTCCGGCTTATCATACGGAAACAGCATCTTTTGCATCAGAGGAATGATTTTCATGCCATCCACGACCATACCAGCTTCCAGCCCGCCGACCGTTGCTTTAATCGGATCTGTCGATTCATATCCTTCCGGATTGTGAAACGTAATCGCGTCTTCGTTGATAGAAAGATCCTGTTCCTGTCCGTCCGGTCCCAATACTTTCGGCGCAGTTCTGAATACAACGGCGTTTTCTTCGTTCACATAAACAGCAGGAATCAGTGATTGCAGAAATGCGAGTTCTTCTGCGGACAGATACTTATTGTAGGTGCCCTGCTCGATATCGTCCAGCGATGTCGGAACAACGCTTCCACTGGATGAAGATGACGATGAAGAGTCAGAGGAAGCAGATGAAGAACTGGATGGTTCTGCACTGCTGCTGCTGCTGGACGATTCGGAAGAAGCAGATGAATCGGAAGAGCTGCTGGACGGATCCGGGATCGGCCCACCACCTTCATCACATTCATTGATCAGCTCCGTCAACGTAATCACGGTCTTTCCGGTACCGGTGACGCAGAAGAAATTCCTCCACACAGTCCAGGAGCCGTCGATCGACGTCAAGCAGGAACCATCTTCCGGTTCCACCGTCACCCAAACCTGAGACAGCGGATCCAGATATGTACAGCTGATCTGTGCCGGCAGAATCCCCATGTTGTGATTGATACAGAGATCGGTGTCTTTCCAACGAAGATCCGCTGGAACTTCAGGAGCGTCTCCCGGATATAGCTTGATGTACTCCGGGATCATGGAACCGGGGCTGTTGATCTTCTCTTGTACGCTGTTCCCTTCTCCCAGGATAAACCGTGCGCCCGACATCCACATTAGCGGTGCCCACCGTTGTCCGGTCCATTGCCACAGTCTTCCTGCGCCGCATGTATCATATGCGACGTCGCCGGCTTTTTTACAGGCTACTGTCGGCGCATATCCGTGATAGTTTCCGCTGTTGTAGATGACCGCAACATCGCGCAAATTCATTGCTGTTGATTTTTTCGTTGCCATCGTTGTACCTATAGTTTAATCGGAATTCCGTTCAGTGTGACTTCATTGCTATAAAATACACCGGGCAGCGGTTTTTCACACGCATCGACACCCGTATTGAATACAACGGTATTCCCGTCATCCTCCGATGAATTGGTTGGGCAGCAACTGGTTCCGGGTACCTGTACCGGTTCACAAGGATCTGGCTTTTCGTAGGGACAGTATGTATTCAGCTCCTCAGAAGTCCATTTCTGAATCGAGTCTTCCGTAATAACGGTAAACTCTTCTGTCAGCTGGTCACCGCTGTTCAGCAGATCCAGCTCGGTCAGCAGCCGTTGTATCTCGCGATAAACCGCATTGATCCACTCTTTCGCCAATTTCGGAGATGCAAAATCTTTCGTCGTACCAGCAGAAAGTATGTATCCTACGTTGTTCACACTGGAAGGAGATGTTGAGAAGTTCTCCAGATCATCCGGATATGCGACGCGCGCATATGTCGTAGTAGGCTCATTGTAGTACGCATTTTTCGGACTGTATTTCAAAACAAAAATCGTAAGCGGCACGCCGATCGTGCTGCTTACGTTCAGTGCGACACGCGTTGTGATACTATGGGGTTCCGCCTGCGACAGTTGAACCTTGAGCCTCACGGTTCTTTTTGTTGACTCGTCCATCGGCATCGATAATCCTATTCAGTTCTTCGGATGCCTCTTTTGACAGAGCCACATCCAATTGTTTGATTTGATTCAGACATTCTATGGTCTTAACATATACCGAATAGTCGATGGCTGCTACATCGGAATCAGACCGCTCTTGAACGCTCAACACCTGTTGCGGCTCATCAATCGTATTGCTGGACGGAAGCGGTGTGACAAAATCCAGTGAATCGGGAGACTTATAGATACCGTCGATTCGAAACAGATGCTGGATGTACCGTTTCACAGCCTCGCTGTACATCAAATCCCCGTTTTTCTGATCATCCTCGTCCGGACTTCCCATAATTAAATTGGCTTCGGTGACTCCCCAGCTGATGTCATACAGGTCGGGAGCTTCTGACGCGACATACGGATTTCGATTCAGCGTCCTGCACACCAGTCCGAATGTGACCGGATCTACCCAGAACATATTGGAATTCAAAAGACCGATTGCCGCGTTCAGCCGATTGACCAAGGGCATTCCGACTTTTGGATTTCTGCTGATCAGCAACTCACGTACGGTCTCCGTATCATAGTCAAGCAGTTCGCTTCCTACAATATCATACGCATAGATCAGAAGGGGCGTAGCGAACGCCCCTTTATTGTGCAGAATAGAATCAGACGGCATTTGCGAATCTTTCGATGAATTCACATTTCAAAGGTTCCGGCATACTGCCGATCACAGATGCCGCCTCTTCTACGGTGGCATATTCTTTTAGTACGACACCGCAGGAACTTGCCCATTTGGAGATCTGTTCCATCAGGTTGGAGTTCATAAACACTCCTGACTTTACAGAGCGCTTGGAATCCAGCGCAACCGGCGTGTTTGCTTTCTTCCGAAGGAACTCTTCGTTGGACAGAAACACGGCCTCTTCCGCCGGAAGCATGCCTTCATATGCGAGCTTATGAATCAGTCCGCAACCCTGATCAAAGGTATCGATCGCATCCACCATCGCGTCTGCAAACAACGTACCCTGATCTGTAAGGTCTTCACACATGTTGGACAGTTTATGCAGTGCATCCACTTCCTTATCCATGTGGCGAATCGCAGCATACTGAATCCGCTTACGAATTTCAGACCGGCATCGATCGCTGTCCGGATGCGCCATTCCGGCCATCTTTTCCAGCCGATTCTCTTTTCCGTCCGCCGTGTATCCGTACTGATCCGCGATTCGAACCAGCTCTCGTGCGCATTCACGGCAGAATTCAGCCGGATAAGAGGCTCGCTTCTGCATCAGTGTATTGACTGCGTCGTGAAACGACGGCTCATCATAAATAACAAACTCCGCGCTGCAGCCTGCTTTTTTCACAAGGCAGTGCTCAGCGGCTACGTCTTTCAGTTGAAAATCCTGATTTGTGATTCCGAACAACTTACAGGCTTCCTGCACTTTGTCGTATGCGGTTTTCGAGATCGCCCGTCCTTCGATCGACGCTTTCTTCATCAGAGCTGCGGACACCCAGGCTGCAGCTTGATTATCGATCCGATAACCAGAAACAGTCAATGCGTCCGCACCCTGTGGATTCAGCGAGTCCGCACTTGCGTGCTGTACATACGGGGGTACATTAAAGATTACATCGAGTTCCATTCGCTGAGCTACCTATCGTTCCTGTTCACAATTCCTACGAATTTTCCCCTTCCACTGAGACTCTGCAGAGCCTCTTCAGAAGCTCTTCCCTGCAGCGCAGGTGTAAATTCTGAGGCCCGCTTGTATATTGTAAAAATAATGCAATTCACCGAAAGTGTCAAATAGTAGGAGAAAAATGTATATGAATAAACCAATTCAGCGTATCGAAGGTGCCAGTATTCGCAAAAAATTGCGAGATTCAGGGAAACCGGGTGGTGAAGAACGTTTATGCTGCGGAGGGAGAAGACAGTTCAACAGAAACTACGAAGCACAACTGAAACTACTTGGAATGCACGGCAGCTTCATTGTACAGGAACGCGGTATTATCGTCGCAAAGGTTCATATCCCATAAAAATAAAGAGGCGGGAACATCCCGCCTCTTTATTCTACTTCTGTTGACCCAGAATGTTTTTCAAATTACTTTGCTGCTCCCGTGTCAGATTCTTTTCCCAGCCAAATCCCAGCACACGTTCGAATTGTTTCGGATCGTCCAGTATAAATTCCGGACCGTCGATCACAGACAACGCTCCTTCCGGGAGTTCATCACCGTGCTTTTTCAGATAAGCCTCCGCTTCCAGGACCGCAGCGCGAGCTTCTTTGTATACATCACGCAAAACACTTCCGCCACGTCCGTCGCCGAAATACTGGGGATATTTGGCGGCAGCTTCCATAATCGTCAGAAAATTGATTCGAAACCGGGACACAGACATCAGTGTCGTATGCACCCAATGATCCGCTACGACTTTGCTGAATGCTTCGGGATCCGTCATTTCAACTTCAATACCGACCAGCTGCCTGGCATATTCAACTGCGGCGTCATAGGCTTTTTTCTCATCCGCAATCAGCAGAATCATTCCTTGTACTGCTTTAATCGCTTGCAGCGACGGAAAGTGCTGCTGCATTTTCGAATCCAGATACTCGACCTTCCGATTCGCCAGATACTGCATTTGATCCAATGGCGTCATACCTGCGAGCTTCTCCCGCTCCTCAATCTCTTTCAGCGTTTTTGCGTTGGCAGCGGTATCGCTCATACGCAGCAGATCTTTCACTGCCTGCGTCTTTTTCCTCCGCTCCTCCAATTCTGCCGCTTTTTTTTGCTCTACATCTGTCATGCGTGATTCCTTTCTTATTCTCCTGTTAACAGGTTGTATTCCACACTGTCCATATCATATTTGCTGGTATCGATCGCAAACACCGGATACTGATTTGCAACGTCGCACATTGCGACAAATCCGATGTTCACAGCATGCGCTCCGTCATCTGGGAAACTCGGAGACTTTGCCAATAAATATACATCACTTCCCTTCGCCAATTCCTGTTTTTGTTCCACAATTGCGAGAAAATCTCGCTGAGGAGCAGACTTATCCAGCGCATCGAACATCGGAAGCGTGATTTTCCGGTACTGTATCGCCATCATTGTCATCAGGAGCGATTTCGTTTTATCGACGCTGTACGACCTGCGAATCCCAGTATCTACGTATGTCACCATATTTGCAGTCGGTTTATAAGAATAACTGATCGGATAGACCCGTGTCGCCCATTCTGCATGGCTGCCGATCAGCAGCGCTTCCCGCATCCAGCCGGCCCCGGTAAAGTCATGCGCAATCAAGTCTGCTCGCACCTGTTGAGCGACCTGTACGACGGTGTCGGATTCAATCTTCGGATGTGTTCCCTGCGGAAGCCGCTTCATATATAACACATCAGTCTGTCCAGAATAAAACCGTCGACCCAGCACCGCGATCACTGTCGTACTGGTACCGTTCCCACCACCGGTCCAGTCCACACCGACCACGATCATATCATAATTTTCCCGCTCCTGTATAGCGGTCTCCAATGTATTCGGCAATTGATTCCGCGCATCCAACAGATCTTTCAATGTCAGAATACGAGTCGCGGTATCATCCGGAACACCGAGCACTTCGTTCAGGAACACGGTCTTATTCAATTCCCGGCGCTTTCGCATCACGTCCCGCCATTTGTCTTCCCTCTCGCAGTGAAACGGGAAGACAATCTGCGGGATATGATATCCTACATGTTCCTCGATTCGGGAAGGATACGCATGGACAAAAAAACCAGTGCGCGTCGCCAGCGTTCCGGAACAGTACGCGCAGCTGAGTCCGGTAGACCGCATCATCTTAAACAGCTCCATCTGCGGAGCTGCAATGTTGTATTTTCCGCAGTGATGGCAGCGAATACACCAGTGACCCTGAGAGCTCCGTTCAAAACTGGCCGCCAGCGTACCATCCAGTGTTTTCGCGGTACCCAGGTACGTCATAATACCGTAATCAGACGCAGAACAACACTCTTCGAGCACCGGAATAAAATCGTTGTTAATATCCTGACAGTTATAGCTGCAAAGACCGTTCGCCAGGATAAAATTATGAGTTCCGACAACCTCGATGTCGTATACCGGTCGTTCTCCGACGTACTCGATCGAAACAATCGGATCGTATTGGTATGTTGCAGGAACAGCGGTCAACAGCTCTTCATTGCCCGAAATCTCGCATTCCGTGCATTCTGATACGCACGAGATTTCTTCAGATGCTCTGCATATCGCACAGGATCCGCTTTGAGCGCTTCCATCCACTTCCGATACCGTTCTCTCTTGGCAGCAGCATCCCTGGCCTTTTTCGCAGCGAGCTCTTCCGGTGTCAGTTTCGCCAGCCGACGTTGTTCGGCCAACCGATCGCGTTCCAGCTTCCGCTGATGCAGTACAGGATCTGCATTGATTTTGGCACGGTACTTTCTCTGTTTTTCCGCTTTCGCCGGATCGTTCTTCCATTGTTCCCGCGCAGCAGCATTCGCAAGTTCTCTCCGATGCGCATACCGCTCCGGATCCGCTTTCACAGCCTGATAATGCCGCGCGCATTCCAATTTTCTCTGCAGCTTGTACTCCGGATCGTCCCTGTGCTCCAACCGCCACTGACGACGCTTCTCGTTGAGTCTTTCTGCGTTCTTTCTCTTCCACTCCGTACTGTACCGATTCAGCTCCGCTTTCTTCTCTGCCGGCAGTGCAGCATACGAAGCTCGTGCAAGCGCATTGATACGATCCCGATGCGCAACTTTGTACTGACGGCTCTTTTCGCGTCGATAGTCCCGCGTACGATCCAGATACATCTGATGCATCGTCTGACGTCGAATCTCCGCACACTGCGGAGAGCAGCACTGATGCCGTCCTTGTATGATCAGTTCCCCGCACACAGCACATGGACGTGTCGCAAGATCGATCTTGTACTTCATGCTCTCCGGTACATACGGTTTGATCAGATCGACCAACCGCAGATATCCGCGTACCGTCAGGCTGAGAATCCTTGCTGTTTTTCCGGTCGACGAATGTTTCACTGTAATCACAGTCGAATCGACGTCCCACTCCTCCTTCAACCAGATTCGCAGCCGATCCACATCCTCCAGTACAAAGCCGTTCGTCGAAATCGACGCACCCGAATTCTGTCCGGTCGGTCTGGATCCGTCGTCCATGAACCACCAAGCCAGCGCGATCGGATGCGTGATCGAATATAGAAACTCCCATGTGATCCGTTTCGGACCTTTGAGATCCGGATACATCATATCGCGCAACAAGCGAAACGTTGCCGTAGACTTCAGGTGAAAGGACGCCCAGTAATTTCCGAATCCTGGATTCTCCTTCTTTTGCGGTTCGCATCCAGCGTGCTCTTGTAACAGCTTGTACTTGTGAGAAACGTACTCGTGCTGTTTCCAGCTGTGATTCCACCGAATTCCAACAACGTTGACGTTTTCTTTGCCCCTGAATGCACCGTCCCCCATGAGCGATCCCATGATCGCATTCAGTTGCAGCGTGTCTACGTGGTCGTACATCGCTTGTGTTTCCAGTTGTTGGTGCTTGATCTCGAATCGCTGTCTGTCTGTCATATAAATACTCCACAATCTCGGAAAGACGCATCTTTCCATGTTCTGTCGGGAGTAGATGATCTACCGTACATGTAACAGATCTTCCCGACATTGTTGTAATACGGTAGCAAGGTTTGATGCCATGAAACAAAGCATCTCTTGCTGCTACGCTGTATAACATAACACCATCGTTGAAAGATTGCAAGTAGTCTCCAGCTTTTATTTCAAAAAATTTTTTAGTAAGCTCACCGTCTTCACTAATCACATTAATTAAAGTATTCGCTTCACACGACTCATCTAACAGAAGTGAGGATACCCCACTCGCACCACGGACAGAATCGGGGCTAGTGTAGCTGTTCACTAGCATTAAGAAGTTTCCGTTGCGAAACGTCTTCATATCCATGGAATCGTTTCCGCGCCGATCAATCAGCTCGTCTCGAATGATACAGCCCTTTAGCAGTGGATTGAGAATCTGAGCATGGAATCGTTTTTTCTGTTCAAAGCGCGGCTCTACGATGAGTGTGTTCATTCCGGCCATCATACCGGTCATCAGAATACTGCGTTGCGCAACAGACCATGACTTTGCGACCTGCCGTCCGCACATGATTGTCGTTTGTTTCGGAGTACGAAGTTTAAAAAATGGTAATAACTGTATACGCTCATCCAATGTCAGGTGTTTTCCCGCCATTTTAAACAGCGCGATCAGCGGAGCAAAATTATCGATCTTTCCGCTCCTGATATCTGCGATAATCATATCCGCATACGCTTTTCCGTCCATATCAACTCCATTTCGTTCTGTTGTCTGCCCATTATAAAATAACATGGGTTCAAGGCGACGCAATCCGCTTTTTGCGCGAAAAACTGCTTAAAAACGCTTGTTTTTGCGGCATAATACATAGAGGTATGTGTACCTCTGAAAAATTTAAACAAAAGGAGCTATTCTTATGGAAAA